TTCTCTATACTAGCCGCATACGCCTCAGCGGCTTTCTCCGCGTGGGGATCAGTATCGAGCCTCAGTACTAAGTAAACTGCCTCCGGGTCCACCTCGCTTCCATCTGCTTTTGCGATTATGTACTTCTTAAACAAACCTGCCATCGCTCACCTCCGAGGGCTTTGTAATACCATTCTATAAAGCCAACCGGAACAATATTCCACTAATGCCGTTACACCATAAGCCCAGACGCATATCAAACAGAGGACGAACACTCACTCACCTCTTAGGGCTATGGCCCTACAATGCGGACTCCATCAACCGTCCACTCAATAGCATCATCGAAACTTATTTGATAACCTATCTCTTTCTCGATAGTCCAATCCTCGGATCACTCCTCTTTGTCCACCATGATTACAACGCTTATTTGCACAATTAAATTGACCTGCTCTTTCATCACTCACCTCCGCTCAATTGCAAATAAAGCCCAATGGCTGATCCAATGATGAAGAAGACACTACCCAACAAATATGAGCCGAACATTACTACTGTTAGGTTCACTTGTTTAGCTCCTACGGTCTTCATCCATATAGCTCTTTTTGTAGTTGTCCTAAATCATTGGCATTAAATTTGCCGTTAGGATCTTCAATTTCGGTATTGATGGCAGCTTGCATTTTCTCAAGCACAATATCATATACGCCCTTCTCTTTCAAGCTCTGGCTCGATACTCGAACCGGCCCCTTCTTGAATAATTTCGCCATATTTCACCTCATGCCATACTTTATAAATGATCTCAGCGCATTGTCGACAACACGTTCTTGTTTCGAAGACGCCTGTTGTACCCATTGGTCTAGGGGGTAATCGATCGGTCCATACAGCCCAAGAATTGCGATCACATAGAGGATTAGCGCACGGCCTTGAGCGCGAGCCTTTGGGCCAATAATATTTAAGTTGATTCATTTGTTTGAATTCCTTTATTACCAAATTGTTTTAATTCTTTCAATGATGGCGTTATCTACAATGTCTAAGAATATCTCAGTGGCCTCTTTTGGATCTGGCATACAAAGCGCAGATGGGTAATCGAAATTGCAAACCTCGCACCAAATGAATGAGTTATATTCGCTCCAATGAAGGCGCTCGTCATAATGTTGCCCATCTTCTGACATCATAGGGTATTCGCAGATTGGGCAATGGTAGCCTAATTCACAGGGTTGATCCAGTATGATCGCACCCGTCCTACGAAGACCCATGAGACGCGCAGCGCGTTTGTTTTTGGAATGGTCCATTTAATCAATCTCCAAAGCATACTCGTCCCGGAATCTTGGTAGAAGCGCATGATCATGCGAGACGTGCTTTACGAACTCATCTACGCCAACGCGGGACCATACTCTATAAGCTTCTACCTCGCTTGGAAAACCCTTAGCCAAACGAGCCGTGTTTTTAGTATCGGCCATCATGATAGCTTGGAACAGAGCAGTATAGAAGTCTCCGCTTTGTCTATATTGATATTCAAGATATTTATTAAATCCGTTAGTCATCACTCACCTCCGATGGCTTCAAAATTATTTAGCCAGTTATACAGATAATTATCGGCAATCGCCCCCATTGTTGCGCCGCACTTTATGACTGCAATCAACGTCTCATTCTCAGCTTCGAGTTGCTTGGCATATTGAGCAATGTCGGCAAGGATATTGGCGCTTGATAACACCGCTCCTCTTGGCTTTTTTTCGGCGGACTCAATTGTAAGCTTGTACTTTTCAAGTGGGGTGGTCATTTCTCGTCCCTTATCACGGTACTTTTAAGTCTCTTCAGTTTTAGAACACTAAAGTATTCAATAGCCAGACCGCTCGCCTGATCATAATCTTCATCTGTTCTGGCGGTGCGTGCGGCCACTATAAATGCTGTCTCTGCCTCGTTTGCTCGCTTCTCTAAATCAATCATTTGACTCTGTCTTTCCACTCTATTCCATCATGGGGGATCGGCATAAAACCTGGATATTCTTTATCCAATCTTGCTAAGATACGTGCGGCTTGCGCTTGGGCAGACATGAATTGCTCACTCTCCAAAGGATGATCAAATACGATTTTATGAATAGGAAGAACGCACGCCTTGCTACATAGCTCTATAAGCTCTAATATCTCTTGAATGGTTAGCTCTAGTGTCTTTCCGCCTTTGCGTCTAGGTCATCCAGGAACTTGTTATATCGGTGTGTCCAGGTAACGCACATAGCCATACACATTGGAATACCTATCCAATATCCAAACCACGAGGCGACGGCAAGCATGTCTAAAAATGTATAATCGTTCATGATGATTCCTTGCCTATTTCAATTGTCGGCCTAATCAATGTGTTGTGGATTTCACTAACTGGAAGGTCCATCAGAGTTTTAGCAATAGCATGAGCACTATGTTTCATGTTTGTATCTGCTCGGGCTAAGCTTACTTGATCATTATAGAGTGCCCATAACAATCTAGAACCCTCTTTGTTGTCCCCGCACTTATCAATCTTGTATGCTAGTGCTAGATGGAACGCAAGCACAAAGATTGTGTTACGCGTCTTAATTGGATTGTTTGCGATCATGGTGTCTCCTTCATATGACACAAGCATACCGTAGAAGGAACAGTACGTCAAGTTACCTTGGTACCATATGTTTTTTAGGCATTTCATCATAAGTTTGACCTTCAAGCAGTCGGCCACCCCAGGCACCATCAATCTTTGACCTACCTCCAAATTGTTTATAGAAGAAAGAAACATGTGCTTCTGCACACTCATCGCGCAGATCCGTAATCCATCTTATTTTAGGAAGCCGGATATTGTAGCGTCGGTCCATTCGATTGCGCTGGTTTTAGCCATCGTCTAGCTCATTGATCCAGTCCCATATATTCTCGCCAAAAACAGCTATCATCGCCGCCTCATAAACCCAACAACAGATGTCTTTTACGCCGCGCCCTTCTTTCATCAAGTGATCTATCTGTTCATTACAAGAATTGATTACACTTGACCAATCTTTTTCGGCAAGCTCTTTTGGTTTATTGGCCAGCCTATTGGCTTGTTCGCGACGTTCAATCTCTTCTTCTAATTGTTCTCTTGTGTATTTGTAAAGGCCTTTTGGCATTATAATTTCTCCATCGATTAAAGCAACTATACCAAAAAAGGAACAAGGCGTCAAGGGAACATTTAGGCTCAATACCATATGACTTTAACAACCTGATGACACCCCATTTGCGCGAAGTCCTAAATAATAGTAGAATAGGTCAGCGGAGGTAAAAATGTCCAAGTCAAGAGCATTAATTACGGGGTGTACTGGACAAGACGGTTCGTATCTGGCCGAGTTTTTATTAAAGAAGGGCTACAAGGTTTATGGGATGGAGCGCCGACATTCAACGGCACATCAAGAAAACATAAAAGGCATAATAGATCACCCGAATTTTGAGACAATATACGGTGATATGACTGACGCTGTTTCGCTTTCTATGGTGCTAATTGCAACGCAGCCCGAAGAAATCTATAATCTCGCTGCGCAGTCATTTGTTCATCTGTCCTGGACTCAACCATGGCTTACTAACCAGGTGAATTATCTGGGCTTCATAAATCTATTAGAGGCTATGAAGAAACAAGTCCCCGACTCCAAGATTTATCAGGCGTCCTCGTCTGAGATGTTTGGCAATCAGCCGGCACCGCAGGATGAGGAAACTCAGATGACGCCCAGATCCCCATATGGTGTTTCTAAGTTGGCCAGTCACAGGATAGCGCGTGTTTATCGAGAAAGCTTTGATATGTTCATCGCGTGCGGGATCTGTTTTAATCATGAGTGCATATCAGCAAAAACACCGTTGCTTGTTCGCCTTGATGGGGAAATAGATGTTTTATCTGCGTCAGAAATTGCACCATATTCGGAAAAAAGAAAGGGCAAATCGAGCATAGGCTTTTCTGTAAATGGGAAAGAAGTCTGGGATGGCCTAAAGTGGGCAAAAATAAAGGCAATAACAGCGACGCATAGAAAAGAATCAGATTTCAATCATAGGATAATTCGTATTCAAACTCGATCTGGCGTCATTGAAACTACGGCACATCACAACATGATTACAAAAGAAGGCATCATAAAAAGGTCAGACAAGTGTCGGGTTGGCGAAGAAATGATGGTATCATCCTCTTGGCCCGAAGCGCCATCACTTACAATTGCATCAGATGAGATGGCCGAATTTCTAGGACTGATGGTAGCAGACGGTTATGTTGCAAAGGATGGTAGCGGTGCTAAGTATACAAAAAATGACAATGAAATGCGTAGCCAACTTAGCTCTTTATGGTCCAGACTATTCGTGGGGAAGACAAGAGAATGGGGTGGCACATCGGGCTTTGGAGACAGTCGGGTTTGTCAACTAAGCCTCCACGGAAATGTTCCAGCTAACAAGTATATACGTTCCCAGATTTATGATAAAGAAGGCTTTAAAATAGTGCCTAGATTGATCTTGAATGCCAGTGAAAGAATTCAAAAGATATTTTTTAATGCCTATTATAGAGGGGACGGTACGAAAGCGGGAAATATGGAGTGTATAACAACGAATAGTCCAAAGCTAATGCTTGGACTATTATATCTGGCGAGACGCATTGCATCTATATATTTTGATAGAACTATTGCAGATAAGCCGTTTTATAGAGCCAATTTACTCAAAGATCCAAGTCACCCACGGGTAAAGGAACGTGGCGAAATATTAAATATTGACGACGGTGAAGATTGCAACTGGGTTTTTGATTTGGAGACCGACAGTTCTCAATTTATGGCTGGCATAGGAACGGTTATAATAAAAAATAGCCCTCGCCGTGGTATTGAGTTTGTCACTCGCAAGATCGCCCGTGCGGCTGCTCAATTCGCAAAGGGAATAAGGACTGCCGATAAGCCATTGAGCCTTGGCAATATTGAAGCCTATCGGGACTGGGGTTATGCGCCCGACTATGTAGAGGCAATGTGGCTCATGCTTCAACAGGATCATCCCAACGATTATGTGTTGGCCACTGGTGAAAAACACAGCGTAGGTGAATTCTTAGATGCGGCGTTTGAACAGGTTGATGTGCGTATTCCAGGCCATGTGTGTATCGGTGAAGCAGAACACATGAGGCCCGCAGAGGTACATGACCTATTGGGCGACGCATCAAAGGCCAAAGGCAAATTGGGCTGGCAACCCAAAACCAGTTTCAAGCAGCTTGTCGAGATCATGGTCAACGCGGAGTTGGAGAAGTGAAATTTGCTAACTGTACCGAAATCATGTATACTAAATGGCAGAAAGATAGTCGGCGTCACAGTCGACTGATTACGATAGAAATGCAGATAAAAAATAGAAAGAAAGGAGGTACCAGATAATGTTCGTCAAGCTAGTTCGCTCAGCAAATCCCCCCGATGTGTGCTTACTCGAATGTGTATCAGCAAGAATAATAGTTCGTATTCTTGAACATGACGAGGAGACTGCGTCAGACTGGGTAGACTGGGACCGTCACGAAGTAACAGGTTCCGCCGACCCACCTTACATACCCTTTGGTTTACCGGAACGTGTGGCAAAGGGGACAAAAGTCGTTAAGGTCAAATTGGAAGGGCCTAACGTCGTCTCCAGTACAGTTATGGCTAACAATGTTGATGTTTACCTGATGACCGATGACGGGAAAACTATCGATAAGTGTTAGCCAGTAATTGATTAGCCGACTGTCTTTCTAAGGAGGTAGATGCGAATGGATGAGATAATAGAAAAAAACAATAAGGAATCAATGCCAAATGAGCTTGCGGAATACAATAAAATAGCATCGATTATTGAGGGCGCAGAGCCACATGAGCGAGCAGATATTGATGCTAAGCTGTCAGTGATTGCGAAGATTGCCAAGAAAGTTGGGGCCGATAAAGAAAAACAGGACAAGATTGCAAAGGAAAGAATACGCAATCTTGTACTGATGGGCAATGATTTAGATTGGCTGAGAGAGCAGGGGGTTATAGTAGAAGGCAGACCAAAAACTAGTACCCAGCGTACTAGTTTATCAGATATAGCCCCCAAGAAATTACAAGTATGGGCTGACGAACTCAATGATTGGCCAGACGAAGATCTTAATCAATATATAGCCAAGTTGATGGCTAGCGAGACAAACGATCTCACTGTGAAGGGGGCATACAGAGAGGCTCGCCGATTTCGACTCGATAAAATGCGCAAAGAGGTGGAACTAGAGCCGTATAATCTTGGCAATGACGTGAAGTTATTCAACGACGATTTCCGAAATGTTTTGCCACAATTAGAGAATGGCATCAGTCCGCTTGTATTTACAGATCCGCCATATGGTAAAGATTTTATTTCCCTATATGGCGACTTGGCAGAATTGGCCGTGCCATTACTAAGCGATGGAGGTAGCGTAATGGCATATGCGGGACACTATGCCATGTTTTCAATTTTGAATCGAATGCGGGAACACTTGCGATTTTGGTGGTTACTGGCCATAAAGCATACGGGCGGGGCCAGAAGATTTCAGGGCAAAGATGTGCGCATACACTGGAAACCTGTTGTTTGGTTTGTAAAAGGCACGCGCGGCACCAATGATTTCGTTGACGATTTGGTGGTTTCAACACCGCCAGATAAGGAATTACAGGAATGGGAACAAAGCACAACTGAAGCAGAGTATTACATTAAGATACTAAGTAATCCTGGGGATTGGATTGTTGATCCCATGATGGGTTCTGGCACAACGGGAGTAGCGGCACTCAAACTAGGGCGCAGATTTATTGGGATTGAGATTGACGAGCAACGATTTACTGTTGCGCATAATAGAATAGGCAAATGGCTAAACCAAGGGTAGATTGGGAACCACATTCGGAATTACAAAAGGACATCAAAGAATTTTGCGAGAGCGTAGGATTTCTTGTTGGCGAAATGACCTATCATGAATCTCTACCTAAAGAGGTAATTGATAGACTGCGAAGAGTTTACACTTTGCAATCTCTTATTGTTAGAACTAGATCTGACATTGTTGCGGTTCATAAAGAAATTCAATTAGCAATTGACTTGGAACCGAAAACCCATATGAGTAGGGACAAACACGATATAACGATTGAGGCACTGCCGCTGATAATGCATATCCGAGAGGGAGGGCAGTGTTTGTATTGCTACCGAGATCCCTTTGACCGACTAAGCGATGCAGGATGGTGGACAAATAATATGCCAATGCCCAGAGTACTGTTAATGCCAAAGAGATATGTTGATATGGGCAAGCCAGTCGTCGAATGGTTTGATGATTCATCGCAAGAGTTATTTTCAGATACACCCGTCGTTTTGATGGACCGCAATTTTCCTGACGGCTCAAATGACCCCTTCTATATCATAGACGAAGAAGATAAGAAAAAGATGTCGGATTGGAAGAGTCTGATCTCAGCCAAAATGAAGAACACAGATTGGCGTAATAAATGCTCGGCTGGCTTGTAACTGGCTTTTGGTGGCTTATCTATACGATACATACCATAAAGCATCGTAAGCGGAACACGATCAGCGGGCAGTGGTGGATCTGGCGCGAGCATGACAGAATAAGCGCATGGATAATCTGGCTGTTTATTACATGGCACTTCATGGTTAGGGGGCCTGAGGATAAAATACGCAAAAGGAGTATGGGATCATGGACGCAAAACCAATAAGATATACTGGAGTTAGGGTTACTTGGCGCGATTCAATTATCTTGGAGTTTCAATGGAGATCGGTCAATTTTTATAAGGATAGGGCCAAAGAGCTTGGAGCAATAGAACACTCAACCGTTGGCTACCTAGTTGATGAAAATGATGACTATGTGCTTGTTTCGCTTTGTATGAGACCTGATGGAGCAATGATGGAGGCAATTACTATTCCAAGGCTCGCAATCATCGAAATGGTAGAGCTTGAAATAGGAAGGAAAAGAGAATGGTCAGGAAAAAATGAAACTAATTGAGAGATTAGGCAAGCTATGGCACATCGCTGAGGATAATAAAATGACATCCAAACCAGAGTTTACTTTATCGGAAGCTGCAAAAGAGAGAATTCGCAAGCGAGGCGAAGAATTAAGGCATCGATATGACTGGTGGCACCACATGAATCCCATCAGGCGTTTCCTGCTACGTTGTGCTAGGCTGTTTATCAAGTATAATGGACAGACACAAGCCGAGGACACACAATGCTTCATCGATTGCGATTGTGGCAATAATATGTCGATCGGTGACGGGTGGATTACTTGGTGTCCATATTGTGGGCGAGGCTACAGCACAGACTTTGTTGTTTATTGCTACCCGCCTACATTGAAGTGGAAACCAGAGCGCCCCGAAATTGCCAAGCAGGGTGCGCAGATGAATATGCAGGAACATAGCGAAAATAACTAAAACTAATATGCCCAAGGTAAAAGTCTTCCCAACGCCGGCACAGGCGAAGATCCTGCAAGCCCTGCACGATTACGAGGGTCTTCATATTGTCTATTTTCCACATGACACAGGTCGAAGTTACGCCGAATGGGGCTGCGATGGTGGTTGGCGGGCCGAGGCGCAAGCAACCAAGAAGTATGGCAAGCCTAGGGCCAGCACTATCCGTAAAATGTTTAGAGAAGGCTGGCTTGGTCACAAGAGCGAGGATCAAAGGTTCGAGCTTTGGCTTACAGACATAGGCGAGGAAGTACGCGCTCAGCTTACCCCAGAGCATTTCTACAGCCAAACCAAGGGAATGGCCACATGGCAGGTAATCGATGCGCTCAAGAGGCGTCACCAGCAACCAGAGTGGATATTTGTTGAAGAATTGCGTCTTGGCACAGGTTACGGTAGAATGAACATACCAGGTCACTCTAAGGCAGTTACACACGAGCAACGTATTGATGCATTTGTTTTGAATTGCTATCCATCTCGAAAGAACGAACGATGGGCATACGAGATCAAGGTCTCGCGGGGAGATTTTATACACGAGTTGAAGCAACCCGACAAACGAGTAGGCGCGATGCATATAAGTAATCGCTTTTACTTTGCCGCACCTGAGGGGTTGATCAAGACTGAAGAGCTACCCGACATGTGCGGATTAATGGAAGTACGCGGCGACACAACCCGAATTGTCGTAAAGGCACCCTGGCGGGAGTCTTGCGATCCATACTGGCCCTTAGTCGCGGCAATTGGCCGGTCATTGTTAAAATGAATCGAAATGACCGTAGTACCAACACAATATGATTTTATTGAACCCATCGATCTCCTAGACGCCGAGAACAGGCAGATTTTACTCATTGAGCAGATCCAGGATATCGAGATGCAGCTTAGCGATGTCGCAAAGATCGACAAGGATACTGGACAGCTTTTACCTAAGCCGGCATATGAAAGTTGGAGGCGAAGCGCGCGCTTTGCGCTCAAAATCAAAAAGGCCGAATATAGCTATTTGGGGCGATGGGTAAAGAGGCGTAAAGAAGAGTGGAGGGCAAAGTCTATTATGCACGCCATCGCTGACCCGTCGACGCCTGACGGTTTAATCATGGCAGCTTTTCGAATATTCAAGCGTAGTTTCCAGGACGGTATTTCGCCGTTTATCAGAACCGAAGATGAGCAGGCAGTTGTAGATGGTATGCGGGATTATCTTGAAGGTCGTGATTGTACGCCCATAATGCGTCTACGCGAGACGTTGAAAAAGGCGATGCCTTTGATCGTTGAATGCTGGAATGATCAGGAATTGCCAGAGGCAATAGGCGAGTTGAAGGAGCTATCTAGTGCTAGCAGTTGGGATAAGGGTCAATGATCGAACTATAGGTTGTATTGAAATTATACAGGTAGGGAAAATACGTCGCTCAGCCTCAAGGCTCTTAAGGAAGGTTATTTAGAGAACAAGGCGGTCAATGTGCCATTTGCGGTAGCTTGACGAAGGATGTTCTTTATCTAGATCATGATCATGAAACCGGAAAACTTCGTGGATTGCTTTGCCAAAAATGCAATAGCGGGTTGGGTATATTGGGGGATACGAAAGAGATTTTGGAGAGGGCTTTAAGATATGTCGAAAACGCAAAACAAAGAACCGACTTGCCCACATTGCGCAGTTAAAATTTCGGAGCATCCTGAGTCTCGCTGTTTAGATGCGTGGGAGGCTGAGGCCGTGATGGGGCTGGAAGTTTATATGTCGCACGAGGAATATTTGAAGTCTGGCTCTCCTCACGCACAATACTGGAATTCCGCTGTTCATTATCCCGCCTACTGGTGGAACGAGGGTTGGGCAATGTCTGTTGCCCCTTACTCCACCGACATCACCGCAGCGTGGCAGGTGGAGGAGAAGATAGAAGAACTCAAATTGAAAACAAGATATGTGCAAGCTCTGCTCTCAGGAATGTTAGTTATGGATATAGAAATAAACAGCGACGAGGAAACATGGTGGCTATTGGCACACGCCAGTCCTCTTGACCGTAGCCGAGCAGCGATAAAGGCCCATGGAGGCTAAAATGAAAAACTGCCTACTGTTTCACGACTGGGGCAAGTGGGAAAAGTATATGGACGAAAGCACTCACACTTATATTAACCCATTTATACCTGAAGATGTTAGAGGCAAGCCGTTTGTATCGAGAGAAGAGCGACAGAGGCGAGTATGTCAAAGGTGTGGCTGGACTCAAGATAGATTAGTAGGTGAAACATGAAAGTCTACGTAGCAGGTCCATATAGCAACGACGACACTGTACTTCATGTGCGTAATGCGCTAGACGTGGCAGATAAATTATTGAAGGCTGGCCATGCTCCATTTGTGCCACACCTTACTATGTTCTGGCACTTGATTCATCCTCACGGTTATGAAGAGTGGCTTGCCTATGATAGAATCTGGTTGCTTGAATGTGAAGCACTCCTAAGATTGCCAGGAGAATCGGACGGTTCAGATCGGGAAGTGATGGATGCCATAGGGGCAGGTATACCAGTTTATTATGGCAATAAGGGGCTTGATGAATTGATTTATTTAGGGGGCGATCAATGAGTGATAAGGAGGATTTGATTGAAGCTGGCTTACGAGCAATCGCTGTTGCAGCATCAGAAGATAGCAAAGATGAATGGGCAGAGAAGTATGGCACCAATTTTGAGAACGAAGCATTTGCAATGCACAGATATTGCTGGTGCGAAAAGGATGATTGCCCTTGGTGTTCGGGCGAAGCACCCAATTTCTTATACAAGCCGACCGGATTCAGACTTGATTGGTATAAATACATAGGTCGTGGAATGGAGCCGAGCGAATCGGTCTCGGCATTCGATGTTGTTGTCATGATATTTCGTTGCCTAGTGAGCATATACTACATGGAAAACGAAAACGTTGAAAGGGTTTGGAGATGCAAGAAGTGCGGGTATACGCACAGACTGGTCGAAGTTCCCATGAACAAGCTTCTTGATACATTGTGGACACACACGGGCTGCGGTGGCCATTGGGAGATCGTGGAAGAAGCCAAAGATGTTATGGAGCAAGGGACATTAAACGTAAACAAAGAATAGAATTTATTGTAGAGCTATTGTTTGCCAGCGCAGCACTTTTGATTCTTGGTTGTATGATTTATACGACAGTGAGGTAATAAAATGCAGTTCATTCCCGACGAAGAAGATGGCCCCTCGCTTGATGTACCTTATTTTGGCGAGGCAAGAGCAGAGGATGGTTGGCAAGGCCAGAGCACAAAGAGATCTTATAACACATTGAAATCAGATGTGACCAAGGCACTGGCCAGGATCGGCGGTATTGTACATGCCATTAAGCGGGGAACTTATGAAATAGGTGGTGTTGAGCGGGCCGGAGCGCAGATCCATTACAGTATTGAAGGCATAGGCTCTCAAGTGCACTATGGAAGGATTGATGTCGCCGCGTTGCCAGTTCATAAATCAAACAGAGGCGATTGGCGGAAAATATTAAGAAAGCGCCAAGAGCGATCGCTTTGTATGGCTCTTTATAATGTTATCCAGGCACTAAAAGCTCAATGGGTATTGAAACAATTGAATCCAGCTTATGTGCCATTGATGCCTTGGCTACTGGCAGACGATGAACGCACCATAAGCCAAGCCTATCTTGAAGCCGGCATAGGAAAAGCTCTTGCATTACCGGCACCGAGCGAGGCTGGCGAGACGGTGATCGGCGAATTCACGGAGGTCGAAGATGACTGAGATGAATGAAGGAGCGCGGCGCGTCAATGAACAACTTAGGCACCATGGCGAAAGACTGGATCGAGAGACTACTATCGAATTGTTGCGGGATATCCGAGACAGCTTGGAGCGTATAGAAGAAAATGGTGTTCGACTATATTATTTAAACGAAGCTGATCATGATTTAATTCGAGGGCTTCCGCCCTCAGATGAAGGCGAATTACTAGAGATGTACGATTCTCTTGAGCAAGAACCACTTCCAGATCCGCCTGATCCATCTCAAGCTATCAAGGGCGAATCTTAGCCAAACCACTATGACTTGCCAACTGTGATATAATTAGCACATGGAACCAAAAAATATTTCAAACCCACGAATACCTATGGCCAACGAGGAAGAGACGAAGGCATTTATTGCGCGCTTTTATCCTCACTTAGTCGAAGCTCCTCAAGTCAGAGCCTTGACAGTAAAGGATGCCCTAAAGGAACAGGCCAAAATCGCAAGTGGTGAACTCAAAGCCGAAGAGATGATGGCGAATGACATTATTGGTATCATGATTCAAGGTGGATTAACACCTGAAATTATGAGACTTCAATCTGGCGCGACGCCATGGCCCGGAACAACGGCTGAGGCTCAAGAGCAAGAACGGGCGCAAGTTACGCAAAAGTTAAGAGAAACTCAGGAAATCAACAAGAATCCAACCCCTAGCCTTCGCAATATGGTTAGGCGTCAGTTTGGATTACCCCCGAAGGAATAAACGATTACAATGCGGGGTCGACTGGAGTCTGGTTCCAGCTTAGCCTCATAAGCTAAATAACGCGGGTTCAAATCCCGCCCCCGCCACTATGCCAACTCTGCCACAAGCCCAGCCCCAGTCGCGATGAACCCCGTTGATTCTTACTGGGAAAAGGGCGTAGCGAACATGGGGCCAAGCTACGCAACTAAAAAAGGTACGAACTGACTTATAATAAAATGCCCAAATACATCATCGACGAAAAGGGTAGAGAGTGCAGTAGTTGTGGCGTTTATAAGCCATGGGTAGATGAAGACGGAGAGACAAATTTCCCTCGTCATCGCCATAGACCAACTGGCTACGATAGCCGATGTAAGGTATGCAAAAACGCAGAGATAAAAAAGCTCCGAAGCAGGGAGGGTTATTCTGGAAATCAAGCCGAGAATAGATGTTTGGACTGTGGAGCACCGGTTGATTTGCAAGGTGGCAGATATTGCAACTACTGTAGAACGAAGAAGCGGAGATTGTCGCAGGGAAATTGGTACTTGGTGATAAAAGATCCGTCAGAGTGCAACCCGTTCTTAGGTAGAATGATTGACGCACTTAGTTTGAGATATGGATTAAGAGACGGGCATTTTCCAGAGGGAATGCAGTTGAGACATATAGCATGGGGCAAACCGCTAGGGATGCATGTTATAAGAGGCAAAGAGCTAGGCAAGCAATCGTTGGAAACCGTGCTTCAATATGTAACTGAGTGATAAAGGCTGATCCGCCCATTACCGATTCGCGGGGAATTGGCTCAAAAATGGCTCAAATGGCTCAACCACAGCTAAAGCCTAAATGGAAGATTTAGAAAGGCAGGTGAATGATGATAATCAATATTGATCCAGATGACTATGTGACTGAAATTAGTCACAGTACATGTCCATTTCACAAGAAACATCCTGGGGAACCCTATGCTGGATGTAGCTGTTCTAGTAGTTATATTCGACGACGGGCAACACCAGAAGAGCGTCGGACAAATAAGATTCAACGATTGACGAAAGAACTTCCATCTTTACGGTCAACGCTAAAAGCTAAAGAACGGGAACTGGAAACCGCACAAAGAAAGGCAGGTGATGTGTAGTGTACCCGAAATATTATCCGGGATCAGTGCAAAAGCCGGGGGATGCGCATCCGGCATAAAACACGCAACGCAATTTTAGCGGGTTAGCCTAGTCTGGCTCAAGGCGCTTGCTTTGGAAGTAAGAGATCGCTGGTTCAAATCCAGCACCCGCTATTGGGCCTGATGGTTCGATTGGCGAGGAAAATGTAGCGGCTCCATGGAGCTACAGCGAATCGGTGTTTGTGCATACGCCATTCGCGGGTTCAATTCCCGCCAGGTCCACTTGCCAGGCGGACAAAATTCGGCTTTATGCCGTGTGATTGTAGGACTACGGTCCGCACAATCCTATATCCTCTGGCAAACTAGCGGCATACCCAACAGGGTTGAGTATAGGAAGAGGGTAGCCTCCAAGCATGTTAAGGACATACGGCTCTGCCCTGCGGGGCAGCAAACGGTGAGGACTATACCCAAGTCCGTTTCGACCTTTATCGGCCAGCATGCACCCGAAGTGCCGCTAGTGATTTACTGCCCATCTGACGCTTCGGCCTCGGATGGATTATGAGAAGCCCCTGCATCGAGGGAACACAAACAACATAGGGCGCACTATGGCCTGCCTGAGAATAATTGCGTCGCTTAGGAACTGACTAAAAGAAGATTGTGTTGAACGACCTAGACAAGGGCTTCTCTCTCATAAGAAAGGAGATCGAATGAACGGCTGTATTAATGCTTCGGCGGATCAAGTGGTCAGGGTAAATAAAACATGGTCAGACACCAATCTTACTAGGAATTTTGGTGGGGACGCGTCGTTTGGCCGGTTGAAATGTCGCAATTGTGGCAATCTTACCTTTGAGGTGCTAGATACTGGTAGTTATGAGACATCAGCTAGGTGCGTTATTTGTGGGTATTATTACAAAGTACATTGTGGATGAACGAAGACATATCATGCTATAATGCTACAAGAAGCCCCTGGATCGAGGGTAGGCCGCGGAGGCGGTGGAGGAAGTCGGCGTATACCCGTTACTGTCCTTAGCTGAAAAACTGCCCACCGGCAAAGTGGTCGAGCGACCTCACAGGGGCCTCTCAACCAAATAAATTGGCGATAAAACCAATTCCTTTGGTGACCAGGAGGATAATATGAGTTGGCAAACATGTCCGGTTTGTAACGGAACAGGCAAAGTTCCAAGAAGTTTCTATCCCGACTTGGGACCGCCAGGTTCATCTACTGCCGATAACTATGTGGAGTGTCGGTCGTGCTATGGGCGAGGTGTTTTGCAGAGTACTGTATATCCGCCATACACTCCTAAACCACCTTACGAGCCTCATCCAGTGTGGCCTTATGGTCCTTGGACGACATGGACATTTGGTAACACTTATATTGCGTGAATGTAGAAAATAAGCAAAGTTCTACAAAGAAGCAAGAAAGTTTTCACTGGCACTGAAAACTTTTACCTAAAACACCATCACTATATTGCTTGACCCGATGTTCCCTATACGGTATAATACAATCTAATTTGGAGGTTTATCATGATGCGAAAAGTGAAATACGCGTTGGCGTTTTTGGCGGGCTGTTGTTTTATATCTCTTGGGCCGAAGACAAGTAATAAGATCAAGTACGAAGGAGATTGATATGGCTACAGAAATCTATGGTGCATCCGACGATCTGATAGAAATTCGGGGCAACGTAAACGGTGAACATTGTCATGATGATGGTTTCTTGATCGTCTCTGACGGCACTGTATTAAAGATCAAATACGGCAAGGATGCGATGGCCATTTGGGAGATACGATTGATTGAGAAAGGCAATCTTTTCGCAACGATTGATCCCTGCTTTGACGAAAATGAGGCTCGCTATTCGGATACCGCCATGTTCGACGAAGGAGTCAAGTGGGTTTATTTTGCTAAAGAATTAAGTGGCCGAATCAAATAAAAAGGAGATTGAGATGAAACTAGTAAAGCCATTCAGTTCATTCGGAATGAGCTATAATTCGGTTTTTCAGTTCCTTCTCGAATCTAATAAGATTGAGAGAATAAACAAAGTCTCAGAACAAGAGATAACTGCGGCTCTACACTTTCTCAACCTGGAAGAACTGTCCATTGAGGACGTAGAAAAATTTGTGTCGATCACCGCACCCACTGCAGTCTTGCGAGACAAACTAGGTTCTGATGTGATGGTTGGCGATTACCTACCGCCTCGTGGTAACCCACGCATTCGACTTCTGCTTTCTACGCTGTTGGAGCAGATAAACACTGGAGAGCTAGATGCTTTTCACGCCCATATTCACTACGAGTACCTGCATCCTTTCACTGATGGCAATGGGCGATCGGGTAGACTGATTTGGTTGTGGCAGATGAAGGATGCTCCATTGGGTTTCCTGCATACATTCTATTATCAGACATTGCGTGAGAGAAGGTGGTCTACCTTATCTAGCCCTCGGAGGTGAGCGATGAAAGCAGTTGGTGATGCAGCATGGGGCATTCTGGTCGGAGCCTATCTTGGAGCGAGATGGATGTACTTAGAGAAATATGAGAATGTTTTATTTCTGTTGGGCGGCTCATTGGTAATCGTACTTATTGTTATTGGGTACAATTGGGGAAGATATTTCCATAAGAAAGCCCTCAGAGGTGATCGATGAATATGTTATTGTTCGGAGTGTTGATCGGTTATTTATGGGGCGGATTGATGTGTAGTAAATTCGGTAGGGTAGCAAGATATGAAGAAGCCCTAAAGGAAATTGCTGACTGGGAAAATTATGACTTAGGTGGTGATGTGCAGTATGGTGGTATACATCCTGCTAAAATTGCAGAAGACGCAATCATGGTTGGATAATTAATTCAATTTGGAGGATAATGATGGGTATGTTTGATAATTTCTATTTCCACTGCCAAAATTGCGGCGCTGTAATTGAAGAACAATCCAAGGCTGGGTCATGTAAAATGAATCACTATACCTTTCTTAATATGCATCCTGCCGTAGCCGGCGATCTGCATGGCAGAAAAGGTAAATGCATTAAATGTGGCTGGCATTATTTGATAGCATCCCAAGTTGCTATATCGGTAGTGCCGTGGGATGACTCCCTCGATCCTGCTCCAGAAGACGATCGTTGATATATGTAAACGAGTTTATGTTTTTCTACACTCAGATACATAAGGCGGTAGTCCAACTGGCTAGGACACTAGACTGTGGATCTGGGGATGCGGGTTCGAATCCCGTCCGCCTGACCTACGTACTATTTGACAGTACTATACCGTATATGGTACACTCTTGACATGAAAGAAAATACGAAGGATGCACTGGGTTTTTATGCTTTAATGATGGCGGCGATATTTGGCTTGCTTGTCATGATAGCTGGAATTATTGTGGCAATACTAAACTTTCTGGCTGTAAGCGGCTACTTGATCGCTGATGTCATCGGATAAAGGGCCGAGTAAATCTTTTTTTGGAGGCTGGCCCGAAGCCCCTTGGAAACGCAAGCGAAGTCGGAGGTTGCGCGACATCGCCAAGCGTTTTATAATTAAGCTACTTTCAATTAGGTTATTCAAATGACCTGGCATCCTGACATGCCCGAAGAATATAAGAATCAAATCGTCACTGGCGATGCGCGTGAGTTGGCAAAGCGGATACCAGACGAGAGTGTTGATTTGATTTTTACTGATCCGGTTTATGACAGGATTGATGATTATGAGTGGTTGGCAGAAACGGCATATAGAATATTGAAATCAAATAGTGCTTGTCTAATTTGGCAAGGACAGCAATGGCTTGAGAAGACTTATTTGGCGTTGTCTAAATCCTCCCTAAAATATAGGTGGCAGTTAGGTTGGTATGCTTCCAACAATATGCAGATGGTGGGAAAGATAGGGCGCAAGATTGCGCCCTTGCTGTGGTACGAAAAAGGACATAGCAATCCTTGGCGATGCTGTCGCGAAATTGTTAATGCGCCAATAACTAGCGGTAAACGACCCCACAAATGTGCAAAGCGCCCAGATGCAATTGCGCATTATTTAGAAAAATTCTTAATTGAAATCGGAGTGGTGTTCGACCCATTTTGCGGTGGCGGAACAATCCCCGCAGTATGCAAGCAACTATCCCGCAACTACATCGCATTCGAGATTGACCCCGACACTGCCGAGTTAGCCAGAGAGCGAGTGCTAAATACTCAGCCGCCGTTGTTCGTTATGGAGCCTGAGCAGTTGGAGTTGTCCGAATGAGCTTTATTTATAATCTTACTCAGGGCATTCGAAATATCATTTATTGGTTACCTGTTATATGGCGGGATCGTAATTGGGATTATTCATATTTTCTTGAGATCCTGAGGCACAAGCTTTATGCCATTCGTCTAGATATACCTAATTGGACCCGCGCGGAGAAGGAGAAAGACGAAGAGAATATTGAATACGTGATCTCATTAATTGACGCTGTAGTAAACGATGAATATGAGAAACAAGCGTTTGATAAGCACAGGCAGCACTGGGGCAGCCCCAAAGTGGTATTCGAATCAATTGACGATAAATTCAGCGAGATGACCTTTGTCTACCCAGAAGCATCCAGCCAAGCGGAAGCCGGAGAGCAACTAAGCAGGTTGCTCCGCGAGGCCATGCGCAAAAGGCAAGAAGCGATAAACATATTGTTCGGGATAATAAGAGACAGCTTCGAGACTTGGTGGATTTGATGTCATGGTATGAGATCATAGAGCAAGACATAATCCAGTGGCTTCAAAATTATGAGGGCGAGCGCTTCCACGCTATTCTGTCAGATCCGCCGTATGCGCTAATATCAGTTACAAAACGCTTTGGTAAAGAATGTTCCGCGCCTGCGCAAGAGGGCGCGGATGGTCGTTATAGCCGGCTGAGTGGTGGCTTCATGAACCAGGTTTGGGATTCGTTTGAAAGTTTGGAACATTATAGAGAGTGGGTAAAGACCTGGGCAAAGCTATTGATTGAAAAGGCACTGTATCCAGGGGCGGTTTGCTTATTTTTTGGCGGTTGTTATGATGAGGAAACAGAACTTCTAACTAAGAGAGGCTGGATTAAATTTGCAGACGTTATAAAAACCGATTATATTATGACTCTGAATCCAAAGACTGACAAAATAGAATATCACTTACCTATAGAGATAGTTAAACAACAATATAAAGGACCTATGTATCGATTATTAAATAATAAAGTTGATCTTTATGTCACGCATGATCATTGGGTTTATTCGGCACCATTCAACAGTAGGCATAAGAGTAAGCGTTTTTGCCTCCGCACTGCCAAGGAAATAGCGGGTAAACATGTTCACTTTAAAAAGGACGGTATCTGGCTTGGAAAAGATCAAAAACATTTCATTTTACCTAGTTGCAAAAAGCGACTTGGCGGACCAATATCGAGAGTAATCATTGAGCCAAGCAAGATGATTCCAATGAAAAAGTGGCTCAAGTTTTTCGGACTATGGATAGCCGAGGGTAGCGCATCAAAAATAAAAGCACCGTCTGGATATAGCTATAGAGCATCAATTGCGCACTTTGACATACAGAATTTGAACGAGATAAAAGATGAATTAGTACCTTGGTTCAACATGCGAATATATCCTAAGTATGGGAAGGCCAACATTTATGGCCGCCAAATTTATGAATACCTAAAGAATTTTGGACATGCGTCAGATAAATATATACCCGATTGGCTAAAAGAATTGACCCCTGAATTAATACGTTTATTTCTTGAATGGTATCGTAGGGGCGATGGAGATAAAAATAGGTTTAGACTATATACAAGTTCAACAAAGCTAGCAGACGGGCTTCAAGAATTGGCACTAAAAGCCGGATGGTCGGCAGATGTATATGTTAGAAACAAAAGGAAACCAAGCTATATAAACGGCAGACAAATAATTGCTCGCCACCCACAATTTGTTATCGCCATCAATGTAGTACAAAATCAACCGCACAAGAACCCACATAAAACAAAAATAGAAGAGTGGGTTGATTATGACGGTGATGTTTATTGTGTTGAAGTACCAAATCATATAATCTACGTAAGGCGAGGAGGAAAAGCTGTTTGGTGTGGAAATACTAGAACTTGGCATCATTTGGCACTTGGTTTGGAGCAGGGCGGTTTTGAAATTTTCGAAACATTAATGTGGTTGACGGGACAAGGATTCCCGAAAAGTTTTGATATAAGTAAGGGGATAGATCGAGCGGCTGGTAAAGAGCGTTCTGTGGTTAGAACAACCAAAAGTGGGGGATATAAGCGCATTATGATAACCAACGAGGAGGCTGGTTTTCGTCCAAAAGACTATTACCCAGAAGGCAATAAATTTACTTCAAATGATCCCATTACGCCAGAAGCCATACCGTGGCGCGGGTATGGCTCAGCCCTTAAACCGGCCTGGAATCCGATTCTCCTATGTCGTACCCCTAGGAAGGGTGCTACGTTCGCCTCGCTTGCTCTGGAGCATGGGAGCGGGTCGTTGAACATCGATGGAGGACGACTCGGCTATAAAAGCGATGTAGATAAAGCATCGGCGACACCACAAGGCAAGCCAACTGCCAAATCTGGCGCGTTAGCCGGTGGCATTCAGCACGGAGATGAACGAACGGAATTTGAGCGGCCAAATCTAAAGGGCCGCTGGCCGGCAAACCTTTTATTGTCCCACCATGAAGACTGTGTGAAAATTGGAACATTCGAAGTGCCGGCACGAGTTATAAACCGATGGCTAGATGGAATGAAGCCATTTGGTGATGGCGCAGGTGGCGAATATGAAAGCGTCCATCCTACAAGGAAAGGTGAAGCATCGGCAGACAGAACTTATGAAGATGAAGGCGGTACAGACTTTGCCATGAAGCCAGGCGCACGACGAGACAAAGAAATGGAAACCGTCGAGCGTTGGGCCTGTGTACCAGAATGTCCGATCAGGCAGTTGGATGACCAGGCGGGCGCAAATATGCACAGCGCGGGTGTTGCCAGAAAATCTATTCGTAAGGCCGATGCCACGGGGATGTTCAATCTCCCAGGCGACGGCCATAGATATGGCGACACCGGCGGTCCCGCGCGTTTCTTTTATTGCGGCAAAGCCAGCCGAGCCGAGAAGGACAAAGGGCTTGAGGAGTTCTATTGGAGGCGTACAGGCAAGGGCTTTGAAAGGGTCGACCAAGAAGTATGGGCAAAGCTAGAGCTACGCGAGCGGGCGCGGGGCTGCATTCATCCAACAGTAAAACCATTGGGCGTCTGCCGATATCTAGCAACCCTTATTCTACCGCCAAAGCAGGAAGATAGAACAAGGCGAATCCTTATTCCATTCTCTGGATCTGGCTCAGAAATTATCGCTGCCAGACAAGCGGGTTGGGATCTTGTGGTAGGCATTGAAATGAAATCGTTGTATAATGAGTTATCCCGTGCACGTATAAGTGCCAACATAGGGATGTTCTAATGACGGCAAGAATCGAAATTGACATGGACAAGAAATGTAAGCGGTGCAAGAAGAATCCTCCGACGCAAAACGGCTATTGTCTAGCTTGCATAACCAAGATGCTGAATGAAGGAAAGTTCGATCATATTTTAGATAGACATCTAGACAAAGCTCGGAATGAGCGATGAAAACCAAAATCTTGGTAGTCTAAGCGAGGTTGTTCTGATCTAGGAGTTGAATAGTGACAGAGAAACTCAGCAAAAGAATGATACGCTACGAGAGTAGAAGCAATCACTCAATACGAGACAGTCAGAGGTTTATTATCGTAGATACGGCTGAGTTTGCCGATTGGTTAAATATGGCGAAAAGACTCGAAATTTCGGAAGCCGATGCAGTAAGACGCATGAATAAAGCCGAATATGCCAAGGCAAATATGATGCTGGCGCAAGCCCTTGGAGGTGAACGGTGACACTGAGCGATGAAAAGAAGAAGGAGTTGAGACAACTTATTCTCGATAAAAGAAAAGAAGGTAAGGTTGTAGTAATGGGTATTGATTGCCCAATCTCTATGCCGCTAGATGACATTATAGATCAGCCCACAGACGGTTTATTGTACGACTTGAATAGACTCGAAGAAACGTCATTGACATTCCTGGACAATTTGAAATGGGTGAATGACTTTGCCGTTGCTCTCGTGATTAGAAAACTCAAGTCCAAACTCGACCAACTTAACGAAGAGAATAGGGCATTAGGACAGTTGATTGAAAATTTGAATAGCAAACTCCCAGAAGAAGAAAGAATGATTCATGAAAACTAAAAACTTATTAGTTCTAGTGAGGTTGTTCTAATGACATTGACAGATTTTGTAAAACACACGAAAGAGGATCTAAACAATTTCCAGGCGAATCTTTCAGAACTACCCGAAAGAAGCGAGTTTAGCAGGGCAAAATGGATGCAGTGGTTCCTTGATTGGCTCGAATGGAAGACCGAAATGCATGAAGAATATTGGGGTGAAGAGAAATAATGTCTGTATATCATACTCGATTTTGGAGAGGGGCAGAAATAGTAAGGACACCAAGAAATACTGTTTGTCCGCATTGTGGTAGTCCTATCGTGTTGCCAGATAAAAAGAAAACTATACTTACTTGTATAGATTGTGGTTATTTTTGGGATTACGATAACAAGAAGATAAAGAGGAAACCCTAATGACAGAAGCCCCTGAGCATGATCCCAAGAAAGAGAAGAACGAACTACGCCCAATAGATGACATCTTATTTGTTCACGACGTAGTTGATCAATTTATAAGTGGTAGATTGCCAGTAAGGCCAGACACTAAAGAAGCGTCCCTATGGACTGGTATTCAATTGGCTTTATGTTGGGTATTAAATCATAGGTTTGGTGACACCTTATCGATCAATGTAGAAAATATAATGAAGATGTGTATCGAAGCTGGCTACTTGTTTTATGCCCATCCTGCTAGTGGGGGAAACGGAAAAGGGCCGAAGCCAATAATTCCAGGAAGCATCGTCAAAAAGTAGTGTATAATATACAGTGCGGCGAGGGAACTGGGTGAACCAGCCCTCGCATTTCATAATCATATTTTAGCTTACCGCGGGGACATAGGATGTGAGAGCTAAGATATGGCGAATGAAAAAACATATACTGACGAAAGCCAATTACCGGATTTACCTCCAAACAAGTGCGGGAAAAGGAATAAGAGTTGTAGGCTTTGCCACTATCGATTTAAGCCTGGCGACAAGTCTTTAATATGCCCTGAGTGCGGAGCCGATCGACGTTGTAGAGCCGATAAAGTCAAAGGGTTTAAAACATGCAGGATGCACGGCGGTACTGGTGGGAGACCTCCAAAGCGTGTTTACACAGTCGTAAAAAAACTTGAGAAAGCCTATAACATAGCACTAGAACAAGCGGGCCATATAAGAACATTGGCCGAAGAACTTGCAGCTTTACGGGGAAGGAACGACCAGCTTTTTCGTAGACTTAACAGGATTGAAGAAAGAGCGGCTGTCGCGATGGTGCGAAAAGGGCTTGAGAAGGCTCAGGGCGGTGCCTTATTTGGCGATATGAGTAGAGTATCAAAAGGCATATCTTTGGCCATAGAGGGTATTACGCAATTGGAAATTGAAAATGAAACTTGGTTTGAATTACGGCTGAACACTGAGTTGATAAGAAAGATGGAAGACACAATGCAGAAATGGGACATCGACAATCAGCAGATGATCAGTGCCCAAAACGTATTCGAAATTATAGTTCGCTTTTACGGATTGCTACTCAAGTATGTAAGAGACCCAACGGATCGACGTAATATATCATTTGAAATAAGGCAACTGTGTCCACCAGACCATGACCTCTATATTGGCTCCTGATGAATTTACGATAAAGAATGGCGATCCTAGCTACGTCTGGGCTGCGTTAGCCGAAAAGCTGGTTCCTCAAGACATTGATGAGGAAGAAGAGCGCCGCCGAGAATATGCGCGCACGCATATGATAGGCTACACCCAATACACATTTCCAGGCTATATAACAGACCCATTTCATGAAGACGTATGTAACGCAATCGATCGAGTGGTTTTTGACGATCATCCGGACGGCCACATCAGCCATCTTATGCTATTTGCTCCACCTCAACATGGCAAACAGTGTGCCCATGAAACACCAATTCTAACTACTAAGGGTTGGAAAATACACGGCGATTTACAAATCGGCGATCACGTTTTTGGGCGATATGGTCAACCAGTTAAAGTTGTTGCTTTATCCAAAGATTCAATGGCCGATTTTGGAGTTGAATTTACTGACGGTGCTATTATCAAATGCCACAGTCGACACGAATGGATTGTATTTGAAAGGGGTGGCCACAGGTCAGTATATCGTTGTTTGGAGACAGGCGAAATTGAGGCGAATGGTGTATGGATGGGGGAGAGAAACACGCGTGGTGGTAGAGCAAGATACCAAATTGATGAAAATATTGCTATCGAATTTGAACAACAAGATCTTCCGATACACCCGTATATTTTAGGCGTTTGGTTGGGCGACGGAACCAAAAATAAAAATTGCATTACGCACAGCCCTAAAGATTATAAGATAATAGATAAGATTGAGAGATTAGGCATCGAACGAACTGCTTTCTCAATTCACCCTGAAACGGGCGTCTTTACAAGTTACTTTCGCCGACTTTATAAGTTATTGAAAGAAAACGAATTGTTTGACAATAAAAACATACCTGAGATTTACAAATGTTCATCATTAGATCAACGAATAGAGCTTTTAGCGGGGCTAATAGATACGGACGGATATATCTACCACAAAAATGGTAGGACCACTATCTCGACGGCTGATGAGCGATTGCGCGACGACATAGCTGATCTAATAAGAAGTTTGGGATGGCGAGCGACTATTGTTAGATATGAACCAACCACATCATCCTCCGGCATTGTTGGACGTAAGCCAGTTTATCAAATTAGCTTCAACCCAACACTGGATATACCGTGTGCATTAGAACGCAAGCGCCCAAAAAAGCTAAATCCTAAAACTAAAAAACGAGGTATCAAAGCCATACGCCGATGTGATCCTGTGCCTGGTCGATGCATACAAGTTGAAGGCGGCATTTATTTAGTCGGCAAGACACTTATACCAACACATAATAGTGAAATAGTATCCACTCGCCTTCCTGGCTTTTGGTTGGCTCACCACCCAGAGCTTCCCGTAGCGCTAACATCATATAATCAGCGACTTGCCTATAGGAACAGCCGCCTTTCGAGAGCAGTTGTCGAAAGCCCAGCATATGATCGGCTCTTCGGTGGTCCCGAATATGGTATTTTGCGCGATTTAGTAAATTGGAGGAAAAAGGATTGGCATATACTTGGTCATAAGGGATTCGTTTTTTCAACAGGTATTGAGGGAGATCTTACAGGAGAAGGATTTGGCCTTGGAATTATAGATGACCCCATTAAAGACTGGGCTGCTGCACAGTCAGAGGTGGTTAGAGAGAATGCTTGGGATTGGTGGAGAGGCACATATACAACCCGAATGTGGGAGCATCACAGAACAGTATTTATGATGACCAGATGGCACGAAGATGATCTAGCCGCGCGCATAATTGATTCGGAGGGGACTGTCGAGGAAGGGGGGAAGTGGGACATCTTGGCCTATTCGGCGTTAGCGGAAAGCCAGGATGAGCGCAACAAATATGCCGAAGAGGCGGGCAGACCGAAGGGTTTGCCCGATCCTCTTGGCAGATTCCCGCTAGAGCCATTGGCTCCTAGTAGATATAGTGCCGAATACTTGCTTGACGTACGCGATAATGTTGGGTCGTTAGTTTGGGGAGCAGAATATCAACAGCATCCTACGCCGCCAAAGGGCGATTACTTCAAGGTTGGACGAATCAAGATAAAAGCGATGTATCCTATAGAATCTTTTGGGGGCGAATTGATAGATCGAGTTCCTGTTGGATTAAAAAAGTGTGTACGCTTCTGGGATTTGGCAGCAAGCGAAAAGAAAAAGGGTAAAGATCCTGACTATACATCAGGCACATTATTGGGGATAGATAGAGAGGGCTTTACATGGGTTTTGAATCAGATTAGCTTACAGGCATCATCAGATCAAGTAGAGCAGGTAATACTCCAAACCGCGAATCTGGATGGCAAGAAGGTAAAAATCAGAATAGAGCAGGAGCCTGGCGCGGCTGGAAAGGCTCTTTGTGCTGCCTATGTTCGAAAGTTGGCTGGCTATGACGTTGAAGGAATTCCGTCAAGCGGTGATAAACAAACCAGAGCCTATAACTTTTCGGCACAGGTAAACGCGGGCAATGTAAGATTGCTTGATGCGTCTTGGAATAAAATATGGCTGGCCAGGCACCGTACATTCCCATTCGGCAAACACGATGATGAGATTGATAGCACATCAGGTGCATTCAATGATCTTACGGGAGGAAAACGTTGGATAAGACAAACATTCAAACACTTGTAAACGGTGCAAATGCTCTACCAGTTAAGGCTAAAAACAACTTATCCTTAGAGAGCCAGGAGGTACTGAATGGCTAAAACTAAGGCGTCCTCAAAGAGGCCGCGTCCTCAAGAACCGAGAGGACAGCGGGCTATTCAGCTTGTTCCATACTTAAATCGGATTATACCGTTCTGGGGCCATCCAGGCTATCTCTCAGGAATGCAGTGGAGAACATTGGTTAAAAATCAGCCGTTGGCCATAATTTACCGCGACACATTAATTTCGAATACAATTTCGTTGGATTGGTCAGTAAGATTGCGCGAACCTGAGGAGGTTTCTCCTGATAAAAGACTAAGGTATAAAGAGGAGATTGATTATTACACTGAGCTTTTCAATGAAATGGAAGGCGGCTTTGATAATTATATATCCTTAATTCTGCAAGATATGCTTGACCTACCTTTTGGTGGGATGTCTGAAATAGGCCGCTTGGACGACGATCCTAAAAAGCGTGTCGTATGGGTACAACACGTTGATGCAGCTAGCTTAATTCCTACCGGTAATCCCGAATGGCCAGTGATGCAAGCTGTTCCTGGTCTACCTTCAAAACCAGTTGTATTTCCAAGACGTGCTGTAAACCGCTGTTACATGAATCCTCGACCTGAAATCAAACGTAAGGGTTGGGGCATGGCCCCTCCTGAAAAAGTATACCTTGCGATTGAGATGCTTTATCGAGGCGACAGATATTATGCAAATCTATTGCTTGATACGCCAGAGGCAGGCATTCTTGACTTGCTTGATATGGAAGAAGAAGACGCTAAAGATTGGATAGAAAGTGCGCGAGAATTGTTTGGCGGTATTGGTGGCTGGAAAGTTCCCGTCTTATATGAACATGAAAAAGCGGCACAATGGATTCCATTCACACGCCCTCCTAGCGATATGCTGTACGACGAAACCACCATGAAATATGCGCAGGTCTTAGCTGCAGGATATGGGCTTCGGTTAAGCGATATTGGAATGGCCGAGCTAAAGGGCGAAAAGACGCTGGCTGGCGTAATTAGAGGCGAGCGCCAGAGTAGACGTACAGGCTATGGTACAGTACGCAAGAAATTACGCAATCATTTAAATCGCATATTGCCCCCTCACCTTATGCTTGTATGGGAAGAAAAGGACGAAGAAGCTAAGACAGAACAAGCCAGGGCATTATCAACTTATGGTCTTGCGTTAGGTCAACTGAAACGCGACGGTCTTTTATCTCCAGAGGAGGCACGTTCCGAGTTAGTATCAACGGGCTTATTGGAGGTCGAGATTGATCCTCAGGAAGTACCCGAACCTGAGATGCCGATGGGAATGCCTGGTCATGGCATGTTTGAAAAGCCAGGCGAAAAGACTGATAAGCGGAAGCCCTTTGGTAAAACAACCGATGAAGACAGAGGACGTGTAAAGGACGAGGAGAAGGGCAAAGTCTCACCGACCAAGGGTGGTAGAGGCGGCTTAGGATCATTCTTAAAGCGACAATTTGGTAAGAGAGAGGCCGAAACCATTAAGCCTAAAATTGCACCAGATCAAGTTATAGAACGGATGAAACAAGTTGTTCAGCCTGGGATTGCAGCTATACCAGAAAAAGCCGAACCACCGAGACTTAGAAGGCTCATAAAAGTTATCACGCGTGCCATGGTTCCCATGCTACAAAAAACCTTTGGCGTTATTGATGATGATGCTATAGAGCGTGTTTGGCTGCCTGAGATGCAGGCATTAGAATTTGATCTGCCCAGCGAACTTGACAGTCTAGTTATTCGACAAACCACTCAAGAATTGCGCGATATGCTAGACGAGCATCTTGATGACGATCCGTGGTGGAAAACGGCTACAGCTTGGGAGAAGTCCGAGATCCTAGCCATATTCAGGGCGTCTTACGAAGCCGGTCTTGAGGATATGGCACTTAATATGGTCCGAAGTCTTTATGAAGAAGGGCTTGCCTCAGTACCTACGCTAGCACCAACGATAGACTTTGATCTTGTAGATCATAAAGTTATTCGAGCATTGGAACATAAGGCCGCCGAAATGGTGACTCATGTAGATGAAGGAACTAAATATTTCCTAAAGCGCATTGTTGTGGCAGGCGTTCGGCGCGGTTTATCACGGCAGAAGATGGCCGCCGCAATTCGAGACGGGCAAAGTGCGGAGCGAATTCTACGTGATGAAGGCTTTATGGATGATGTGATTGATCAGATTATGAATGGTCTGATCGAGATGACTGAGAAGCGCGCAATGTCAATTGTGAATACCGAAGTAAAAGGCGCGCTTGTTGCTGGGCAATTAGAGCAAATCAAGCGTACTGGATTGACAAAGAAAGGATGGCGGCACTTCGGCGAACGCGGAGTAACCGCGGCTGGCAACGTGCATCCTTGTCCAGTTTGTGTAAGAAATGAGGAGTTGGGTTTTGTGCCGTTTGAATATCTTTATGAGACGGTCTTCAAGCGTGGTGGCCCTCAGGGCGACGGAAAAGCTCCAGGCCCACCAGCACATCCTAATGTCTGCCACTGTTCCATTGTTTTCGACGAGGCTGAGCTATTCGCTACAGTCAAGAAGGGCGAGTTTGCACCCTGGCTTGGCGGATAATGCGGGGAAATAACCAACGGGAGGTTAGAAGTGAGCGAGAAAGAATTAGAAAAGGTTGAAGAGGAGGCACCTCTAGACCGCGACCAGGTTGACCGACAGCGCCTAATGAATTACACGGTAAAGGATCTCAAAACCATTGCCGAAAATCTTGGCGCGGAAAGCGCAACAAGAAAGGCGGACCTGGTAAATAACATTTTGGCGAAAGCTAAATACCAAGAACAGAGTGAGACCGTAGAACCAGCATCGGAAGAGGTCGAAGAATCCAAAGAGCCTAATCCAATAGCCGTTGAAGATGGCGGCGATGTGTCTGCGCCGAGCATAAAGCACTTCATGGCAACTGCCGGTATTTCAAGCAGAATGGACCAGGGCGTTTATGACTGGCACGACTTGGATGCTAAGATCTCAAGTTGGTTCCAGCGGGGATATAATCCCGTCGAGTTTCAAGCTGTCGGGACGATACCGGAAGGACATCGATTGCTCTATGTTTTTCAAAAGAGCGACGAGCCGTTGTTCAAGGAAGCACATCATGTTGTGCGAGTGCTTACGGCACGCCCTAATCCTGCGATTGGATCAATTTCGGGCTTCCAAGCCGACATCTATATTGGCTCGTTTCTAGATGATGGCTGGACACTTGTAGGGGCGCGATACAACGGCAATGCCGAAGATGGCATCTATATGGCTTGGTTGCTTGCGAAATGAAATGGATTGCCCTTGTAATCACCGGAAGGTTGGTTATCTGGGTACTCCAAACTAACGGCCTTACCAAACCGATATTGGAAAAACATCCTAAGCTCAAAGAGCTTGTAGGATGTGAGTTTTGCCTAGGCTGCTGGGTCTTTATGGCTTTATCGTGGGCATTAAAGGCTAATATCTTAGAGCCGGTTTATGTGCCTGGCCTTTGTGAATTTGTGACTGGAATCACAATCTCATTTGCTGTGTACCTGGGCCGGCTCGGTTGGAATGACCGGTTTGGAGTAATCGAGTTTGACAACTAACCTAATAGTTCCTGATCTTGAGAAAAAACTAGTCGATATGTTGACTAGGGATTACCCCGCGCCTCACTGTGGGAATCCTGGGGAAATTGGGGGCTCAAAACCGCGTGAAGAGTGCGATGGTGGTAAACGTATAGCAGAAGTTACCCATCGATACTCTATGATGTTTCCAGGCATGAAGGGCGAGATCATAAAAGAATGGACTGATCCAAACGATAATAAATGGTATCGTTTAGATTTCGGAGAAAATCAAACTGGCCAAAGATTAAGATCTAATATTCCCGCTAATTCAGCAAGGGTTATTGAAGAAGATCCAGAAAAAGAGTTATCATACGTCTTGGAAGAAATCGATGCAATTACGGACATAGGCCAAAAGCGTTTTGATGAAGCCAAGGATGAGACCATAAAGATGTTACATCCTGCAGGAATTGATTGGCTTGAGCGGGATGAATTAGATAGACTTCAAGCTTTGCTAATGAAGCTGCCTGCCCTAGAGCATGAGATCATGGGAAGCCCACAAGAGCGCGTACGCATTAAAAGACAGTTACGTAAGCTTGGTATCGAATTTGATCCAAAAGCACCGCTAAGCGATTTGGCGGAAGCTTTGGGGGCTACTCAGAGGTTCATTTTCCGTGATTATCCTGGTGACGGTCACCTTATTACTCGCGAAGACCTTCTAAGCATTCTGCGTGGCGACCTCCTGTTAAAAGGGGAACTACGCAGAGTAGTCAGCCTGGAAAATGGACCATTCCTCATAACTGCCGATTATCCTGATCCGCATTGTGGCCTTGAGGGAACACATGGCGGCTCGCGCTCGCGTGAAGAATGCGCTACTAATACCGAAGGGCTTGATATTAGGCCTGGGAAGTTTGCGGCAGAGGGGAAGTGGGCGGTCTTCGAAGAAGACAAGATGGCCACCAACTATCATGACACGCAAGAAGAGGCTGCGGAAGAATATCATCGCTCTAAAAAGATGAAAAAGACTGGTCAAGCAGCCGCGGATAAACGCAAGGAACTTATTTCCATAATGATCGACGCTGGTAGTTTCACAGAAGAACAGCTTATGGAATTCACTGGTGGACACAAAGAGAAAACCCATAAATACGCCTGGGCTGATATTCAAGATTTAGGATTGCGATGGACCGATGCGAAGAATGTATTGGAAAAGATCAAGCCAATTGGTCTTAGCGAAGGCGGCTATCGAATCTATGACATGGAAAGGGTTATACAAGAAGCACTTGACTTTATGGGTGTTGTTGAGCGAGCAGTTGTTGAGCGCAAAGGATTACTTGCTAGTGTCCGTCGCTCACTTGAGAACTTGGTTGAAAAAGTATTATCGGTAGCTAGAGTCGGCGAAGGGCCAGGATACCACGATCCTCACGTTGGATTGCCTGGTGTCCATGGGGGATCTCGCCCTAGGGGCGAAGGCGAGGCTGCACCGATCTATACCGAACCAGGCCAACAGCAAGCGAATGTGCTTGAGAGTCTACCAGAGGATTTAAAGAAGGTTATCAAAGCTGGTAAATTCGATGAGGAAACCACTCGTCGTATTCTAGAAAGCTCAGAAAAAAGCATCGAACAAGCAAGCGAGCAGGAAACGCGCACCAGTCCGATGATACAAAGATTGGCACAGCAGACCGGTGCGCAAATCGAGGGATTTGATTATAGGATAAAAGGGAGAGATTCATTAGCTCGCAAGATTGCAACCGACATGGTTGAAAAGAATCTAAGTCTGGAAGAGGCCACATCTGATGTTTATGATGCCGTGCGCTATACCATGGTTTTTGATAACGAGGAATTTGCAGATAGAGTAGGCGGTGTCCAGGATAGTTTACAAGAACAAGGTTGGAGTCAATATGATCTAGCGTGGAAAAACTACTTTCCGGCTGGCGACAATTATGATGGTTACAATACGGTTATGGAAAACCCCGATACTGGAGAACGCTTTGAGCTTCAATTTCATACGCCCGAAACATGGCAGCACAAAATGGACACACATGGTCTCTATGAGGAATTGCGAGTTCTTCCGAGGGATAGTACACGTAGGCTTGAGGTTTGGAATCAAATGGTAGAGGGTGCCGCCGCAATAACAAGACCAGATGGCTGGGATAGATTAAGGGGCCAGCAGGTAATAAGGCAATGAGATACTTTGTCAGGATCAGGGATAATCCAAAGGCAAATAACTATATGCAGCTACTCTCGTTGCATCGTTTAGGTAAGCGCGGGAATATTCTCATTACCGAGCGTTGGGATCGAAACAAGAAAAACTGGGTTGATAATCTAAGTATGCTTTATCGTTTCAGCGGCATGGGTGGCGCAAATGATTTTAGAGAGATCGTAGAGCCTGAGGCTACTGCTTTGATCAAACAATGGTCCAAACCACCTACGATTAAAAGGCCCAAAGACAAAAGACGATGGGAAGATCGGCGTGCTAAGGAGTTTGAAAATGCAAAAGAAGAACAGCACAAATTAGCGCATCACGTTACTGGTCCTGCTAGTGTAGGACCAACATCATCCTATATTCAAAGTAGTGTTGTTGGCGCGCTTAGGAGAGTTGTTGAATTACAACCTCTTTATATCAATCTTCCAATAGACGAATCGCAGATTGAATTAAACAAACAACAAGCATTAGGCAAGCTTGATCCTACGGTGAAGTTGGAACCTGTTGACTTTGATAAACTACACATCACTTTAATATGGTCAGAAAACTGCTCTGACCAAGCTGTTATTCAAAGCATAAAAGAAGTTTCATGGCCAATGTCATTCAGTGTGCGGGTTAGTCGGTTGGAGGTACTGCAGTCTGATGATGGCTTGACATTAGTTTGGGCTGTTGATCCAGATCCCGCCCTTGTTAGGCTACAGACCGAGCTTTATAATGCCTTCAAAAATAACAACATAGGCCTTAGCGAGTACTCTGATCAACAGGTTTACAAACCGCATATTTCAATAGCATATAACTTAAGCCACATGCCATACGAATTACCATCGATAGAGCCATTTAAAATATCAATAGATAGAGTCAGGGTGACCCGCAAAGATTATCGCGAAACCATGTCAATTGATCTTGTTGGGAGAGACTATCCAGACCCTCATTGCGGATTAGCGGGCGAGCACGGAGGCTCTCGCCCGCGGGATGAGTGCGCACCCAAGGACGATGAGGGAAAACCAATATCGCGTATTGAGGCTACAAGTGATGCTCAACTTGACTCGGCAATAGAATCTGTTATGGATACGTGGCACGATTATGAAGGAGCAAGGATTGCGCTAAGTTGCTTACACGAAGAAATTGCCGAAGAGGGCATAGGGGAAACCCATATATGGAAACGCGACGATGATTTAATGGGCGTTATGAGTATTTCACAAGACGCAGCACCATTTACAATTGAGCAATTATCTTCGCTGGATGCCCCTGGACTTGAGGGCGATAAACTTACTCAGGTTTTGTATATTGCAAGCAAAGAGCGAGGCATAGGGACAAGGATGATGCAATATGCGGTTGATATTGCAGCCGATAGAGGACATGGTTTATGGGTTTATTCTGAGCCGGAAGCCATGGGCTTCTACGAAAAGATTGGAATGAAAAGCGCTGTTGATTCTAATACAGGAGCGCCAACCAGATTTTATTACTTCACAGACGAGGATGTTAAATCATTATCTTTGCCAACCGTCAAGAAAGCCTTACCCGAAGTCAAGCCTGAAGACGAGCCAGAAAGCGGTGCCTTCGCGTCGCCGCCTCCTAAAATTGATTCATCAAAAAAGGCCGAATCTAAGGTAGCCAAAAAAGAACGACGTAAGAAAAGCAAAAAGAAACGTAAACGAAAGGCGCGTAAGTGACAACCACAGGAGTTGAGGCATGACCAAAATAGATGTTATGTTGAGCGTGTGGAAGCCTTGGAGCTTAGCACTGCCACCAAACAATATATCAATAAAAGATCAGGTGAACACCGCCAAAGCTCTTGATGTGCGCGCCATAGCAATAAAGGGGACCAACCGCAATGTTATTTATGGTGCGAAGGAAAAAATGGCATGGCCATACAACAAATACAGCAATGATCACATCGAGATCGAGGCCAAGGCACAAGGGCTTGAAGTGGATCTGTGGTGTTGGGTCGACTGCCGGCATCCTGCTATTCAAGCCGAAGCAGTAAAACAGGCGGTCGCCAGATGGAACCCACGCAACGTATTTATTGATTGTGAAGGCGGGATAGCCAAAACCTATGCTTACAACACAGGGGCCTTCCTGAGAAGCCTAGGGCGGCTTTATAGGCACAATGGCGAGGAGATAAAGGTTTGGCTACAGTCATATCGTCGGCCAATGTTGCACCCAGAAATAGCTTGGCATAAATGGCTTACTTATGTTGGCCAAGATGGGCAATATCTGCTCGAAGGCATATCGCCACAAGCTTACTATGTGGGGACACAGGATAGCGTAAGTGACTACGCGGGCATGTTATCGGAATACGAAAAGATGGAAGCTAGGATTGGTCGAGTCTTGAATTGGCATGTAACCCTACCTGCGTATTACGAACACGGTTGGCAGCCTACCGCTGACAGTCTTGAGGCTGGTATTGATTTCCTTAGAGACGAATTAGAAGATCGATTGGTCGGTGTTAATTTCTTCCGACTAGGATGGTTGATGAACGATAAACTACTCGATGTTTGGTCAATGCTTCTTGGCTATGATTGGGGAGAGGAAGAGGAGCCAGAACCCGAACCGACGCCATTTGAACAGCGCCCCGAACCTGAACGATGGGTCATTGTGGGTGACGATTTTAGATCACGAGGCGTAATAAGTGACTAAGAGTGTCATTTGATTAGAAGAATGCAATTTCACTAAAAGCACCATATTCAACGAGTGTTGAAAATACCTTATTTAGTGAAAATGGTTGTATCTGTGGAAATAAAGAAAGTTGTAATGGGGCCAATGAGAAGAGTGATTAAACAGAATGAGACTATGCCTATTGTTGTAGGTCTTCTTAGACGCGTTTTTACAAAAACCAAGCAGCTAAACTCCTTAGATTTGCCAGAATTTATGGAGCGCGTTGGTAAAGGACCAGGATATCACGACCCTCATTGTGGGCCTCCTCCAGGCGTACATGGTGGCTCAAGACCGCGCGATGAATGTGCTGGGGAGGTGTCTGTTGAGACTGGCGAACAAATGGTTCAACCATCAATACAAGGGCCACGCGATTTCGGCGAGAATGTTCCAATAGGGGCAAAGTGGATGCCCAGAAGAGAATATCGGGCAATACAGGAACAGATAGAACATAACGCCATGGATTGGGGTGAGGAAAACTTTGATGAGTTTGTAGAATCGCTATCCGATGAAGAAATTTTGGCAATGAGTTCTTATAGAGTACAAGCCTATGATCCCATCAATGATTATTTACGGAAAGGCAAACTCGATCCATACGCAATATATACAGAGGAAGAGGTTAGGGAATTAATACCCATGATCGAAGGCGTTTTGGATAAAACACAAATTCCTGAGGAAGTATATGCCTATAGAGCGATGCGGATGCCCGAATTTAAAGATCCAAAAGAGATGATAGGTGAGACATTTACTGATTTCGGCTTTGCCTCGACCACAATGGTGCCGCACATGACTCACGTTTGGATGGAACAACCATCCGAAACGCCCAGATTCGTTGCTAAGATTAGGATACCTCAAGGTACAAATGCGGCATATATCAGCCATATAACCCATAAAGATCAAAATTATTATCCCGAAGAGACCGAAATACTATTGCAACGCAATACTAGGTTTAGAATTTTGGGATTAAATAATGACGGGTCAATAGATATGGAGGTTATTGGTGAGGAATGAAATAGGCAAATTCACCTGGGACTTCGGCCTAGACCAAGACCAAGGCATAATGTTTGATAGTCAAAAGGCTAGTTTGAAGGAAGATAAACTAGCTCCTTGGGATGCCCAAGTAATATCACGCGCGGTTCAAGAAGTTGTTGATTCATTAGCGAACTTGCTTGGTATCGAAAAGAAATAAACCAGCCATTCTATACAAGAAACCCATTTGCACTAAGCGATGAGGCGACCCTTTTAGTGGGTCGCCTCATATTTGTTATACGGTGCAAATGCTCTACCAAAGACTTATCTAATTGATTTATCATGTAAACAGCCTAATACATGGGAGGTTACAATGCCTATAGGGATTGGCGATGCCCCAGGCACTTTGCCTAGCCATGCGAAGGATATATACGTCTCGGCCTTCAATAATTCTTACGAAACGACTTGTAAGAAAAGGAAAGATCGAGACGCGTGCGCGGCAAAGATAGCCTGGTCGGCTGTCAAAAACAAATATAAGAAGGGTGGAGAAGGCAAGAAATGGGTTGCCAAGAGCTTTAATGAACTCGAAGTTGATGTTGGCAATATTCCTTTGCCCGGTTCTTTATACGAGTCACCCTACCATGCTGCCCAAAATTGGATTGATGCTTATGGCTCATGCATTATCGCGGAAAAATCTATTGGAGAATCCGCCAGTGACGCGTGGGCTGTTTTGAAGACGCATTACGAGTGTGATAGTCAGGGACTATGGCAGATCAAGGACGGACAAATGATTGAGCGAGCTTCACTAAACCCCGAAGAGGAAATTGTGGAAGCCCCAGAGGATGCGAAAGCCGAGCTTGTCATCGTTCGTTCTGAAATCGGCGGCGGATCTTGGCGTACAGAAGGCGGTCCCATTATCGTTGATGGTTTGACACCTGAACAGGAACAAGCCCTTGTAGATAAATATTGCAATGAAATAGCTGCAAGGCCCGAAGGTTTTCCTGGAATGGCTTGGGCATCATTAGCTCTCAAGCATAAAACGGTTTGCAAAGCGATTCATCTTAAGCGCAGATCGAGAGCTTATATGTGCGCAGTCGAGCGCGAACAAAAGCGAGGATGGACTACTTATCTTAACCCATTGAATCCGAGCGAATATATCTTTAGCGGATGGAAAGTTGAGCCGGACAAAGCGCAAACCCTACAACGAACAGTGCTTGTTCGATCCATTACGGATGACGGCACTAAATGTGAACATTGGCTGCTTGGTGATCCGCTCAACTTTGCATCGGCTACCATACAACGCGACGTTGGCCCTGATTATGCTCGATTCAGAGGTCCACTTTTGAAATGACGCCAATTGATGCTGGTGGAAGCGGCAACACTGGCCATACCACGGCGAGAGGCAAGAAAAGGATTAAGCTTACGCCTGGTGAGGCTGGTTACCGCGAAGGAATGGGTATACCAGAACTGCGATGCGGAGATTGTGTTTTTTATGTGAATGGTTTGTGTGAGAAAGTTGCAATTAAACCAGACGCCGATGATGTTTGTAATGAATTTGAGCCTGCCTTACAGAGGGGAAACCTAAGTTCAAATTCTCCAGGAGTGGGTTCGGATTTTGCTACACTAAGAGGTTTGTTAGTGCCAGACTTATTGAAATCTAAAGCTAAATGGGAAACGATGGGCCGCAAGGGAGGGCCCAAAGCCGCTGGGCCAGATGGCGAGTGTGTTTGTCCAGAATGCGGATATAAAACCAAACATGTGGCTGGCGAACCGTGTGAAGATAAAGAATGCCCTAAGTGCAAAACCCCTATGGTAAGAAAAGGTCTTATTGTAAAAGGTGGTTCACGATCAGGATATCATGATCCGCACTATGGCAGAGTTGGGCAGATTGGAGGATCAAGAACAAGGAAAAGTCAGATAAATAAACTTCGGGAAGTTGCTATTGGTTGGCGAAGCATTGTATTGGGATCAATGCATCATAAGATTACTCGCACCGTTGGCCAAGGCAGGCACGAGGCGATTATCAGGAAGACTAGTGAAGGATGGGATCTGTCAAGACAAACATACGATTATTGGGGAACACCAATGGGGCGGTCAGGCGTTAGTCATCATGATGAATTAATAGCGGCAATGGCTTCTGGCAATGATTGGATTGAGAGAAAAGCAAATGACTGAAAAACAATTGCTTCAAGAACAAGCAGTCGGCATGGAATTAATTATCACGAAAGTTGCCAAAGATAAGCAGACTGGCGAAAAGCGCTGGTTTGCACGAGCAAGTGGCGTTGAGCGAGACTTATTTGATGAGAGGATGTCGAAAGAATTGTTTGATGACTTCATCCGACGTGCAGAAGCCAAAGAATCTGTACCAGAACCATTCTCAAGCAAAGCCTGGAACGGCGGATTGCCATATCTAGGAGTTGCCCATTATCTTGATCTGGAAGGTGAAGGTATAGCAGGACCTACGACTCAAATCTATACAGATGGCGATTATTTCAAGTCAAAGGGCACATTTGAGAATAGCGAATTAGGAGACCTTTGTTATGACGCCATCAAGAAAGACATAGAAGATGATATTCCGCACGACCAACGAATACGAATTTCGATTGCGTTTATTGACTGGGGACACGATCACGAAGGACATGGTGTATTTAGGCGCGAATCTCTTATGGATCGATGTGAACTATGTGGAAAAGGCATAGGAGAGAAGATTTATAAGGCCGGCCACCTTGTTCATCTGGCACTAACAAGAAGGCCAGCTTACCCCCAAGCTACTATAGAACTGGAGGAACGATCCATGAATAAGAGACGTGATGATGCCGCTTCCATTGTGGGGGATGATAAAGCTGACGAGCTTGAAGCAAAATCCCTAGAAATGCTTCTAGTTGGCAAGACTGAAGGAATTGACCCAAATGCAGTAATCATCAAGGCTGACGAGGAAACGGGTGAAGAGAGCGCCGAGGAAGCCCCCTATGGTGGGGCTGAAACACTTGACGAAGCCGAAGCGTATCTTGTCCAAAAAGCAACCGAGCCAATCTTGATGAATTCCTGGGGCGTCTTACAAGGCGTTCTAACTAACATAGCGGGTCGGGATCATGGGCCAGCAATAGCTGAGCAGTTAAAGGCGTTTCAAACAACGCTTGATGTGCAAGCTCTTGAGGCTCTAAAATCCATGACCCACAGGGAGGTAGTTATGCCCGAAGTAGCAAAAGAAGTTATCGTTGAGAGGCAGCCGCCCTTTGTTGGTGAGGAAGAGTTAGCTGAGGAAGAAGGGTTAACGACTGGAACCGTTGAAGAGGTAGAAGAGGAAGAGGAAGTTGCCTTCCGATCCACCTCTGAAATGGCCGAGCCACACCCCTTGGATGAATCTTTCTTGGCACTACGTACCGCCTATGATGAGGCGCTGGAGACCCCTGTAGACCGCTCCTCGCGGCTTCAGATGATTCAGCCCGCTATAAATGCCGTAGGCGACGCCATCCTAGCCAATATTGAGGCAGTACCCGCGGAAGGCGCTGTTTCAAAGGACATTATTAAGCGAGCCATTGAAGAGGCTGTCGCACCCCTTCGGGCTGAACTTGAGGCGCTAAGAGTAAAGTCCTTATCAGATTCAACACCTCCGCCCCAAGTGCCAGTACCACGGCACATCGTCGCTCCAGCACGCGTTGTTAACCAGACGCCTGAAAAACTCATTGTTCGTGACATTGAAGAGGCTAAGGTAGACAACCCAACACCAAAACTGCGTGCAATAGTGCGCAAATCAGTAGGAATACGGTAATAACCCTGCTTGCTATGTGTGCTACTGAGTAAGGCGATCTATCAGTAGCGTTAAGCACGGCGAGAGTAAGAAAAAGAAAAAGTTTCTGGAGGAAACGTCATGACAGAACAAATAGTTCCCGATATCACTGGCGAGCGGGTTATCAATCCTTCGACTGGCGAAGTCTTTGTTTCAAAAGCCACCGATCCTGTTATCCTGCCTCAGCCATACGCAACACCTGGCACGTTCTCGGCTCAGTACCCTACTCCACTTGACCCAACCGAGATCATTGCATTGTGCGAGGAAGTCTCACTTTGGCAAGCATTACCTGAGGAGTTTACATCTTTGAAGGCGTATACTTGGCGCGAAATGGATGCCATCCAGATGATCTCTGGTTCCACCGCCGCATCAACGTATTTGTTCTTCGCTGATGGTGAGTGTCCTGAGGAGTACGAGCACGAAGGGGACAATTTTACAGTGAATTTAAAAAATATAGGCGCGAAGAAAAGCCTCAGCATTTCGGACATAATGCACTCGGCGGCTGTGGCTGGAGCTAACTGGCATGGAATTAACCGCCTTGTTGGCGGGTTCCCTGCAAGTGAAGGCGCGCCAGGCGGAACCGATGCTGCAACGTTTAGCCAAGAACGTGTTTCCGATCTAAAAGAGAAGGAAATTCGAATCGGAATGACATCAGTGCTGAACGGATGGGACAAATATCTTGTGATTGGCAATAGCGCTGCGCCAGGCGGATTGCAGTTTGATGGACTTGACAATTACGACGCAAACATGGGTGGAACTTGCACCTTCCATACAAACGCTGCCGGTGCCCACACTGGAATCTTCACCGCCATTGGCTTTGACCGCTGGTTATCCGAAAGTTGTGCAAAACCAACGCACCTTTTTGGGCATCCACAAAGTATGCAAGAGTTGATGTCTGCTTACTTCCAGCTTGGTTACCAGGGAAGTCAGGTGGTCAATTTTTCAAGCGGTGATCGGATTGTCCCAGGATTTAACTTTGCCGGTTACGTCAATACTGGTGTTGGCCGATTAGCAGTAACTTCGGACAACAACTTCACTAACGCGACCTATAATGATGATATTCAAGGGGAGATTTATGCCCTACGAATGAATCAGAACGGCGAACCGTTGGTGTATAAGCTAACCCAGATTCCGCTTGCTCTTAAAGATCTTACCCCTGGTTGTACTGCAATCAGTTTTGAGATTTGGTGCAAAACCGCGCTTGTTGTAAAAGCGTGCTGCGCCCAGGGTCGTTATACAGCCCTATTCTCAGGCCGAGTTCAAGCAACTTGTTCAACCATCGGATAATCTGAGTAGTCGGGAAAATCAAAAAGGAGCCGGCGCGGGCCTAACGGACCTGTCGGCTCCTCATACGAAATTATAGATTTAATCTTTGAATTTAATAATTCAGGGAGGTTCTAATGCCAGGTATGTCAGATACACCAGTTGATGGTCAACAATATTCAGGTTTATTCAATGGTGTTCCAGTAGTACTCGAATACGATGGTTCTGCTGGTGGCTATAAACTTGTTGTTGCTCAAGAGTATGCTGTTAACTTTATGATATCCGGCGTTGTTGCATTGGAGCCTGGCGATATCGAGATAGGTGCGGTTGAGTTAAAAGATTATGTCACTGATGACCGCGCTCATGTTGATACAAGTCACCTACTTCATGTCTGCCTAGCGTCAGGTACTATTTGGACCATAGCAGTTGTGCAGTCTGATAAACGTGAGGACACCGCGCATATAACTGGCGATTGGGGTAACTTTAACTTGAGTGTTCGGCAAGATGCACATGGTCCTTCTGGGGGCGATGGCGATTATGTAGCATTTCTAAGTGATGCCAATGGCTATCTTAAAGTCTGGACGACTGGATCTCATTCGTTTGTTGATGTTCTAAGTGATCCGGCTCTAGAAAAAGATGTTGATGAAGTAACAGCCTACGTTACTGGTTCGGTCGGTTTAGTAGATGCCGATGGTGATCTGGCTAAGATTAATGCCGATGGTTGCTTGCAAGTCGCAGTATGCACGGGTTCGGTAGTTGCCGACACTGAGCTTCCGGCTGCGGCTGTTCTAACCGATGATTTTGCGAATCCAACTGCGCCTGCGGTGGGTTCATTTGGTATGGGTTATTATCCTGCCAGCGGTTCGTGGTCTCGTCTGACGGTAGATGAGAATGATCAATTAAAAGTATCTCTCAGTAGCGAAAATGAGGGTGCCAGTGGCTCTTATGCATTGAGAACTTCTCAATGGGGTATGGCACCTAGCGGATATAGACCCATTCTGATTGATGATGATGGTCATTTACAGGTCGATATTTTAAGTGATCCAGTACTAGCTAAAGATACTGATGAAGTAACAGCTTACGTAACCGGTTCGGTAAGAATCGTTGATAGCGAAGGCCATGAGGCTGGTGTTTCTGAGGCCGGTTGTCTACAAGTTCAAGTCTGCACAGGTACCGTTATAGCTCATGTGGAGGGCGACATACAGATCGGTGCCGTTGAAATAAAAGACGGCGACTCTGATCAACGCGCAGAGGTTGATGCTGATGGATGTTTGCACGTATCCGTCTGTACAGGATCAGTAGTTGTTGGTGACGGTGGGGATTCACTTACTGTTGATGATGGAGGTTCTTCGCTAACCGTTGACGGTGCGGTGACGATTCCAAAGCTTGATAAAGATACGGATGAAGTCAGCGCTTACGTAACTGGCTCGGTTCGAATTGTTGATAGTGATGGTCATGAGGTCGATGTTTCTGAGGATGGTTGTTTAAAGGTTCAGGTTTGCACTGGGACCGTTGTTGCCACTCTAGAAACTGGTGATATTGAAATAGGTGCAGTAGAAATCAAAGACAGCGACACATGATGACGGCTGTTTGAAAGTTGCAGTTTGCACAGGTAGTGTTGTTGCTGACACCGAATTACCGGCTGCGGCTGCATTAGCAGATGCAACAGCAAGTCCAACGGCACCTGCTGTTGGTTCCTTCCCTCACGGTTGGGATGAAGTTGATTCTACTTGGGATAGGTTACGCAATGAGGGGGCAAGCGGATCTTACGCCTTACGGGCATCATCCTGGGGTATGGCCCCTAGTGGCTATCGGCCCATGCTTCTTGATGATGATGGCCACTTACAGGTTGACGTTCTCAGCGATCCCGTACTCGACAAAGATACTGATGAAGTCACGGCTTATGTGACGGGAACTATTCGAATTGTTGACAGCGAAGGTCATGAAGCTGGCGTCTCTGAGGCTGGCTGTTTGCAAGTTCAAGTTTGCACTGGTACGGTCATAGCACATCTCGAAGGTGATGTAGAAATAGGTGCTGTTGAAATCAAGGACGGTGACACAGATCAACGCGCCGAGGTTACGGCAGATGGTTGCTTGCAAGTTGCAGTTTGTACAGGATCGGTAGTTGTAGGAGACGGCGGTGGATCAATTACGGTTGACGGTACGGTAACCGCCGACACCGAATTACCAGTCGCGGCAGTCCTAAGTGACGACTTCGCGAATCCGACTGCACCAGCAGTGGGCGCATTTGGCATGGGCTACTACCCTGCAAGTGGTTCTTGGTCTCGTTTAACAGTAGACGAAAACGATGCACTAAAAGTTTCACTAAGTAGCGACATTGAAATTGGCGCGGTAGAAATCAAAGACGGCGACTCTGATCAACGCGCGAGCGTGAGCGCTGATGGATGCTTACAAGTCGCAGTTTGTACTGGCTCTGTTGTTGTAGGAGATGGTGGTGACTCATTAACTATCGATGGATCTGTTACTGCCGACACCGAATTGCCAGCCGCCGCGGCACTTGCTGATGGAATGGCTAACCCAACTGCACCAGCTGTAGCCTCTAGTTTAATGGGTTACAACGGTTTGACATGGGATCGAATCTATATGGGTTTGTCGGGTAGCGTGAAAGTAGACCTATCTACCAGACTCGACAAAACAAATGATGAGGTCACGGCCTATGTAACTGGCTCTGTGGGCCTAGTTGATGCTGACGGTGATCTTGCCAATATTAATGCTGACGGTTGCTTGCACGTTGCAGTTTGCACAGGTAGTGTTGTTGCTGACACGGAGTTACCGGCTGCCGCTGCTCTTGCAGATGCAACAGCCACACCTACTGCGCCTGCCGTTGGCTCATTCCCGCACGGGTGGGATGAGGTAGATTCTACGTGGGATCGTTTGCGAAATGAGGGAGCGAGTGGCTCCTACGCTCTAAGATCTTCAATATGGGGTATGGCACCATCTGGTTATAGGCCTGTTCTGATCGACGCCGAAGGACATCTTCAAATCGATGTTTTGAGTGATCCTGCTCTTGCCAAAACAACCGACGAAGTTACTGCGTATGTTACTGGATCGGTTGGTTTGGTTGACGCTGATGGTGATCTTGCCAAAATAGACGCTAATGGATGTCTCCAAGTTGCTGTTTGTACGGGTAGCGTGGTTGTGGGTGATGGTGGAGGCACAATCTCTGTCGATGATGGCGGAGGTGCATTAACGGTTGATGGTACTGTTACTGCCGACACCGAATTACCAGTCGCGGCAGTCCTAAGTGACGACTTCGCGAATCCGACCGCACCAGCAGTTGGTGCCTTTGGCATGGGTTACTATCCCGCGAGCGGTTCTTGGTCGCGTCTAACTGTAGACGAGAATGATGCACTAAAAGTCTCCCTCAGTAGTGATATCCAAATAGGCGCGGTAGAAATCAAAGACGGCGACTCTGATCAACGCGCGAGCGTGAATGCGGATGGATGCTTACAGGTAGCTGTCTGCACTGGATCAGTGGTCGTAGGCGATGGTGGAGGCACAATCTCGGTAGATGATGGAGGCGGTGCCATCACGGTTGATGGATCTGTAACTGTTCAGAATCTTGATAAGGATTCGGATGAAGTCACGGCCTACGTTACTGGCTCGGTTCGCTTAGTGGACAGTGACGGTGATGAAGCAGCTATAACAGCCGATGGATGTCTACAAGTTTCTGTATGTACAGGAACCGTAGTTGCTGACACCGAGCTACCTGCCGCGGCCGCGCTAGCAGATGCAACGGCATCGCCTACGGCACCAGCAGTCGGGTCCTTCCCTCACGGATGGGACGAAGTAGACAGCACATGGGATAGGCTACGAAACGAGGGTGCAAGCGGTTCTTATGCGCTAAGAACTTCAAGTTGGGGAATGGCCCCAAGCGGCTATCGGCCCGTACTACTTGACAACGATGGGCATCTCCAGGTTGATGTATTAAGTGATCCCGTACTTGCTAAAGATACGGATGAAGTTACGGCTTATGTGACTGGAAGCGTGGTTATAGAAGACGGTGGCGGATCGATCACCGTTGACGGTACGGTAGCAATAGGAGATCTTGATAAAGGCAGCGATGAGGTAACCGCATACGTCACGGGTAGCGTTCGCTTAGTAGATAGCGATGGTGACATTGCGGGAATCTCGGCAGACGGTTGCTTGCAAGTAGCAATATGCACAGGAACAGTCGTAGCCGATGTCTCGCTCGATCAATCAACCGATTCGGTCAAGGCACATCTACCCACTGGCTCTATTATAGGGCTATCAGGTCAGACAAAGGTAATCGAACGCACGCCAATTAATATCACTGGCACAGCAGGTGAGTACATGCTAATCACAGGTACATCCAGTGAGCGCGTGAAGGTGATGGAGTTTATGCTGATAGCAAGTGCAGATACGGAAGTCATCTTCAAATCTGGTTGGACTGGAACTGCGCTAACCGGACCTATGAGCTTACCGGCTGATGGTGATGGTTTCTTCTGTGGCGCACCCGCAACACCTGACTTGTTCCACTTCCAGACTAATTTTAACGAGATGCTTGTTATCCAACTTGTAGGTGGCGCACGAATAGGTGGCTGGATTAACTGGTACGACGAATAAGAGCGAGGTTCATGAACTAGAGGTAGCGCCGCGCCGTTGGGTCGGCGCTACCTTTTGATTAATGGGAGATTGAAATGCCATCAAGAATATATGCTGAGAATAGATTAGTAGTTCAAGATTATTTAATACAAGATTCATTTACTGATAGTGGCGAACTTGAAGATCATGCTCCTGATAGAGATTCATTGCATGGCGGTTGGAATGAGGTTGTTGGTGATTGGGAGATAGTATTTAATAAGGCTAGCGTAACATCTGCAGTATTTCAAAATGAGTTTGCAATGATTGATTCTGGTAAACGGAATGTTTGTATTCAGGCTGATTTAACATACGGTGCGGGCTGTAATGTTACGGGCATTTTTGGCATTTGTGGTGCCGGAGACCTGGATCATAATTGCCTGGGTCTTTATTATATTAAAGATTATGGGTATTTGGGAATCGGCATAATAGACGGTGCGGGAACTTTTGCAGAATATAGCTGGAATGTTGGAGAAACAAAAAAAATGATGTTGGTTATTGAGGATAATCTTGTAGCGGGATATATTAATGGCGAGAAAAAGGTAGCGAGGGCGATGGCTGATTATCCGACAAACACTTTGGTAGGCTTGGTACAAAAAAATTGCGATTCCAATCTTTGGGATAATTTTAGGGTTAGCCAGGGCAAATTACCAACACCATCAAGGTCAATAAGAGTTGGTGCAAGCTATGCGGTTGGTAGATTAGCGGTTCAGTCGGCAGTTTGGTCGCCCCTCGACATAGCTGATTGTGAATTATGGCTAGATGTCTCACAAATTGTTGGATTGAATGATGGCGATGATGTTTCAGCTTGGGATGATTTAAGCGGTAATTCTAGACATGCTACACAAGCGATTGCTCTCGATAAACCACATTTTCGGGAAGCCTATAGGAATGGGTTGGCTGCCGTTGAATTTGATGGAGCTAATCATTGGATGGATTTGGATCTATCATCTGCCATTGCCTTGGCGGACCATACCATTATTGTTGCCTGTGAGACTAGAGACACTGCAACAACTGCCGATCAGCGTTTCCTATATGTGAATGTAGCTGGTGATGAGTTTTCGCTCAATTCCGTTACTGCAACTGCGGGTAAACTTGGGTGGTTTGATGGTGCATGGGAAAATGCGGCAAATGCCACGGATGCAGCACAGGTATTGTCGTTCCAATTAGCCGCCGCTGGTGCGGAGGTTTTTCGTGATGGAGTATCCATTGGTGATAGTTTAGGACTTGTAGCTCACCAACTAGCAGATGATGCTGCTCTATGCGCTAATACTGCTGGAAATTACCTGTTTGACGGATATTTATTTGAGTTTCTTATTTACAGTCCCATACTTAATGCCACAGATCGAGCGAAAGTAGAAGCCTATCTTATAGCTAAATGGGGAATTTAGTAAAAGGAGCTAATCATGGCGTTTTATGGATATACTCACGAAACAATAGAGGCAATGGAGAAGTTTTTCTCGGAACGCGACATTCAAGCAATGGTCATAGATCAATGTGCCGTATTGCATGAAAGAATCTGCGCTTCTAACGAGCATGTGATCATCAAAACAGGCATTAATAAAGGTAGATGCAAGTATTGTATGAAGATGATTGCCGAACCAATGCCATTACCTAAATAGCAACGCGCTTCTAATGACCAGTGGATTGAATTATTACACCGAAATGCTTAAGGCGGCCCGCGAAGGCCGTACCTTTACTTGCTGGGTTAATGACTATAAACCAGGCGACGGGCTTAATGTCGTAAATATGACTGGTTCTTTTCATAATCTAAATCCAGGAGAACAGGCAGTTATTACACAAATTGCATTTGGAATTGTTTCTATAAATGACAGTGCCCATTTTGAGGTTGGATACACTAGTGAGGGATACTGTTCTGGAACATTTACTCCAATTCATTATCATGAAGAATTAACATCTGGAGCAGCAAAAGAATACAGCGCGATAAAAGATGAGACATTTTTACCACCAAAAGTTGTGAAATATTCTGATGTTGTAAAGTGCGTTTGCCTAAGAGCCGACTGTAGCGATTCAGACGTTGAGGTTACGGTAGGGTTTAGTGGCTGGGTCGAACCAGAGGATTAGTAAGGAATAAAAATATGGCAACTTATATTGGCTGCGATGGCGCAGAACAACAGAACACAGCCCTAGCTTACAGTACAGCCGGCACTATAACTATTGATACGACTACAACCTGGAAATCGGGTGCGTCGTTTCGTATGAATTTAGATAACGAACAAGCTGATCTATACTACGGTTCGCAAGTCAACGCAGCAGATTATTTCGATAACGTAGACACCCGACCTTGGGGCTATTCCTTCCACCTATACATTGCAACTCTTCCGGGCGCTGAGAAGTATCTTCATTTCACAGCAGTAAACAAACTTGTTGGCGGCGTAAATATGAAGGCTCGTGTCGACGAGAATGGTCAAGTCAGCATGTGGTCTGATTTCGCTGGGGCATATGTCAACAGTGACGCTAATATCTCAACGGGCATCTGGTACGCTGTCCACGTTAGGGTTTATATTCCGGCTGGCTCTTTTGAGCTTGATATGTACAGAGCAGATAATAGTGTACAAGCATTCAGCACGCTTGCACGAGCCTCTGGCAACCGTAGCTTTAACGGTTGCTATTTGGGAGCCGTGGAAAACAGCACTGGCGATATGTATTTCGACAACTTTATTATTTCGGGCAATTCAGACGGCGAGAACTGTCGCGATACCGTTGGAGACGATTGGGTTGTTGGTATCTTGATACCTGATGGCACGGGTGCCCATGATGATGCTTGCTGGGATAATGACTGGACATTTGTGGATGAAATTCCACCCGACGACTTGGTGACTACTAGATCATGTGCTACTTTGGCTAATGCATTTACCGAAACTATGGAGGCGATGTCTGCTCTAGATCCGCCAGGTGTTGCAACGATACTAGGCGTCCAGCCAGTCTATCATGCTGGCGGTGATGGCGGGGTGGGGGGACGCTGTGAGTTGAGATTCAGGAGTGGCGGAACAGACTTTGATGGGAACGATCACATACCTGGGGCTGGCTGGAATGAGTTTTTTAGATATTGCATGACTGATCCCGACAATGGTGCATGGACCGAAGCTGCCATTAACGCCTGTGAAGTTGGCTGCGAAAAGACGGATAATAATAAGTTGGTTAGAATATCGACTTGTTACTTGATGGTGGCCTATCTTCCACACCCTGCACCGACCGTTACCGACTGCGATCCTGATACTGGCCCTACTGCTGGCGGGACTAGCGTGACTCTGGCTGGCACCGGATTTAGAGATGGCGCGACGGTAACTTTCGACGGAGACGCTGCCGACAATATAGTGGTTGTCGATCCAACAGAAATTACCTGTGACACTCCTGCGCACGCGAAGGGTCTAGTTGATATAATAGTGACTAATGACGATACGCAGTCTGGAACTTTAGAAAACGGATTTGAATATCTTGCCGGTAATGGCGGCAAGAGCCATGCTAAAAGACAACTACTAGGATTAATTTAATGGAAATTCCTCCTGAGGCAATCGTCAATGAAGCAGGTCAAGTTGCAATGTGCCACAGGAGACCTAGGCAAGTTTGCGTCAAGTGTGCTAACCGAAGCCATGTTTTTGTTCTTCGAGGCAATTGGGCACTTACATGGGTTGAAAGAGAAGATGTGCCATGTATACTTGCCAAACGCTCAAAGCGTGGTTGTTGTGGCGGTAATAGCAGAAAGGCGTTTATGTTCGCCACAGCAGCGGCGATTAATTTATGGAATATGACGAAATAATTTATTCATTAACTTGCACAATGTCAATTTGTTTTGTAAAATAGGTAAACACTTTAGGAGACGATCATGACTGAATCAAATGTTGAAGAGGCCAAAGGATATACCAAAGAAGCGCTGATGCGAATGAGTAAGCAAGAAATCATCGCAGTGGCAGACGAGATCGGCGTTGATCTTTCTGTTTTGCCTAAGCTTACCGAAGACTCGATTTCTGACGCCATCTTGGTTTTTCTTGAGCCTTATCTGGAAAAAGATGGTTCATTAGACGAGCTTCCAGTTGAGTATATTGAGGAAGAATTGGCAGAACCGACTGAGCCAGTCGAGTTAGAGGGACTGGTGGAACCAGAAGAGCCGACCGAGACTCCTGAGCCATGCGAAACGGAAGAGGTGGCGGAATCAGAGGAGCCGGCTGAAGCAGAAGAACAAATCGAATCGGAAGAGCCTGTCGAGCCTGAAGAGCCATCAGGTCCAGATCCCACCGTAATGTCTGGTTCTCATCAAGAGATTCTAAGGCCTGTCAAGATTGAACAATCTGTTAGGGTGCGGCGCATAGCGGAAAGCAATAAGTGAAAATTGCTGTTACAGGACCTAAAGGGCGGCTAGGCTCTTGCCTAGTAGATAAAGGTTGTATCCCGCTTGACTTTGATATAAACAATCCAAGTCTTGTCGAGAGCGAACTGGATAGCATTAAGCCAGATGTACTTATAAACTGTGCAGCCTGGACCGATGTAGACGGTGCGGAGGTGGGCGAAAATCTTTATGAGGTGCTTCTTACCAATCTACGCTCACCTGGCATCCTAAGGGTAAATCACGAAGGCTTGTTTGTTCAGATATCCACTGGATATGTATTTGGAAATGATGAAGGCCCTTTTACTGAGGCAGATGAACCAGATCCATTGAGTTGGTACGGTTGGTCGAAATTCGGAGGCGAGAAGGCCGCCGAAATACGCTCTCCAACTTTGATTATTCGAACGCTTGATTTATTTGGAATTAACACTAGAACTGATTTTGTGAAACAAGTACGAGAAATGATTGAATCAAATTCCCAAATAGAATTGCCCGATAATCTTTTTGGTACACCTACTTATATTCCACATTTAGCCGAGGCTTTGCTGATAGCAATCGAACGCGGTTTAACTGGCATTATAAACATCGCGGGCGATCTCACTCTGAGCCGCTACGATTGGGGAAGAACGATAGCTAGACATTTTGGGGCTGACCCTGACATTATAGTACCTACCCAAACGATAAAGGGTAAGGCGCAGAGGCCACTGCGGGGTGGCTTGAATGTCAACAACGCCCAAAAACTAGGTCTTCCTATTTATTCTCCCATCGATGGATTACGCGGCATATCGGAGTGGGAGAATGCCAGGGGTAAAGCCTTCTGAGCGTCCTCTAAACTCAGTTCTTTTCTTAACCTATAAAAGAGCCGATCTTATAGACGAGCGTATTAGAGAGATTGAGCGCTTGTACTCTTCGCGTTCCGACGTTGAGCTTATTGTATTTGATAACGGTTCTGAGGGTTCGAACATCGCATTATGCCTTTTGGCACAGTCCGAGGTGGCCAGACTCAATAATTGGAAACTACAATTTCATACACATAAGATTGAAAAGAATGTCGGCTTTTCGGCTGGCTGGAATGAGGCTTTGCAATTCGCGAATGGCGAATATATATTCTTGCTCAGTGACGACGTACAGGCATTTGGCGATTTTATTACACCGGTTATTGCCGCATTAAAAGTAGCACCTAACGCAATTGTTGGGGAAGCGTATATTAATTGGCCCGCTGGCTGGAATGAGTTTGGGCACCTTCCACCAAAGGAGCCATGATGACTGATCCAATCAAACCCAGTATTGATGAGATTGATGTTGAACATTTGGAGATTAAGCGAATAATCCCGATTCATCCCGAAGCCAAATATATGATCTTATGTGGCCCTGATGTTTTACAAGCAGAGGCCGATCAATTGGCGGTTAGGATAAAAGAATGGTACTCAGATCCCGAAACGCCAATTGCGATTGTAATGGGAGATATTTCGCTTGTCAGGGTTGACAAGATAACCGATGAGGCGTTGGACATTGGCTAAGAAAAAGAAACTCAAGGTCATAATAACAGGTATTTGGTATCCAGTAGCAATCTGTCGATACCTGTGGGAAGCCTTACTCAGCTATCCCAATATTGAAACATGGTGTGCTGGTCCTTATGCAGGGCGCGAAATCCCTTGGGCTAATAAAGAAAATCCAAGAGGAATGAATCTGCCACAAAAATATGTACTCAAGCCAGATCACCCGACGCCAATGACCCAACCTCCGATGGTTTCTTATGCAATGCTTGAGAAACACAAGCCCTGGGAACCCGACCTGTGGTTGGAAGTAAACGCCGGATTGCAGGCTATAGGTAAGCCGATTAGTGCGCCATTGGCTGTTGTAGCAACAGATCCTCATGTGCTCAACTACACAGGTGCGCGCGAGCGCGCAGATTACTTTTTCAATATGCAAACGCCCTATATGAAGTCAGGTGACATCTGGCTACCATATGCATATTCCCCTAAGTGGCACGCGCAAACGGATAAACCAATCAGAGAGCGCGAGTGGGACGCCGCCTTGATCGGCCTTCAATACCCCAACCGAATAAATCTTGTGAATAGGTTGCGCCAGCCAAACAATCATCTACACAGGGAAGGCGCTGGTTTCAAAGTCTTCTCGAAGCTAGGACCGTCCTATGATGATGCCCGTGAGATTTATCACAACACGAAGATAGGACTCAATTGGTCAAGTCTTCAAGACACAACGGCTAGATGCTACGAACTGATGGCCTTTGGTATACCAGCGGTTATGAACAGAGTTCCCGATCTCATGAAGCTTTTTAAGGATCGTCGAGATTTCCTTGGCTTTGACAGTGAGGACGAGGCCGTAGCCATCATTCACGAGCTTCTAAACGATATGGACTGGGCGGAGGAAGTTGGAAAGCAAGGACGCAAGGCCGTTGAGGAACATACTTGGGAAGCAAGAATAAAAACCATTATACAAGAGACAGGAGTGATTTAATTATGAAATGTGTCGTGATTGGAGGTTCGGGATTTCTTGGCGGCGCAATAGTTGACGAGCTAGTGGCAAGAGGCGATCAAGTTATTAGTGCCGATAGGAATATTCGCGAATTGAAAGATGGTGTCGAGAGCCGCTTCTGTGACTTGACGGAACCATCAACCATAAAAGATGTGGTTGATGGCGCAGACGAGGTTTATCTGATAGCTGGCGTTCTTGGAACGTCTGAATTGGATGATCAGATTATTAGTGCGATTAGAGTAAATGTGATGGGAGCAGTGAATACCCTAAATGCCTGCGTCGAAGCTGGCGTAAAACGATTGTTCTACCCAAGCAAGCCCAATCCTTGGTTGAATACTTATACAATCACCAAGATCGCGGCAGAGCAATTCATGAAGATATACCACGAAAGATATGATCTGAACGTCATTGTAATGAGATGGTTTAATGCTTATGGGCCAGGACAACATGCTTATCCTGTGAGGAAAATTGTTCCGACATTTTGCTTACAAGCAAGATACGGAGAGCTTTTGACCATATTTGGGACGGGCGAGAACGTATGCGATCTTGTGTCCTCCAGGGATATTGCCCGGTGGTCCGTTGAGGCAACGAGGCTGGAATTGTGTAAGCAAGTTTGGGATTTTGGCCGTGGAATAGGAATGACGGTCAACCAAGTAGCGGCAGATATTCTTACCGTTGCTGATAAAGATGTGCGAAATGTTCAACATATACCAATGCGTAGGGGCGAAGTTGAGGGAACGAAATTGGTGGCAGACATCGATGATTTGAGGGATGCGTTTGCCCAAAAAGGGAAAAAGATATATTTCGAATCATGGATGGAAACGCTCAGGGAAACCTATCGATATTACGAGCATTTGCCAATGGAGAAATTATTAAAAGCAATGGAGATCTGGTAAGTATTTATGACGGAAAAAGATTGTATCTATGAGGCAATTGCCGCGCACTACGAGCGCATGATAACCTATAACGTGCGCGAGGCACTTGTGATGAACAAATGCCTTCATTCAGTAAGCGGGCTTTACGACGTGCTTTGGCAGCATAAGCGAGAGCTTATTATGTGCGGTGCATTTGATCAACTATGGGAAAGTGCTAACGCCTTGATGCAAGTAATTGAAGTGCGCGCAGAAATTACGGGATTAAGGGCTATTTCATCAGAGAGTATGACCAAGGATATTACAAATAAACTGAAGGATCTTTAGGTAAATGGGCAAAAAACTTGTTCCCACATCGGCAATATTTGAATTGAAAGATGCTCATAAATTTGGCATAGGAAAGGGACTAGAAATTCATGAGCGAATGAAGGGGCGCTATGCAGGCCAACCTTATGATTGGGGCGTTTTAGCAGAAATGATTAAGTGGGCAGGAGACGGGGATCATTTAGAAATCGGAACATTGTTTGGAGGAAGTGCCATATTATCGGCGTTGACGAAAATTAAATATGGGCTAAGTGGCAATATTATTTGCGTCGATCCACTAGATAGTTATTACGGCATTAAAGTCGATCCTGGAAGCAACGTTCCAGTCACACCCGAAATTGTGAGAAAGAATCTTGAGCTTTTCAATGTTCAGGATCGAATTGAGCTAGTGACTAAGAAATCTCAACCCTGGCCCTTGCCTCCAAACCGCAAGTTTAATAGTGCATATATAGATGGTCAGCATGATTATAAGGCCTGTTTATCAGATTGGGTAAATTGCGAAGCTTGTGTTGATAAGGTAATACAATTTGATAATCATGACATGGCACACGCTGCTATTTGCAACGTCGTTTCTCAAGTGTCTAAAGACGAATGGTTAACTGTACATATTAGTGGAATAAGCGCCGTGTTGGCGAGGCGTACTTGGCTTAGGCCCGATTGGAAAAAGAGGGAATTATGGTAAACAAAGATTTAAATATCGAGAATTACAAAAATCGCCATCTTGGAGAGCGGGCATTTATTGTAGGCAATGGTCTAGGCACAACTCCCGAAATACTGGATCGACTTGAGCATTCTGGATGGATCACATTTGGAATGAACCGTATTGGAATGATCTTCCCCAAAACTTCCTGGCGTCCAAGATTTTATATAGGCACTACCTCGGCTATAAATGATCCTATCCATAGACCCGATAATCTGGCTGGTATTCGCTCGTCTGAGATTGCTTTTTGCTGTGATGGCTACAAGAATTATCTGGATGAAAGTATTAACGATAACGTGATTTATCTTAGTTGCTCCCAGCTTGAGGATTGGCTAGGAAAACACAATGAAGCAACCAATGATTTTTGGTCAGACGATATATCTAATCGCCTTTCTAAATTTGCTTGCACCGCTTTTCCGGCAATGCAGGTGGCGGCTTATTTAGGACTTAATCCGATTTATCTTATTGGTTGCGACGCGGACTACAGACCTCCTGTTGATGGCGTCGATCCATCTCACTTTGATCCTAAATATAGACCGTGGCACGCGTATCCAAGTTACGAGAACTTGAATCTAGGTATACAACGGGCACACGAAATAGCGCAAGTGGCTGCAGACAGATTGGGAATAGAAATAATTAATATTTCCCCAATCAGCGAAATTACTGCCCATACGTTTGGAAGCTTGGACGAGGCATTGGCATGACTAAACCCAAAAGTGCATTCAGTGGACACAAATTTAATATAGTTAGATGGCGCGGAAACCCAACGGAAGCAACGCTAAAAAGCGGACATGTTGTACGCAAAGAAAAATATATTTATTATCGTGACACGAATGACAGGTGGATTGCTGTACGTGCCTCCGACTATCATGGCGAACACTTTGTCTATGTTGATCCACTTTTCAACGATGGTGTATTAGGGCATTTCTCGTTTATGTGTACTTGTGGTAGCCCCGCGGTTATTGTAGGCCCGGCAGACGCCGCACTAGAAGACACTAATTGCCCAGAACGATTATTGGTGTGCTACATATACCATCTTACGCTTACAAAGTATGGTCACGGCTGGCATCAAACCAGCGATGGTAGGAGATGGGTATGAAACTTAGTCATGAGGCCTGGTTTTTGGGGCTTAAACTGGAAGGGGAAATCAAAAAGAAACTGGTTGGCGAGTATCAAATGTGGGATAACCAGTTGGGTTTGCTCGCGCAAGTCGTTGAATGTGCCGGCAATGGATATCATCTTGACATAGGTACAATGTGGGGAGGATCAGCGATATTAGCCGCACTGGTAAAAAAGAGGATGGGCTTAGGCGGACTGGTTTATACAGTTGATCCTCTTGATCAACAATTTTTTGATGATAATAAGGGTTATTTGAGCAGTCATAAAGACCCAGTTATACCTACAGTTGAACAAATACTGGAAAACTTCAAGACTTTTGGTGTCGAAGATCGAATTATTTTCAAGCAAGTTAAATCATCAGATTTGCCATATCAGTTTAGACGTTTACCAGTATCGGCATTTATTGATGGGGCACACGACTTTGACAGCGTATTAATTGACTGGGCAACTTGTAGCAAATATTGCAATTTTATAATGTTCCATGATTATTCTGAGATCTCGGCTTGGAAGGGCGTGAATGAAGTGGTTGATAGATATGTGCTCAAGGACGATAAATTTGAAGTGCTAGGCGAGGCAATACACTGTATCGCTTTTGTAAGAAAAGAACAAGAGAATATATAAATGAAAGTTGTCATGATAGCCAGGAGTAAAAACGAGGCATTGAATATAGGAAGGTTTTGCAACGCCTATCGGGATTGTGTTGACATGATACTTCTGGCAGATGGAGGGAGCGAAGACAATACCGTTGACATTGCAAAAGGCTTCAAGAATGTGCAGGTACGCCATTTCAAGGAACGAATGGAATTTCCAGGAGGAGTTTGGAGGAATCCTCACGGCAAACACATGAACTTTCTTATTGATTGGGCATTAGAGGAAGATCCCGACTGGATTATCTTTGATGATATTGATTGTATACCGACCGAGGCACTTCGATTAAATCTTCGAGAAATAATGGCGAACGCCGATCATCCCTCAATTTGGCTTTATCGGTTATATGTTTGGGGGAAGGATCAATATTTTCCCAAACTTAATGAGCCAGGTAAAAGTATATATGCCTGGAAGCCCGAATTGGGTATAGTGGCACAAAACGAGCCGCCCTTAGCGTGTGTTCTTTTAAATGTTCCAAGCGATACTAAGGGAGTGATTCTTGAGCCTCCGTTTTGTATTATGCATTATTTTTGTCAGACCGAAGAGTTGGCCCAGGCCAAGTTGGAATTCTACAGGGCTACTGGAGAACAGACGGGCATACAACATCCGAGCAAATTTGGCGGGCCATTGGAATATTTGCCCGATTGGGCGCATGAGTGAAATAGATGAAGATTGTGGTAGTGGTCAGAACCAAGAATGAGGTTCGTAACATAGCTCGATTTTGCGCTGCATATAAAGAATGCGCTGATCTTATTCTCGTGGCGGATGGCGGAAGTGAGGATTATACAGTACCCATTGCCAAATGCTTCAATAATGTAAAGGTTCGCCACTTTGAAGAACGCATTGAATTTCCAGGAGGCTTGTGGCGCAATCCGCATGGCAAACACATGAACTTTATGTTTGATTGGGCGGTTGACGAGGGTGCGGACTGGATTATTTTTGACGATTGCGATTCTGTTCCTACCGCTACGCTGAAAGAGAACATTCGGGAAATAATGACGAGTGCCGTCCATCCAACAATTTTCGCAGACAGATTGTATATTTGGGGTAGGAATAAATATTTCCCCAAACTTAATGAATCGTGGACGCCTTTATATGCCTGGAGACCAGAAGCGGGTATAGTGGCAGAAGAGAGAAATCCAATAGCGTGCCAGATATTGAATATACCGCCAGTGGAAGAACGCGTAATTCTTAAGCCGCCGCTGTGTTGTTTGCATTATTTTTGTCCAGACAAGGAGACTGCACAAGCTAAACTAGATTTCTATATAACTATCGGCGAGCAAAAAGACGCAACGCATCCGCTTGAATTCGGAGGGCCATTAGAAGATTTACCGGAGTGGGCACATGAATAAAGTTGTAGCGTTGGCCATGAATTATAAATGCCTTTTGGGTTATCAAGAGCCTTATGAAGAGCCGATTGTTTTTCTAAAGTCTAGAGAAGCCATCATCGGACCTGGAGAGACAATCTTTATACCTCATGATGCTATTGTTTGGCCAGAGGTTGAATTGGCTATTATTATTGGCAAGCAGGCTAGGAATGTTTTGCCCAAGGATGCTTATAAATATATTATTGCGTATGCGATCGCAAATGATGTTACGGCATATTATGGGGATGAACGAGATGTGCATTATGCTAAATCCAAATGCCCAGACACATTTCTGCCAATGAGCCATATTGTATATGCGCCCGAAGCACCTATCTGGAAATCTCAAGAACTAACCACATTCATTAATAGCCATAGGGTGCAAGCTGGCAATGTTGGAGACATGATTTTTGGAGTTGAAAAAGCGGTAGAATTTATTTCTAGTTGGATGACGCTCAATAAAGGCGATGTTATTATAACTGGTACGCCCTGGCACAATCGACCAGAATTACACGACGGCGATATCGTGACTGTTGCGATTGAGGGATTGGGCGAAGTGATTAATCCGGTAAAACTAAGGAAAAACTAATGGCTCATTCTATAACGCAGTTCAAAGATAAATATAAGGGCGAGCGCTGCTTCATTATAGGGAACGGTCCAAGCCTTGCTCGAACACCACTTAGTTTAATTAAGGGAGAATACTCTATTGGCATAAACAGGATAGGGATGCGATATGATAAAACCGATTGGCGTCCCAGTCACTTCTTGTGTGTTACTCAATGGGTAAAGAAGGACGATTATCGGGCAGATGTACTAAAATCAATCGATCTTGGCATACCTTGTTTTATAGGCGAACGTATTAGACACTTTATTAATCGGGAAGATGAAAACATCACTTGGGTTGATTGTACTTTTCCACACGCGGATGAATCGTATGACATAAACAAAACAAGTCTAAAGTGGTGGCTTAGAGATATATCAGATGGGATATTGAATTATTATTCGAATGCAACATTTGCAGCAACGAAGCTGGCGGTTTATATGGGTTTTAATCCGTTAATTTTTGTCGGTTGTGATTTGGGCTGGAAAGGTTTAAATTATTTGGAATACGGCCTAGACCATGATCATTTTGATAATCGTTATGAAGACGCAACTTTTGAAAAACCCGCTGACCATTGGGACAAATTCAATCCTGATGCAATTCGAGCGCACGAGATTATAAGAGTTTGTACAAAGAGTATAGGGGTAGATGTTTACAATGCCACTTTGGGCGGCGAGCTTGAAGTATATCCAAGAGTTAATTTTTTGAAGACGGCCATGAAGATTTCTGAACCGCAACCCAAGGGGCTTGATGTGAAAGAACTACTGGGCCAATATAAGGGAGAAAGGATTTTCATAGTCGGCTGCTCAAAGAGTCTTACGGTAGAACAACTTGATCTTATTAAGGGCGAGTATTCGTTTGGATTAAATCGTATTGCGATGTTATACGACGAAACCGAATGGAGGCCGACCTTTTATAAAGCGGCACCACCAGAATATTTGAGCTATAAGCCCTTTAGAGATGATGTAATCAGATCCATAGAGCTTGGAATTCCCTCGTTCTTGTGTGTTCGCTTACGCTCACACGTAGAAAACGGCATTGAGTATGGTATTGGTGATGCATACGATAATGTTCATTATATTTCATGCACGGCTAGGACTCATGGCGAGGATCTTGAGTGGTGGGCAACAAACTATAAAGAAGGGGGAAACGTCGGACGATATTCAAGCTCCACTTTTAGATCGGCCATGATTGCGATCAAAATGGGTTTTGAGGAGATCGTATTTATCGGCGTAGATATGGATTATCAGATACACGAAGAGGATGGTCCTGACCCCAACCATTTTGCCCCTGACTATGTTCCAAGACTTGGGCGCTCCGATGTTCATTTAGAGGCGATTAATAAATCGTTTTTAGAGCAATATGAAAGGTTAGAGGAACAAGCCAAATTCTTGGGCATTAAGGTGATAAACGCAACAGAAGGTGGGCTACTTGAAGTTTTCCCGCGAGCCAATTTAAAAGAATTAATTAAAAGGGAATAAAATGAACAAAATTATGGGTTTCATTGAGCATTTATTGGGCTGGGAAATTGAAAAAAAGCCCAACAAAACAGAAAATCGCTTGACAAACAGGCGAATACCTATGAATAAGATTGCGGTTATTATACCCGCCAGACTTGCATCAACGAGATTTCCTCGCAAGGCCTTGGCCGATATATATGGAAAGCCCGTGATACAAAGAGTTTACGAGGCGGCTAGCCAAGCCAAAGGTATAGCTGACGCATTTGTTGCGACGCCCGATGTTGAATTGGCAGAGGTCGTCGAATCCTTTGGTGGCAAGTATATTATGACTGGTCCACAAGACACTTGTCTAGGAAGATGCTCGGAGGCAATGAGAGACGACGCACTTTTTGATTATTATGGGGCAGTTATTGCACAGGGCGACGAGCCTATGTTGAAGCCCGAAATGCTTGATGTAGCAGTTGAGGCACTTGGCAAGTATGGTGTTTGTTGGTTAGTAAAAAAGATTCTGCCCCATGAAGATCCAACCGACATCAATATGATAAAGTGTGCTTTGAATAGTAACGGCAATATTATTTATGTTTCGCGCGGGGCAATTCCTATCCCTACGCCTGAAGGAGACCATGACTTTATACCAACTTATTATAAACAAGTAGGCGTAGTCGCATTTGGCAGAAGAATGCTAATCGAATTCAATAATCTTGAAAGAGGACCACTGGAGAAATGCGAGGGTATAGATTTGCTCAGATTTCTTGAGCATGGCGTAATAGTAAGTTCGGCTCTTTCGCCCTATGATACACAATCGCTTGACACCCCAGAAGATTTGGAACGAATACTGGACATGTGGCCTAAATGAATAATAGAGTTGCAGCCATCATTGTTAATTATAATATGCCCGAAAGAACAGATGCCTTATGTTCTTATATAAAGGTACATGTTAAATGGCCCTACGATCTTATTGTTGTAGATAATGGTAGTGATCCAAAATATCCGTCCGAATGGACTACCGTTAAGCTTCAACAAAATGTACAAACAACAAATGGCTGGTTGTGTGGTGTTGCCTATGCAAAAGGATTAGCTAGTATGCGCAAGGAGCCTTATTTGGGCTACTGGTTCATGATAACAAGTGCCGAGTTTGTAAAAGAAAGCAAAGACCCGCTTACGCCAATAGCGAATATATTGCTGGATATACCCGACGCGGTTGTGGCCTCGCCGGCGCTTACCAAGGATAGCACAACTGCACATGTACAAATGATAACAAGAGGAGGCAACGACCCAAGACGCACATGGCTACTTGATAACATTGCTGCGTTATGGAGGGCAGATTGGCTCGATTCCATTGGCGGTTTCCCGCCAGAACTTACCATGGCCTGGGGTTGTGATTTTGAAACCTGTTATCTTGCAAGAAAGGCTGGCAAAAGTATCTGGATACACGAGGGCACGCGTGTCAAAAAAATAAGTGACATAGGTTACACAATGGATCGCATGGGAATGACCGCTGAGGAGAGAGGCCCTATGGCCGGTCTTGAAATGAGGAATTATCTTGTGCCTAAATACGGCGAAGATTATGACGCAAGACTTCATAAGGAATACACAGACCCAAAATGGTGTAGTCGTGTTACAAGGATAAATGAATGGCAGCCTTCTGCCGATAAGGAGAATTAAAATGGCCAAAGACCCTGCAGTGGGACCTATTACTAGATATGACAAATTCGGGAACGCAAGAGTTGATCGAGGAGAGGCACTACCCGTTGTTCCAGTAGAGGAAGTAATTGAGTATGCTCCCGAAAAGAAGGACATGAAGACGATCATTTTGGCTGGCGGTCATGGTACTAGATTGCAGGATGAAACCGAGGGGAAGATCCCTAAGCCATTGGTAAAGATTGGCCTAATGACAATGCTTCAACACATCATTTACCTTTATGAAGGCCAAGGCAATAGCCAGTTCATAGTGGCGGGTGGCTATAAGGCAGACGCGTTGTTGAAATGGCGAGAAGAATTGCATGATGTGTTTGGGCATCGTGAATTAAATGTTCTTATAACCGATACTGGCGTAGAGACGCAGACTGGTGGCCGGCTTCTACGTTTAAAATATTACTTGTCTAAACCGTTCATGATGACCTATGGCGATGGCTTGTCTGATATAAATTTATCGGCGCTTGCGGAGTTTCATGATCGAATGGTTATTGATCACAACATTCTTGTTACTTTGACTGCGGTAAGACCGCCAGCGCGCTTTGGAAATCTTGTAATCGAAAACGGTCTTGCAAAGCTATTTGTAGAAAAATCGCAGGCTACAGGTGGTTGGATCAATGGCGGTTTCTATATTATCCAGCCAGATGCTTTGAATTTGATCAGCGGTGATTCCTGTAGATGGGAATATGATGTTTTGCCTACATTGGCAATTCAGGGAAGGCTTGCCGCATACCAGCATACTGGTTATTTTCAAATGTGCGACACATCGCGAGATCTGGAATCACTGAGAAGTATATGGGAGCTTGGAAATGCCCCATGGGCGAGGTTATTTAAATGACAGACGATTTGATTAAGCAATTGAAAAACCAACGAGTTTTGGTAACCGGTGCCACTGGTTTTATGGGCCAAAGGCTTGTCGATATTTTATTGAGCGCGGGAGCGTATGTAAGCGCGCTAGTACTTGACATTGATTTTGCCAGTCGGTTTTATAGAGAAACCTACATGAGTTGTCTGGCCAATCGAATAGAGAAAACCATCACCGGTGATCTGCGCAATTACTTTGACTGTGAACGGGCAGTTGCCGAATCGAGACCTACTATCATATTTCATTTGGCGGCCATAACCCAGGTATGCGATGCAAGCAGGATGCCTCTACAAGCGTTTGATTCGAACATTATGGGTACGGCCAATCTGCTTGAGGCGGCGCGCAAGATAGCTCCTGGAGAGATTGCAATAGTAGTTGCTTCAAGCGATAAAGCGTTTGGTGAACCAATTGACGAGATGCCATTTAATGAAAACTCAGTACTAAACCCTATTCATCCTTACGATGTATCTAAGGCATCGGCGGATCTGGTTGCGAGATGTTACGCTTTACATTATGGAGAAAAAGTTGCCATTACTCGTTGCGGAAATGTATACGGGCCGGGCGATATCAATTGGCAGCGCCTCATACCCGAAGCGATTAGGTGTGGCCTAACTGGTAAAACGCTGATCATTCGTAGCGATGGGTCACTGGTGAGAGAATACAATTATGTCGATGACATAATTGATGCTTACATTCGGATTGCGCTTTCACTCATGCCTTGGGGCGGTCAACCTGAGCCATGGGCGCTGGGTACATCTTGGACGGTTTCAGATAATCGAGGACGTATGAGCGTTTTAGAAATAGTAGATAAGATAAGCGCCGTCATAAATCAAGATATCAAAATTGATATATTAGGAAAAGCTCAAGACGAGACGGGAGAATTGATACTTGAATCTGGTTTAATTAGACGCAAATTGGATTGGCGACCAAAAACGGAACTGCCAGAAGGCCTACGAAAAACTACCAGATGGCTTGTCAAGCACCTAAGAAGTAGAGGTGAGGTTGTAAAAACGGTATGAATGGTTTGATTGATGGCGTAAGTGTGACGGATCTAAAAGTTATTAAGGATGAGCGCGGGGCCGTATGGCATATGCTGCGCGCGGGCAATATGCCATTTTTTGAGCCAATGGGAGAAGTATATTTTTCAATGGTGCGTCCAAATGTTGTAAAGGCCTGGCACTGTCATAAAGCCATGAGGCTAAATTATTGCTGTGTTGTTGGAGAAATTCAATTAGGATTAGTGGATCTGAGGCTATCCAGTCCAACTTTTGGCATAGAGAATACAATATATTTAAGTGACGGAATGTTACCGAATTACAAATTAGTTAGCATACCGCCGCTTGTATGGAACGGGTTTAGAAGTCTTGCTATAAACAACAATAGCGCGCTTATGGCCAATATGGCCACGCTTCCGCATGATCCAGAAGAAATAGTTAGAGTCCACCCTAGAGAATTTCCAGTAGATTATTATTGGGGAGATTACGAAATAGCGGGCTAATTGCGCCCAGGCACGCAGGAGCGTGTAGGAGACGATTTTTGATGGAAAACATGATACAGGACACCTTAATCCGATGATGATCATTGTAAACTGTCGGGCGCTATATTCTTGCCCATGGATTTCATATTTACTCAGTGAGCTACAACCAGCCGAAAATCAGGTTGTAGTATGCGGGATGCTCTCCGACTATGACAGCGGCAAGATTGAAGCCGCCAAAGCAGCGTTCCGAGCGATAGATTACGAGATCTGCCAGGATAATAACTTGCGTAGTCATGTTGCAATGCTCAATCTATTGACAAATCGGCACCAGGAAAAGACGGGCGACTTCCTGCTTGTAAGCAGTATACCTGCCGATCAGGAAGCCGCCGTATCGATCGGCATGGAATATATTCAACCGGAGTTGTTCGATGTAGTTTATAAAGGATTGATTAATGGCTAATAAGCAATCAAGGCTTAAGCTCCAAATAGCCGGTCTGGCTGATATCTACGCCGAGAGAGAGTATCGAGGCCAGGAAGAATTCAAGGCTGGAAAAACCTATATACCTCCAAGCGGAAAAGTTGTTCGAGGCCTAGAGGCGGCGTATGGCGTAGAGGCCGTTCTTGACGGTTGGCTTACGGAGGGCCGTTGGGTTGATCAATTCGAAAAGAAACTAGCGTCTTACATCAGCGTCAGATATGCATCAATGTGTAACTCAGGATCATCGGCAAATCTATTAGCTATTAGTGCGTTGATGTCCCCCAAGTTCAAGAAGCGCCTTAAGCCTGGCGACGAGGTGATTGTTGCCGCGGCCGGCTTCCCAACAACGCTCAACCCCATCATTCAAAAAGGATTAATTCCGGTATTTGTCGATGTAGAGCTAGGGACTTATGTGCCAACCATAAAGATGATCAAGAACGCTATGACAGATAAAACGCGCGCCATCTTCTTAGCCCATACGCTCGGCAACCCAGTTTCCATTGCAAAATATTGCCAAAAATGGCAAGATACTGGCATATATTTGATTGAGGATAATTGTGACGCACTTGGCTCTACACTAAGGGGTAAGCGCACTGGCTCCTTTGGCATTATGGCGACTCACAGCTTCTATCCTGCACATCACATTACTACAGGTGAGGGCGGTGCGGTGGTTACGAATAAACCTAGCGTGAAGAAGATTGTTGAAAGCTACCGTGACTGGGGGCGAGCTTGTTGGTGTAAACCGGGCAAAGAAAATACGTGTGGCAAGCGCTTCGAGGGCAAGTTTGGAAAATTACCAGAGGGCTATGATCATAAATACGTATATTCACATATCGGCTACAATCTAAAAAGCACTGACATCCAGGCGGCCATAGGTTTAGCCCAGCTTACAAGATTAGATCAATTTAAAATGATAAGATGCAGAAACTTCGCTTTTTTGCTAGAAATCTTAAAGGATTATAGCGATCTTATCATCTTGCCCGAAGCAACCAAAAACTCTGAGCCATCGTGGTTTGGTTTTCCCATCACGATACGACCAAAAGCGCCGTTTGCTCGCAAAGAAATGATTGAGTATCTCAACAGGCGCAAGATTGGAACGCGTCTTTTATTCGGAGGCAATTTATTAAAGCAGCCAGCTTATGAGGGTATAAAGTATCGCCATTTTTCAAGACTAAAAAACTCAAACCTAATCGCTAGCAATACTTTTTGGATAGGATGTTGGCCGGGCATTGACGATGCAAGATTAACTTTCATGGCCGAAGTTCTCCGGGCATTCTTGGAGCAATTTTAATGACTTCATACAAAATAGATCTCTTAGCAACTCATGGAAGTCCATTGGGTGTGACACCGCCAGACATTTATGGACACGGTGTTGGGGGTGCCGAATTAGCCATGATGACTCTAATGCAAACATTTGCCGAGAGGGGCCATCAGGTGCGCGTTTTCAATGACCCAAAGAAACCTGGGGAATATGATGGTGTGCAATATCTATTCCGTAATCAATTTAAGCCAAAAGATAAAAGGGATGTTCTTATTCCATTTAGACAACCCAACGCATTAGTTAAGGCTTCCCGTGCCGCAAAGGGAAAATTTTGGTGGTCCACTGATCAATACACAATTGGAGATTACGCGAAGTTTTCAAAGGTAGTTGATTTTTGCGTAACGATTAGCCCACATCATACTGAGTACCATAAAAACCGTTATGGTATACCGGATGAAAAAATAGGCCATATCGACTTAGGAGTTCGCCTTGCAGACTACGACATTAAAGTAGATAAAGTTCCAGGCAGAATGATATTTTGTAGCGTACCGGCCAGAGGTCTTATGATCCTTCACTCGGCATGGCCACTTATACGGCGAAAAGCGCCGAAGGCGACTCTGGTTATAACAAGCGATTATGCTCTTTGGGGAGCAGGCGGCGGAGGGACTGCTAAATGGCGGATTCATTGGGTTGGGATGGAGGGCGTAAATTATGTCGGAAATGTTCCTCGTCGCGAGCTTATCAAATACCAACTAGAGGCCGAGGTTTTACCATATACTTGTACATATGACGAGCTATTTTGTCTCTCAGTCGCGGAGTGTCAAGTTGCCGGCGCAATGCCTGTTACTACAGATGCGTCGGCACTTAAAACCACAAATCAATTCGGAATAAAGGTTTCTGGAGATCCTACAACGCCTCAGTTTGTAGAGGAGTTTTCTGATCGAGTAGCCGCGCTCGTTACTACAGAGAGACAATTTCTAGAAGCCAGACGCGCAAGCATGATTGCGGCTGCCAAGTCTCGATTTGATTGGCATGTAATTGCCGAAAAGTGGGAAAAACTGTTTGAGGATGGGAGGATTAAGTGATTTTATTTATTAGCGACTTCGATTTTAGGGGTTCGGGATATCTGCACATAGCAACAAGCTTGTGCAACGAGTTGGCGACTAGACATGGTAGAAAAGTTACTGCGTTGGGCATCGGCTACGACCGATCACAACACAATTGGCCCTTTTCGATTATTCCAGTTCGTCAGCGCGAATGGGGAAGACATATTCCAGCCATGGTCCATAACTTTATCCAGATGGGGAAATCTGGCCAATGGGATGAAGTAGAGGCGATTGTTGTTGCCTTAGATATTCCTATGCACGCAAATATGATGAAGATCAAAAGGGAAAACACGCCCTATATAGGCATCTTTCCAATTGAGAGCGGCCCTTTATGCAATACATGGGACTTTGCTATTGGTCACATGAGCGAACGATTAGTGATTAGCGAGTTCGGAAAGCATATGATTGACGAGTCTGGCACCAATACCTCCGTTTATATACCTATAGGAATCGATTCAACATCTTGGCGTATGCCATCGGATGTAGAAAGGAAGGCAATTAGGAAAGGGATGGGTTATGATGAAGATCAGTTTGTGGTTCTGACGGTTGCCGATAATCAAGAGCGCAAAAACTTGAGCATAGCGGCAGATGTTATAGAGCGCCTCAAAAAACATTTAAACGTGAGGTGGTCGTTGGTGACTCGAATCAACTGTCCAGTAGGCTGGAAGCTCGACGATCTCATGCATCAATTCGACATAATTGATCAAGTAGATAAATATGATAAGGGACTGGCGTTTGATCGGCTATGGATGCTATATGCTTCAGCAGACGCATTCCTGTTGACGAGCAAGGCCGAGGGGCTTTGTTTACCAATCCTAGAAGCAATGGCAACTGGGTTGCCAGTTGTGGCAACCTCTTGTACCGCAATTCCCGAACACATTTGGGAAGATCCTGATTGGAGTCGCTGTAGTGATGGTATCTGGCACAAAGGAAAGCCACGAGGCCGAAGAGGCTATGGTTTGAACGTGGAATACACAACTATTGATCCTTGGGGTAACTCCGTTAGAAGCTTTCCAGATCCCAAGCACGCCGTAAAATTGCTAAGGAAGATCGCCAAGATGAAGCCGTCTCAAAAGCAGGATTTCATTCAACCAGGTAGGGACTATGCCGTTGGTCGAACTTGGCAACGAGCAGGAAATGTACTGGAAGAGACGCTCAAACGGGTGATCAAAAAGGCGCAACCAAAAGATGAGCCTGGAACTGTGATACCATCATCACAGCCAAGGGTGATACCCGAAATAACAGAGGAGAATTCGGTATGAGCAAGCGCACAAGGGCAAGAAAGCCAAAACAGGGAAGAGCAAGAAAGAAACAAGGACCAGCGCCGAAAACATTGGTTGATATCTGTATGCTGGTCTTTGGTGAGTGGGGGTTACTCTCAAAAGCTATCAGGGCGATTCCGGCTGCAGCCGAGGGGCTGAATGCCAGCTATCGAGTCATAGTCGTCGATAATGGCACACCTGATTGGGAGACTGAGGAAAAGGAAATTGTAACGGCCAAGGAACAATCAGCACCAATTAAGGAACTGCTTAGGCCACAGGACATCTTTTTTAGGCTCGATGAAAACAAGGGCTTCCCCGGTGGTTACAACGTCGCGGTCGGCAAGGGGCGCTCGCCGCTTATTCTCATCTTGACTTCAGACGTTTTCCTGTTTCCTGGCGCGATTACAAAACTTGTTAGCGTTCTGGACGATCCTGAAGTTGGTATCGCAAGCCCGATGTTGCTCTATCCAGCGGACGAATCTCCCCACGGGCCTCCTGGTAGCGTGCAGCATGCCGGCATTGGATTCGATATTCGAGGCGATCCCTATCATATTTTCATGGGTTGGCAGCCAGATCATGAGAAGGTAAATCAGCGTAGAGAGTTACAAGCGGTTACGGGAGCATGTATTCTAACTCGGCGTGCTTTATGGCAAAGAATAGGCGGCTTCTCTGAGCTTTATAATCAGGGAACATTTGAGGATATGGAGCTTGCATTTGCCATCCGCCAAATGGGCTACAAAATAATTTTCGAGCCAAGCGCGCGAGGTGAACACTATGTTGGAGGTTCCATAAAACATGGTGCTATGAGGCCGGGTTTTAATCTCGCATTAAATTCAACAATTTTCCGTGGCCGTTGGGCACCATCTCTGAAATGGGATACTTATCGATTTTATTGACCCTGCCGTGCCAAGCCCAACCTAACATCGCCAGACCTCGCATCGCCAAGCCGTACTCCGCCGCGAACCGCCTAGCCATGCCTCGTTTATAATTCATTCCTAGCCTCGCCACACCGCACCAAACACTGCGCCACCTAGCCGGACACCGCCCCACCTTGCCCTAACTGGGGAGAGTTCTCACATACTCTCCCCAATTCGAATCAAAGTATCGAAACTTCGAATCGTCCATATGGCCCGCCCTTTGCAGGACGCCAATCGCCAAGACCTACAGCGTTGCCAGCCAGTTCGAGCCAGTGGATGAGTCTGTCTTTATCCACAAACTCTTCGTTGTACTGTAGCTCGCCTTCAATACTCCAATCTTCTGGAATAATTGGGCGAGTGCGCATGACGGTAGCCTGCCCGACACGAACGCCAATGCGGAAGCGGAAGCGTTCATCTTTCCACAGTTCCTTGGGATCTTTAGGACCGTCGTATTGAAGGACATAGTGGTGGTCACAAAATATACCAACACCTGCTGCCTTTCCTTCCTTCTCCATACGAGCGGCGCTACCCCTGCCAGCCAAGGCCGCCTTTAGTAATCGACCTGGAATGACAGGCACTCCGTCATTGATGTATAGCGCACCCATAAACTCAAGGCGCGCCATTTCCTCGAAATCCTTCTCAGTCTTCTTGCGCTGAGAACTCACCTTCTTGAGCTTTTTTGCCCAAGTATTCAATGGATCTGCTAGCTGTCCATTGTGGAGGATCAGGGGGCTGATCCCCGTCAAACGAAATTTCAGAGTCTTCAGGACGTTCATCGAACTTCTCCAATATCTTAACCGGCAAGCCCGCTTCCACATTGTCCTCTATTATCGTTTCGGCTCGACGTGAGTATCGAAGCCCTCTGATATATGAGGTGAGAAAGTCGTGGCATCGACGGCAGACGGTTATGAGATCCTCACCGATCTCTTCTCCGTATCTTTCGTATGTCTTATGATGCACCTCCAATTCTTCTACACAAGGAACTCCTGTTAATTCGGCAATGCCGAATATTTTTGAAAGTTGACATTCGTAGTTATCTCTTTCTAGGATTGCTTTTCTTACTAGGTTATCCATAATGGACTCCGAATAAAGTAATCCTTGCCTCGCCCTGTCGTGCCGGACCTTGCCAAACCGTACCAGACCGCGCCCAAACATACACTGCCAGATCCAGCCACGCCTGGCCGCGCCTCGAATATAATTCCTTCCCTGCCATGCCCCGCCGTATCCCACCGCGCCAGATCGTGCCTAGCCGGACTTCGCCACGCCAAACCACGCCTTGAACATAATTGCTGTCCTTGCCGCGCCCCACCAAACCTCTCCATGCAGCACCAAGCCTGGTCGCGCCAAACCTTAACTTACCGTGCCTCGAAACCAAAATCCCGCCACCCATTATTCGAGGTTGCCCTACCATGAACAAGCCAAGCTGTAATGGGAAGCGGGAGTCTGATCTCGATAAAAACAAAAGGCTTGGTAGATGTCCATGGCAGGTTAGTAGAAGTGTACCATAGCGGGCACAGTATGTCAAGACCAATGTATTAATCGTTTAAAACAACCAAATTCCATGATATAATTATCTTTGCACTTTACCAAACCAATCGCTTGGTGGCTCGAAGAATACCGTTCTACGGGTTAAAAAAGGCACACACGACAGGTGGCGGTGTGGTTCCAGGCGATGGGAAGCATAAGGGTCGTGGAGATCGGGCGAATGCGCCGCCTTACCGATCGAGCGCGACATCGTTGGTAGCTCAAAACTACATATCCAGTAGACGACGATGTGCGGGCAAGATTCCCGCCAGTGACGTTGATGCTAGCTAGGCCAGTTAGCGGAGTCCTGTGGCCCGAATAATGCGACTGATTGCCGAGAGGTTGGGAGGATTGGCATCCTCCCCTGAGCGATTGTGTTTGGTGAAGTCATCAGAAAGGAAATTGGTAAATTTCATGGTAAAATAGATTTGCGAGCGCGCCTCTTCATTGGGCTATATTTCCCCTAATGATGAGAACTACTCCTGAGTAGCGCTTAGCTCAGGAGGCTAAGCTGGTAACAGCGGACGCGGTAGCCGGTGCCGCTATACACAGAGACCGGCAATCACTTTGTAACAAAGGAGGCCAACATGACGAACCTTTAGTGAGGTGAATCATGTCCAAAATTCAGAAAGGCGGTAAGAAAAACCGCAAACATGGCCGTGCAGCGCGCAAGCCCAAAACTGCACGGTATCGTATTTCCAATCGTCGAGCAAAAAATAAAACCAAAAGAGTTCTGCGTAGCAGCGGCAAAAAGGCTGCAAAACAATACGCGCGGGAACAAAACACAACTGGCTATCTACTCAAATTGCTAAGTTGAACACTGATATGTAACAACTTATTGCACGATAACATATTTTATGTTATTGCGAATTTTAATGTTAATGAAAAAGCCCCTAAGCTGGAAGCCAGGGACTTTTTCGTATCGCGCCATTGTGCCACTCCGGCACGGTTACATTATATCACAACTGGGCTTACTCAGCGACGATTGGCTCAGGGAGCATTTCTCCCATAATGTCGGTTTCTATTTCGGCCAATCTATAAGTATCCGTATCAGTAAGATGCTCAAAACCGACTCGGTAATACGTCCGCACGTTTTGATTAAAGCTAACGTAGTCAATCCAGCCGCGAATAACGTAATAATCAAGAGCGTTAGGCTCATTCTTGTATTCCTTCATGTCACATTCGGACCACTCTTGAAATACTGCTCCCGTCTTATCCCATAGAATATCTTCGATGGTCTTTTGAGAGCGGCTGCATAGCTGACCCTTAATTGACGGGCCTTGATCACTGGTAGTTGCTTTACCATTTAGTAAATAATGTGCGGAAGTGGCAACGGCATATGCCAGCAGAATGAGAGTAAAAACGGCAACATATCTTAGACATCCTTTACCGGTCGTATTTTTCTTCATGGTATTTATCCTTTACTGTGATTATGCTACCCGATACGGTACAGTATGTCAAGTTACCTTGGTACTATCAATAAATAAAGAGGCGGGTATATATACCTGCCTCTTGTGCTGTCTGGCAACCAGACGATCACCCACCACTGATTGTCAACTTATAAGTTGTCAAATGATGATGGAATGACAACAAATATGTTATCAACAACTAAAGCTCAATGCGATTTTAGATCTCATTGATAAATTGTCCAAGTCGTTCAACTTTTTCTTGAACAACACTAAAGTTTTTTGCGACACGAGCAACATCTCCAAAAATCAAGCCCCTATTTGCTTTATCAAGAGCTTTATTAATGTCTTGATACAAGCTCTTGGCAGTCTCGATGGGTTTGTAATTGGCACAGTTCTCACAAGTTTTGTTCATCTTAGTTACCTCCGATGTAAAAAGCTTTGCTATGCTTTGCTCTGCTTTGCTGCGCTCTGCTGCGCTGCGCTTTGCTAAGCTTTGCTGGGCTCGGCTACGCTGCGCTTGGCTGCGCTCCGCTTGGCTAGGCTCGGCTGCGCTCTGCTGCGCTGCGCTACGACCACTATTCCATTGTTACAGGGTTAGTATCCTTCTCAAGAGTTTGCACAGTCCCGATTTCTTTAACTTTCTTCCATTCAACTACTTCAAATGAACCAAAGGTTGGTCTATAGGCACATAGCCCTACGAATATACCGCCACGATTAAACCAATCCTCGGCCTTGGAAATGCTGAAATACTCATTTTCGTAAATGCTTATATTGAATTTTAATGACCAGGGCAAATCCAAAACGGGACGACTCACATTGACCCTAACTTTTGGGTTTGGCCTTGCCATTCTTGTATCTATGTAAAATGGAGACTTATTCAAATCTTCGGCGACCTCCAGTTTTACATTGCTTTCTTCGTGTTCTTTTCCATTTTGGAAAGGAATATATGCGGGTTGCACAGAGATACAACCACGGATCACTGGAGACAAAGTTTTCCACTCTTTGCTATTTACAAACATCCGTAGGCAGGAATGGCTATCTTTACTCGCCAGAAAGCCTTCGATGCTTGAGCTTGGCAAGCAGACGGTTTTGCCGTCGCGGGGGTCGAGGTAAATTTTTTGCTCGACGGGCGTTTCGTCCTGCGAGACCCATTTGTCGAACATGATCGGCGTCAGACCGTTTAAGACTACTTGTACTTTCACCATGTTTAGCATTGTTCTTGCTCCTTTCGCTTATAAAGCGGCGCGACTGGTCAACCAATTCTCGGCGCGCATCACTTATTCTTTCTATTAGAGGTTGCTCTTTTCCTTCCAACCAGTTTATTACGAGCTTTAGAATTTCATCATCAAGTTTAAATATCTCCCGATCATCAAAGCAATAAGAAGCCAGTAGGCACTTAAGTTCATCTTCGACTTTCAGGGGTTCATCAACTAGGCTGGCGTGGCATATTGTTAATTTGCTGTTGGCGGCTAAAAAAGCACGATAGCGCCTATTGAAATCGTCGGCTTTTCCTATTTTGAATAGATTATCAAATCCGAGGTCAAATAGGTAAACGTAGCCGCTAGACATCATTCTCCTTCATTTGTAACTTAATCATATCACATACTTGATTATGAGGCAAATTTAAATAGACGGTGCAAATGCTCTACTAACCCATTACAAAAATGGCTAATATAAAGTCGAATTTGAAGTTTTTTCGTCGCGGCAATTTGTGGAGGGATGTGAGAAATGACCGAGGAACAAGCAACGCAAGGTCCGAAGCTCGATCCGCGCTACAACCCAGCAGTTGAAAATAGCAAGATCAGGATAGAGTTTTCGGGGAATACCGCGCGCATCGCCGACGTTGGCTTTTACCAAGTTGATTCGTTTCAACTAATTGCGATTGGCGAGTATTTGAAGCAGCGCGGCCTTCAAATGATTGCAATGACTGAGGCTAAAGTTGCTCAGGACATGATGCGACGTGCCCAAGCCGAAAAAATAGCAGTCGCCGGACGTATTCCTGAGCCTGACGAGCTACCTGCTAACATGAGGCCACCTGGCTAGAGATTTTAGCCTCATAAATTGAATAAAGGATTCGACAATGGCTGTGGATTGGGTTCATTTGGCACCCGTTATCCTGACAGACGATCTTTTCTTTAGTTATATTGGAGATCCGGTTTATACGGGTACTTCAACCCAGCGCGATGCTGCTTATTTAATAGCCGAGCAGGAAATGATCCAAGAGATCAAGACGCCACTCTTGCCCACGTCGATGACAGGCACTTGGAGGTATCCAGGTATTTATGGTAACCCAACCATCGTTCTACCTTATCAAAAGATTAATACTGTAGACAGCGTTGCAATTCTATATGGTGGTGGTACTGGTGTTTGCGGCCTACAAAGTGTCGCCGGCTGCCATCGGATTAAGAGTGATACATATGGATACATTGATGCTCATTGTATAGGCAATCTTGCAATATTAAATTGCGGTTGCACTATTACCGATATGTATCAGGTTCGAGTAGCTTTTACGGCTGGTTTATCAACTGGCATCGCCGCTGATGACAAGTCATTACACATGGCATTGGCGATGATCGCAGAGCAATATTTAACAGAGATTATCGATCCTGGTGCTAGTCCGGGCGGGCCAGGCGCACCTGGCATTGTAGGTTGGTCATCATTGGGGTACAGCGAGAAAATGAATCCGGCTGCATTAAAGTTGACTCCAATGGGGGCTAGTGGAAGGATGAATGCGGTTAGACGTATGGTCCGGCACCTTAAAAAGAAACGTGCCCTGAGGTTCTGATGCAGCACCTTGTAACCAAATTTGATGTTTATCGGATAACTTTTGCCGACGATTCGGTTGGTGGCGCAGAAGCAACAAGTAGTCTCACTTATAAAAATATCAGAGGCACTATGCTGATCAGGCCTCCGTCTCAACTTCTCCTTGAGCAGGGCCTAGAAACGCCCAGAGTAGCCGATGTGATTATACGGCCTCGACCAGGAACAGCTACTTTATATGAAAGAGATCAATTGCTGGTAACCGGGCCTCCAGGACATCCAAACCTAAACGAGCGCTGGCGCATCGAGAGTGTTCAGCAGCCTGATATGCACCCTAAAAATCGGAGGACATTTTTCAAACTTAGGTGTACTCGGATTGATCGAACAAGGACGGAATCGGCGGTAGTTTAATGGCAAATGTTAGAAGGCGTAGTAGCAATAGCGAGATCAGAAACCGATTAATCATTGGCGGTTTAAAGGGCATTCATGCCTGGGCGTGGTTAGTCTCTCAGCGCGCCCAACACTACGCGCCTGTTGCACAGCATCATCTTTCGCCCAGTATACATCCAGGTTTGCCACATGTTGAAGATGAAGCAGTTTTCAATAACAAGGTTGGCACGAACGTTGAATATGCACGAGCGCATGAATACGGATCTGGTATTCACGCACTTAATCCAGCAGACAGAGAACTTATTTTAATTGAGGCTGGTTATTGGACAGGTAAGAGTGATAAAAAAGCATTATCTTTCCATTGGCCCGGTGGGCCAAAGGATTTGCCGAATTACGATCCCAAGAGAGATAAATTTGTCTTTACTAGAGTTTGGCATCCTGGCGTGCCAGCAGCCAACCAAGGAGAGGGCTTCCTTAGAAAAGCAATGAAAGAATCGGCCAAGGAAGGACGCAAGTTATTTCTCGACGCAGTGTTTGCCGAGTTTCCCAAAACTGCCCATCATCTTGGATCTTTGCTAGAGGACTAACGTGATTGACAATGCAGTTATCCAAGCGGATCTGGTAACAGATCTAAAAGCAGACGGCACATTAACTGCTTTGTTGGCTTCGGAAGATGAAGTAAGAGAGGATCAATATCAAGGCACAGTATTTGGTTATCCGGCAGTAAGAGTTGCTATAGACGGCCAAACACCTATAGACGATAGAGAGCAGTGCGATCATGCTCGACTCAACTTCACTATTGTTTGTTTGACCGAAACTGGATCAAGCAAAACGTGTGACGAACTTGCTGGTGTAGTAAAAGATCGTCTGCATAAAAGGTTTTTTGTTGGTACTGGTTGGCGCTCATGGTTTCGTTGTACTGGTTTGCGCTCGGCCGATCGGTTACCTCAAAAACTATGGAGAGCAATAGTTATGGTTTCGGGTGTTGTTTATCCCACAACGCCTCAGACCGGCTGGCATTCACCATAATCGGGAGTTGTTATATGGCCGAATCAAAAGAATATACCAAAACTACTCTAATGCGAATGAGCAAGCCAGACATTTTCGCAGTAGCAAACGAGATCGGCGTCGACTTGTCAGTTTTACCTAAGCTTACAAAAGATTCGATTGCTGACGCCATTATTGTATTTTTGGAACCCTATGTGGAAATGAGTCCTGTTGCCGAGGATCATGAATTAGAAGAAGTTGAGGAAACAACCGAACCGCGCGTCTCGGAGCCTGAATCTGCGACAGTTGAGGTTGAAGAGGTCAAGCGTCAAATTCCAGCGCAGTTTGCAATCGTCGAAACAGCCATCAAGTCACAGTGGCCAGGTCGTCTTGTGGTTAGCAATAACCCAAGTGGCAAGGAATATATTTGGGAAAAGCCTGGCGATACAATTATGGTGGCAAATGAGGATGTGAACCACGTCATGAGTAGGAACCGAAGCGAAGCCCGCGGGTGCTGCGGTTCTACTGGTGGTCACATCTATTTTGTATTAGCCTAGGTAACTAGGTAATGGAGGAAAGCTATGGCACTCTTAACAGGTACTCCTGAAGGCACTATCGTCACTCAGGAAGAGGTTTTCATTGAGGGCGCGCCGTACATCTACTATCAGGACTATGATGCTCCTTTACTATTTAATCCTGAGACGGTAGGAGGTGTTGACTTCTACTGGGGTTTGTCGGGAACGGCTGCTTACCCCGTGTATGAGTTGGCGTGCTACGAGGATGTTGCACTCGCGGATGACCTAACCGTGAATTCGGTTCGATGCGATCAAGTTGGTGATAGGGCGGTGATTCAGAAACGCAACCACCTTGTGTTCACTTTCAGCTTATCGGCCTTATTCCCGCTCACTACGATCAAACCGATTATCCGTGGCTCAGCGGTGACGACAAGTACTGACTGGGAACATATGGGTATCGGAACGATCAACAATAACCTTTACTACCATGTATATCTGCCAAAGGTCTACGACGAGGATGCGGCTGACTGGGTTTCGATAACCATTCACCGTGCTCAATTCGTGGATGCTTGGACGATTGCTATGGTGTCGGGAGATAAGTGGATGCTAGGAGGCATTGCGCTTTGGGCATTGTCCGATTCTACAATGCCATCAGGCCAGGAGTTTGCTACGATTACCCGTTTTGATCGGAGTGCGCTCTAATCTCGCAATGAATCGAATTGACCTAGATCTAGGTGGGCGCACTTACATGGTACAGCGCGCCCGCCTAGGAACGTATCTTGATTTACAAGATCAATTAACCGCGTTGGCCAAGGCTGTTAAGAATCGTGACACCATGGCAATGGCTGATGCTATTTTTGAATATCTTAGAATTGCGATACTTGAGATTTCTCGCGCTCAATTCGATGAGTTTCCTTGGCTTGAGATAACCTGGGCGTTTGCCAGGGTTGTGCTGTTGAATCAAATACCAGGAAAGCTAGCAATGCTTCAGCATAAAATCGGGGGCGGTAAGCCAGTACCTTGGGATCATGGAGAACGCGACAGACTTACATGGATTCATATTATCGCCAGAACTTATCATTGGTCAAAAAAAGAAATCGAAAACCTCTGGCCCGAAGAGGCTATTGGGCTTATTCAAGAAATACTAGCTGATCAACAATTGGATCGAGAGTTTATGCACGCTCTGTCCGAGGTGGCTTATGTTTTTAATACACAAACAAAGAAGAGTAAATACGTTCCTCTCCTTCGGCCTCCCTGGATGGTGCTACGAGATATCGAACAGGTAGTTACACTTATACCCAAGAAAATGCTTCCTGTTGGACACATCGTAAGGGCAGCCGGTGAGGAAATACATTAACGAAATTCCCCAACCGATGAACATCAACGACGCGATTGAGGTCATGAAGATCGTCGCGCCTCACGCTCAATATTTAATTAATCATGGAGACACAGGTCCTAGTCTTATATTGGCACTTATTGACGTTCTTGAAAGCTCTAAACCGACAGATTCTTTTAAACTCATATCGTTGATGCACAACAAATCGGTTGATGAAGTAACCAAAGATATGATTAATTTCGGTGGCGAGGGCTTAGTTAGTGCGCTCAGTAGTGGCTTTGCGGCAAACCCATTACCAGATATGATAAATGGCGCAGCCGTTATTGGTTTATGTGATCAGAGGTGGAGAAATGCCAGCGGCGGATGATTTTGTTGTAGATGCTCTTGTAGTTGAAATTTTTGCTGATGCTCGTAATTTGTTAAAGGGTTTAGAAGAAGCATTGGAAGATGCCGAGGGCGAGTTAGAAAAGTGGGACGCTGTTGAAGAGCGGATCTATAATGGCATTGAGCGCATTAAAACCGCCGCCGAGGAGGCTGGTGTTGTATTGACTGATGCGTTTATTAAACAGTTGGCCCCTAGCCTAGCTGAAATGGCAAGAATAGCTCCGAATATGGAAAAGTTCGGTGATGCCATGGACGAAATAATGCCAAAGATAATTGAGGAGGCGAAATTATATGAAAAAATGGATGAAGTATTAAAAGACGTTAATAAGCATTACGCCGAAATGGGCAAGGTAATGCCGCTTGAAGAGCAAAAAAAGCTTATAGACCAATTGAAGAAACAGATAAAGCTTGGCAATGAGCTTGACACAAGCCAAAAAGAAATCATTGACAATATGGAGAGAGTCGGAGGGGAGTTTAAAGAGGCGACTGTAGAAGGGCAAGGCCTTGGCGGGATGCTCGGTGGGCTAAAGGGGCAATTAACAGGACTCATTACCAACTTTGCTAAAGGCTTGGCGGTTTTAACTCTTTTACGAAAAGCGTTTCAATCACTAAAGAAGCTTATAAGCGAAAGTGTAGTTGAGATGGCGCAAGCCGTCGAAACCGGCTTTGAATTGCAGGCGGCTGTTCGAGGTTACCAGATGGCGGTCGGCGAAGCGGCTGGTACACAGGCTGAGTGGTTAGCATTTACCAAGGACCTACGTGCTGAGTTCGGATCTACTACTGAGGAAGTCAATAGAATGACATCCGCGGCCGTGACAATTGCCGCGCAATATCATTTAACCGGCGAGGAGGCACAGGATTTAGCTAGGCACTCTATGGCACTGGCCGAAGTTACTCGTATAGGACCTTTGTCTGCGATGCAGGCATTGACTCAATATATTACTCGTGGAACGATCCCTCGAATTCAAGGACTCAATATCAATCTTACCCAGTCGGCACTCCAGGCTTTTGCTTTCAGTAAGGGAATTGAGCAGAACGTCAAGGATTTGTCTGACGCTGATCAGCAAGCGCTTCGTTATGCATTCGCTCTTGAACAAACGAATTGGGCATTGGAAACTGCCAGCGAGGGTGCAGACACTTATACTGAGCGCTTGGAACGTCTCCAGATGGAACAGGAAGACGTGAAGGAGGGTATTGGGGCGCTTGCCGCACCGTTCGTTGAATTCTGGGAGCTTATGAAGACACGTACCATTCAAGCGGTTGGAGTAATACTTGCTACAGTATTGAAATTGTCGGTTGGACTTGGCAAGATTGTTGCGCAAGGAATAATGGCGTTCGCGGTAACGATTAAAGCTGTTATTGACGATCTTGTGGCTCGTTATGAAGGAGCCAAGGCCGCGTTTGAGAAGGGGGGCATTGGTGAACTTGCCAAATATTTAATTGAGGGTGGTGAAGATACAGGATTAAAAGAAAAAGGGCTACTTCAAACCTTTACCGAATCATGGGAGTCGGCGGGCGAGCAGTTTGATCAAATAATAGGAGAGAAGTTTTCGTCAGCGTTCGCCAATTTGGCTGACATGTTTGGCGCAAGCGAAGATGATGCCGCCGCTTGGTCAGCAGCAATGAAGGATATGCTGCTCGAAGTTGGTGAGGATATAACGAAACTGGCCAACCAATGGGCGACTGGCCTTGAAAGGATAGAGCAACGATTACAGGATGCAATTGCCGACATTCACCTGAATTTTGCCCGACGCAGGCGCGATGCGGCCATTGATTTAGAGCAAGATCTGGAAAAGATAGACCTTGATTTTATGAGGCGTCGTCAAGAAGCAAAATTCGAGAACCAACTTGAGGAAAGGCGTCGGCTGGAAGATCACCTGATCGCAATGAAGCGATTAGAAATGGATTATTTGTTCGATCTCGAAGACGCGGTAAGAGAGCGTGATGCTCGTGCAGTAATAGACCTCACTAGACGCTATAAGAAAGAAAAGAAAGAGCGCGAGGGGGATTACAGCTTACAAAAACAACGGAGAGAACAGGATAATAAGCTTGATCTTCAAGAGATGAAGCAACTTGCCATTCTCAAGAAACTTGAACGTATAAAGGCATTTGAAGAGGAGATGTACGATCTCGCTGTTCAGGAACAGGAGAGAATTGCTGATCGCCAAGTGAGGGTCGAACGGGAGATACGGGATCTTCAAAAAAATATTCAGAACAAATTACAACTGGAAGCACAGGGTCTAAGCGAGTCTCTTCAATTGAACCAGGAATACACAAAGCAACTGTTTGACATTCTTAATGCCGCTTTTGGTGCGGGCGGATTTACTGAGGAGCTTATAGAAAGATATATATCTCTATTACAAATGGCAGCATCGGCTACCGGAGGGACTGCTACAACAGCGCCTACGGTCACAACTACGCGGAGACAAAGTGGAGGCGATTTTATTGCAACTTCGCCAATGACAATGATGGTTGGAGAAGGTCGACCTGAAAGGGTTAGTGTAACACCTCTTTCGGGTGCAACAGGCGCGCCCATGGGTGGGTTTGGCCAGGAAGGACAGCCTATACAAATTGACTTGAATGTTGATGCTGACGAAAGGCTCATCGTAGAAGTTGCAGAACAAACCATGAGTAGGGTGGCCGATGTCATTGTCAGCGTCAATAGAAAGTCAAAGCGAGGCATGTAATGGCAATTGGCGATTATAAAATTGATGGACATGCAATCCTAAGTCCCACTACGGGACGCTGGTTGCCTCGACGGCCACTTGATATTCAAGGGGACAGTAGGGCTATCTATCCTGGCGTAAGATCGTTTGAGTTGAAATGGCAACTTGTTTCTCATGAGGAATGGTCGGATCTGGTTCAAAACTTCAGTAACATAGAATGGACGGGTACTCACGCCATTTGGATTCCATGCTGGCCAACGGCAACTGGCTCGGCGTTTGCTTTTTGTAATTATAGTGGAACGTTGCTACTTGAACCGACAATGGGGCCGTACTTCGAAACGTATCCGAGCAATGTTGTACTCGCGATAACGAAAATAGTTGCTGGTTAATAATAAAAGTTGGAGAATTGAGAGCAGCGCTTGAACATAGTGGGTTTCTTGTTATCACTGGCTACGCTCTCAAAACTCCAACACTAGGATTGTACCATTAATAACTTGTAGGTAAACATGTACTTAACTCCCAATCAACTTACGAGCGTGCGGAACAGGCCTCACCGAACGACTCTCTGGTTGGGCATCTATCAACCTGTCACCGTATTCTCTGCTCAGATTAATATGCCAGCCATTGCCAAGGGGGAGCGGGCCATTACTGTTACGTCACTAAGCGGCGCGCCAGCAAGCGTTGTGGATGGTATGACTGCGTATTTTGGCGTTAGTGCGGGCAATAAAAATCTAGGCAGAATCAGAGTTCGGGCGGCAACCGCGACTACAATTACCCTCGCAGAAAACTCTATCAATTGGTCAAATGGATGGTATCTAACCATTGTTCGGTACTTTGAACCCTGGACGGTTATGCCGCGAATCGTACTTGACGATGACAACGTGCCAATCTTTTATAAGGACTATGATATTCTTTACACGGATCAAAACCAACTATACGATCCTGTAGTTTGCCTGGGACCGCACCATGCAGGATTTATCGAGTCAGGTATTACTGGCACTCATCAGGTATGGTACACGTCTAGTGGGAGCTATGATCCTACACCGGGCGGGGGAATAGATAGTTATGACTGGGCCTTTGAGGGCGGCAATCCTTCTGGATCTACATCGGCTGATCCTGGCTGGGTAACTTATACTGGTTGCGGGCATTTCACAACTTCGCTTGAAATCACCACGGATGATTCTAAGAGCTTTACAGGATATAGGCACGTTCAGATACTAACAAAGCCAGAGAACGCCGTGCCAGGCTGCCTACCGATAGCTGGCTGGGGTTTAAAGAGCCTTGAGGGCGACCGTGATGGTGGCGGCTACACGGCAGGGATTTGGGTGCGCCAACCGATCGATCTTGATAATATTGTTGATGGCTCTCTGTGTGTTATTTTCTCAGAGGATTGGGAAGGTACACAGGAAACCAAAGTCGGCGCAAATGCCGAGAATCGAGATCATACCCTGTTTGTCGGCTACATTGTAAAAGATAGCATAAGATATGATGCGGTTACCAGTGTTGTTGAATTTGACGTAGAAAATGCTTTGCTTGTTATGGAAAATTCGTCTACCATTTTCACCGCTATTTTGGATGATAAAAGAACAGCAAGTACTTGGAACGAATTAAGAGACATGACAATGGATCGTGCCTTGGTTCATTTTTTACGCTGGCATTCAACCCTATTGAAAGTGTCTGATTTCTCTCCCACGGGCAATACCAAGAACGTCAAGAGTCAAGTGTTTAGTGGTCAGAACATTTACGAAATATGCAACACGATGATGGAGAGTAGCTTATTGGCTCACATGGTGTCCGATAGGCAGGGTAAAGTATGGACCGAGATTGATGCAAGTGTGATGCCTACGGGAAGTGCCCGCATGGCCACTGGTAGCTCGCGCCATGGCATCGGTCATATGCAAGACGTGATCAGTATGACTCGTCAAGATTGGCGCAACGAGATCTCCATTGAAAGAGAACCCGCTTGTGAATTAGCTTATTTAGAACTAGGCGGCATAGCCTATTCAGGAAATGTGACTGGTACGATTGATCCATTCCTTTCGGGAGCTCCGGGAGTAGCGCCAGATTATCATGGTGGCATTGAAAGATATAGTGGCCTTGTTATTGATGGACAAGCTGGACTAAATGAAATCACAGGATATTCTTGGGCAAGAAAAAATGCAGTTTATCCGATTGTAAGTATTCCACTCGCCGGCGATTACCGATTCCTTGACATAGCGCCTCAACAAAGAGTTTTGCTTAATGTTGAAGAATCGGATACTTGGCGACGGATAAACTTTGTCGAAAAGTCGTTTATTCCTCAAGCAATAAGTTACGATTGGAGTGCGGATCATCAAGTATTGCTTATGGACATGGACTTGAGGGAGGAAACATATGGATACCTTGCCGATTCGGTGATTATTCCAACAGATCCGCCTTGGGATGATCCAAGATTACCTATTTGGACGATTGATTTTCCTCCAATTATTCCGCCTGAACCTTGGGAACCTCCAATTACGCCACCAGAAGGTTCTGGCGGGCTAGTTTATGTAATGACTTCCAATAAATTGACTCGAACGCGAAACGGAAATGCACCTACAGGCATCATGGTCAATTGGGAGGACATTACCCCAAACTATGGAGATGACGGCATTACTGGAAGTATGTGGGGCTTCTGGCTTGATACTGCAGATCCAGAAAATTTTGGTTATCTACACACAAGAGTAGGTGCCAGTGACGGTTATATTTATAGAATCAGTCAACTGAATAGCGCAACACCAGTTTATACTGAGATTCTAAATCCTGCTCAATGGGACGCTATAATAGGTGCCCCTGACTATGGTGGCCAATTACGTGATTTTAGCCAATCGCCCGTAATGCCGAATGTTTGTTGGTTACTTGGCGACGACGATAGTGGCTCATGGAGATTGAGAATTGCATGGTCACCAGATTATGGTGTTAACTGGAATCTAGTAGCAACTGGCGAGCGCGACATAAGAGACGAGCGCAATTTGTGTATTGATGCATCTGAGTGGTCATCCCCATCCGCATATCAAGGCTGGAATGCATATCGTTGGGGTCAAGATGGCCTTATGCGTACTCAGACGATGGGCGGAGTTTGGGTACAAACTAACGCGCCGAACTTTAATGAACTACATGATTTTGTTATACCATACGAAGATAATGCGGGAGATAACAAGCTCTATGTATCTAGCGAGTCAGGAGCAAATAAGGTTCTTTATTACGGTCTAACAATGTATCTTGGCGACTTGACTGTGATAACACCATCATATGATGGTTATAATTGGGGGCGAAAACGCAGTGGCCAGAGGAGCGGGAATTATAGAGGCCTTGGTGTCTGTCGACATGATTCTAATAAACTTGGATTCTGGCTACAAAGAGCAGTTGCCGAACCAGGAGATCATGCCGTCTCGGTATTTTTCCGTAGTACTACAGGCCCGTTTGGCCTTGTACCTCTATATTCAATAAATACTTTTATGTGCATCCAAGATTGGCACAAGAACAATGACAGTATTCTTTGGGCACTAGGCATGTTGTATAGCTCACAGCCTGGGAAGATTATACGAACACTTAATTTTGGCGATAAGTGGGACGATTTGACGCCAGCATGGGAGCGGGATATAGGAACAATAGGTGCGCCCGATAATCTAGGTTTTAATCCGATGTCGCTACAGATTTGTTGGACGGTATAATGGGAAAAGGCAAAAAAAGACTAGAGGGCGCATTATCTAAGCTTATTGGAGATAAGGCCGACAAGCTTGAGTTGGTGCCGGCTAGCGTCGGTGCGTACATAAATGGTCGCAAGACGGTCCAGGTTGTCGATAAGCCCGATTATATTTGGGTTCGTGTTCGAGGTACTACAGAGCAGAGGACACAGGCATTTAATTCGCATCCATCAGGCGTTGGTCACCATTGGGATTTGCCAGTTCTAATCTATAAAGATCCTGCCTTTCCTCAAATCTGGAAGGTGTATGGCAGAGACATTGAGAGATACACTGATTGGGAAGGTGTAGCATATCAAGTACCTCATGGAAGGAGTCATTCTTTTTTAGGCGGCTCTCAGAAGTGTGGTGATGATCCAGTGTGGGTTGCCCGCGAGCAAATCACGCCATTACAACCTCACCCGAAACCTACTGGCACATGTGCTATTGATATAAGTTCTGACTTCTATTATTTCGGTGGTCGTTATCATTGGTTTACTGCAACTGGCACTATTGATCTTTGTGCTAGTTTTCTACCCACTGGTGGTCATCATGGCAAGTTTGTCACGGTTTATCTTGATGGTGATACAGGGAATCCTGCTTATCTTGAAGGACCTGAATTTGATCTTATTCTTGCTCCCACCGATCCTGGTATTTATATTTCTGTGCCAACTGACGAGCAGGGTGTACCAGTTGCAGCCTGTTTAATGACAACTGGAACCACATGGGTCGGATGGGGTGAACTATACGACTTAAGATTTATTCAATCACCAGTTGTTGCTACTGGTTCATATGTGTGGATTTACGACGAAGGTGCTATCCAGGGACGGGTGCATTCATTAAATTTCGAGGGTGACGGAATCGCAGCTATTGTTTCGGGTAGTTTTGTGCATATCGTTTATACGCCACCAGCAGCGTCTTTGGGCGCAACCATGCACTGGGACGATGGTTCGCCTCTTTGTACTGGTACAATTATTGATTGGGGTAATAATCTTGATGTCTCTTGTAGTGGCACAGTGGTCCGTGTTGATGCATCGGGACTAGGAACCGAGGTTTTACTAAAAACGGCCCACAGTGATGCCGCTGATGCACATACGACAGATAATACGTGGGAAGACATTGACAGTATGGTTGTATTGATTTCTCCAACACAATCCTGTGATATTAAATCTGATATTACGTTTGAATGTAGCCCCGCGTCTGTCAACTGGGAGCATTGGGCCATAAGGTTTGTACTTAATACTGGTACGTTTAGCGAAAATTGGGAGCGCGGCAAAGATGCTAATGCTGATCAAGATTGGCTAAAGCTTTTCCATTGCCATACTGTATTTGAAAACGTGTCTGCAGGCACACATCAAGTAAAGGCGCAATGGTGGGACAGAGGCTCTAACATGGACCTAACGTTTCAATCAAGACGATTAACGGTCACGACAATAGAAAGGTAATAGAATCAATTTATCCAAATTCTACGGTGCAAATTATCTTGCTAATTGTCGATTGAAGGATTATTGTTTATAAGCACTTCGCTTTTGTGAGGTTCTAAATGGCTGGGAACAAAAACAGTAAAAACAGCGGGCGTGTATCGACTCAGCAATTTCATGACGAGCAAATAAAAGCAACCGAGGCAATTGGTGACATTAGATTAGAGATGTCCGCGATGGAGCTACGCATTGTAGAGAAAATCAATAAGACAATAACCGATGGAATCACGGCACAACTCGAATACCAGAAAGGGGCAGACGCCAAGTTCGCCGCCGACAAGGTTCGCATTGGCACACTAGAAGGTAATGTTGAAAAACTAGAGAAGTGGGATAAACGAATAGGAGTCGTATCTGCAATTAGCACAATTATAGGTGGAATTCTTGGAATAGATAGACTTAGTTAATTGGGGAAGTGAGTAACAGGAGGATAATATGGATGCACCACTCTTTATAACCGCAACCGCTCTTGCCGCCTTTGTTGTGGAACTGGTGAAATACCTGATCCGCAACTTCATACTGAAAGACCCTGAGTTTGACTTTGCACCGATTTTCTACGAGATCGGCGTCCCGCTTGTGGTTTTTCTTTCTGAGCTACTGCTAGGATTAGCAGAGCTTGGACCAATGCCCGAATTTAGCCTTGTGTTCTTTGCTCGTTGGTTCATCGGTGTAGTGATTGCGCTGGGAACTTACATGCTTACAATCAAGCCGCACAAGGTCTACCGCGCAAGTCTGCGAGATCAATAATCTCGCTTTCTCACTTCCCACCCCCCGCGACAGCCGCCCTCATCGTGAGGGCGGCTTGGATTAAACAAATCTTCGCAAAATTGATGTATAATATTATATAAAATGAAAAAGCTTATAAGTAGTGGATTAATTAGGTCTGGCAGTATACTACCATGGGTTTTTATGTACGAGGAAAATTTTGAGGATTGGTTTGTTAATAATCAATATAACAGAAGCTTTTTTGAGGACTTTGAGGACGATTGGTCTACCGACAACGCATTCGTGTCCTCCGTCTTTACTGAAGAGTTCGAGAGTTGGCCGTTGCCTGGCACATGGGTTGTGACATTCACTGATGTTTTCGAGAGTAATTGGTTCGTCGATAATGCGTATGGAGTATTGCTAGAAGAAGATTTTGAGTCAACTTGGTCCCTCGACAATGCGTTTGATACTCCAGTCATGACAGAGGATTTTGAAAATGGAGTTTGGTGATGGCAAGGTCAGACTGGGATATTGGAGGTGATGGGGGTCAAGGCATTACTGATGTTGATGGGTCGAAGCGGTGCGAATTATCAGGCATAAAGTGGATGGCCTGGAATGGCGATTCGGAATTAACCGATGTAGAAATCATCGCAGATATTAGATTATATGGAACGAATGGCTATAATCAAGGCGGTCTATTTCTTAGGGCAGGCGAGGGAGTAGCACCTGGATCAGACCCGACGTGGAACTGCTATCGGTTTAGGCGTCAATATCAAAGCCACTGTTATCTAGATGTAATCGCAAACGGCGTTAAAACACAATTAGCATATGCAACGACTAGCTTTAACTATAACCAATGGGTGCGTACTAGGTTTAGAATTGATGGATGGCAAATTTCCGTAGATGAATATTTCGGAAGTGACTGGCAACAATTGATGTTGGTCGAGGACACGAGCCATCATCACCTTGACGGTTATGTGGGGCTTATTGGGACCAATACTAATTCTGTAGGCTCGATCTTATATGATGATATTGAGATATCGGAGAAAGCATAATAAGAAATTAGTTAGAACTCGCCTCTCTAATATCGCCAACCAACGTCATCCCCATATTTATCTTGTGCGTCAGCATTAATTTGTTCAAGATGATTCCTGGCTTCATAGCTCTTGCCATTGTAAATTGCCGTACCGTTATTGATGAGAATAGGTGTAACGGTGTGATAATCTTGATCATCAAAGTATTCAACAACGCCAACACATTGCTGCCAATTCTGTCTGGCCTTTTTACCAGGCACAACGCCATCTATTCTACAAAGACAACCCATTGACCATACGCCAACCGTCCTCGCCCCATTGCGCTCGTGTATGGTTTTTAATGCACATTCCACTCTATGGCTATGGCCAATGATGTGAGTTTCGTTGACATCGTTTATCATTGCCGAAACAGTGCCACCAGACTTTGCGCGCACGACTTGTCCGTGTTCACAAACAATATAATCGTTCAACCATACCTGCCCGTTAGGATAATCCTCTATCCATTCAACGTCGATGTCGTGTAGGGCCATAATACGAGGGATGCTCATAAGAGGCGGTAAATCAATCCCATCAACTGAACGAAGCCCAAAAGCCTCCTTGAAATGCTTATTCAAAATATTTGGGATTCTTATTTCGTGATTACCCTGAATTAAGGCCGCACGGGCTTTAGGATCAGCTAGACGGAATTGCACCATCCACCACTTGCCTTCAATAACGGCGGGTTGTGTCGTCCAGTAATAGTTTGGTGATCGAATAAATTTATCTGTCCAATCAGCTAGATCCAACCAGTCGCCTAAGTAGATGTGTGCGTCAAAGTGATATGTCTGTGCAATCTGTAAAGCTATATCGAGCGCGCCTCTATCATGGAAAGGCGTGAGCTTTGCCGTGCGGAGCGATTTCGTAAAACCGAACTGTGCATCAGGGATTATGAGCGCACGCTTCATAAAAGCCGCCTCCTGGGGCTGAGGCTGCTCTAGCTGAGTGACCGTGATCTCGACTGGCGAAACAACTGGAAATAAAGGAATTGGCTTTTTTCGAACTAGCCACACCTTCACCTGGAACAATGGCTCAACAACAATTTCCTCACAACCTTTTGGACCAAACTTAGCACCAACCTCCCACTTATTAATTATGTGTCTTTGTACTTCCCAAATATCCAGGTCGATCTCGCAATATTCTATGAGTTGTTCGAGCGATGTAATTCTATCGCTCTTTATAGATTCGACAATCATCATATTGTCTTTTTCTTCAAATTCGACCACGGCCATTTCCGGTACTTCTCTACGGCGCTCCCCCTCTGTTTCTGCTTGGCCATTTAAAACAGCAGACCACTTGCGCTCAATGGACCTGAGCGAGCGCCCTAATGCCTCTGCTATTTCTTTATTCATTAAGTTGGTGTGGAGCTTACAGTGCTCCAAGAATTTCCGCTCGTCTGGATGCCAGGGACCAGTAATGAAGCCGTCATCATCAATTCTGATGCGGCCCTCATATCTCATTCCTTTATATTCCATATGGGGACTCCAAGTTATCGATTTCCCTTCTCACGATAAGCATTATAGACTATTAGTATCTTTTTAGCAAAACAGTTTGCACCTAAAGAAAACACCCCTTTTTCGGGGTTTTTTTCATGCCCTAGAACAAAATACCGTCAATCATGTTTTACTAGAACGGGCTTCCAGCCACGCTTCAAGTATCCATCAACCTGCTTGTCAGTTACGTTCTCGTCAACCACTACTTCAATGGCATCTGGTTTCCAAATCCTAAAAATACCAGGACTGAACTCTGGTTCTCTTGTTGAGCCATCGTCTTGCTGAGGATATTCAGCGATCACTTTCCTATGGGCCAATAAGACAAACGTTTCTCCGATCTTGAAGTCGCGAGGTATCGAGTTGAGCCGGCGACTTATCCCCATTTCCTCGGCTTCAATTATGAAGTGACCAATTGTGGGATAAAACCTCTTGCCAATCCAGATCAAACCAGCCTTTAGATCTTGGCTATTATCGGTTGCCAAGAGGCCTCTACTGACAATTTGATTAATGACACAATGAGCACATTCGGCCAATGGGGCATAACAAGGAACATCTTTAAGGCAAGCCAAAATCAATCTTTCGGCATCGACCCATGTCCATCCTCTCGCGGGCTTGAAGCCAGTGCCACAACAAGGACAAACCTTGAGAGGAATTGGCAGACGGCCACAACGAATTGGAGGCCCTCTACCCACCAGATATTTACCACCTATCTTTCGGTAGCCACAGCCTCGCTTTGATTCAACTGAGATTTTGACAGATGGATGCATTTACATCTCCTTATCCAATAGACCTGGCATGGCGGCATGTGGGGGAATTAGTTTGATTCATGTGTCACACTGCGAAGTCCTTATGTTTTATTTTTGTAATTATCCTGCCCCCGCTTCTGTTGCGCAATTCCACCTGCGGGCGCATTACCAATCCTTCAGCAAGAAAATCTCCGAATGTCGATTTTAGACCATCGCTAACTAAGTCAATGCCAGTGCCTAATTCACCCGTACCCACGATAGGCACGACATCAATCCCTAAAACGCCCGCTATATCCTCTACGTTTTCTCTTTCAAGCCACACTTCGCCAATGCGAACATCGAACGCAATAAACGACACGCCATCAGGGATATAATTGACGCCGACCTTTTGTATTTTTGCGCCATATCCTTCCCCATAAATCGTCATGCTCGTTTCGGGATAAGCCGCCAGGAATTTTTCTTTAGGAAATATAGTTTGTAATTTAGAGAATAGGAATGTGGGCATTTGCGCTCTCTCTGTTCTGCCCCCCAGTCTCACTTCCCCATCCTCGCAATCCCACATAACACGGATATTTGTGCCATCTATCTTCTCTGTGAATACCCAAGTATTACTCTTTAGATAATCGAACTCTTGCAGGGCGTATAGTCCCCATAGAAGAGTCTTATAGTTGTTCTCTGGATCACGCAGAAACACAGTCTTGATTTTCGGGTATTTGTCACTCATCTCTCTCGCCTCAAAACGCAATATACTCGTGGCTCGTCACTCAAACTTTTCATGCCATTTATCATAAACGTCTCGACTAACTTTCATAGTAGAAACGATGCGAATTTCGTCATCAAATTGATCTTGAAGTTCTATCATCCATTCCCACGGTTCCTGATCTATAAAACAGTTATCTAGTTTCCAGTCCGAGTTCGGTTTATTGTTCCGCCAAATATATGAGATGAAGTAGCAGTTATTATTCATTTCAATCTCCTTCTGATTGAACATCCCTTAGTGCCGGAATGCGTTTGCCCTCAATTAATTCAGGAACGCATATGATCACGCATTTTTCTTCATCCTGTTCGCCAATGCCAGCCATCGATGCCGTCTTAATCATGTCCTTTGTTGGCTTGTATAGGCAGGCCAACACTCCTCGTTGCGCCCTCTCTTTGGTGACAGTGCCGATCAGATCTCTTACATGTGCGAGGTGATTGCGCCCGCCTTTGACCGAGATAATTGTTTTGTAAACCTCACCGTCTTTAAGAACGTCCACCAACACACCATCAATACCGCTATCCTTGCCTTTCTTAGCAGTCTTTTGTTTGACCTTATTTACCTCAAGAACATTCAATACCCATGCTTGGAACTGGAATTTATCTCGCATAGCCAATGCTTCTGCTTGCTTGAAGGTGTGAGGTTCGCCACTAATTTCTACTTCAAACCCAGCCTCTTGTAATCGTCGCTCAGCTATGTCGATCGCCATGAAGGTAAGATCACATCCTATGCCGACACGCCCTAGTTTGGCAGCTACCACCACTGTAGTACCAGATCCGCAGAATGGATCGAATACTACATCGCCTGGATTGCTTGAAGCTTTGATAATGCGCTCTAGAAGTCGCTGAGGCTTCTGGGTTTGGTAACCTGTGTATTCGATTGATGAGCGTGGGGCAATCCCAATACCTGTCCACCAATCCTCGGGAATCTTACCTTTGACAATGTACTTTGGGTCATCTATATTAGATTTGCCGCCCTTGAACCCGCCGGCGTGTGGTCCACCATCAGCATGAGGTATCCTAACTTCGTCTTTATTAAACGTCCAGGCTTTACCAATTGAATACCAGAGAATATTGTCATGTTTACGATTAAACTGGCGCATACCTGGAGAACCTGGACCTGTGTACGCCCATATTACCTCATTGCGGAAGTTGTCAGCACCAAATATTGCATCCATTAACGATCGCAAGTGATGTACTGCAAACTTGTCACAATGTAAGTAGATGCTCCCAGTCTCTTTCAATAGCCTTCGACATTCAATTAACCTCTCGGCCATAAAGTAAAGATAGGAGAGCATCCCACAACTACCAATGATCTTGAGCATACCTTCGGTCCATTTGGAGATAGAGTTTCCGCGCTTCACTAAGCGCTCGTAAAGCCTCATATCACTAGAGTCCCACGACCAGGTATCATCAAAGGCTTTTGCTTGTCCATTGGCCACTATAACGTTGTATACCTTTTTTGAGTTGAATGGGGGGTCTAGGTAGATGAGATCAACGCTTTCATCTGCCATGTCTTGCATAAAGGTTAGGTTATCTCCAAAGTGCAAGCGATGCATATTGATCCCCAAAGTTATTTTAATTCCAAGTGAGATAGATTGATCTAATACCAAGAACAAAATTTATTATTCCTAATAGGTTAAAGATAAGCCCTATAAGGCTGGGTTCCCAAACGTGCCAAGTTAGAAGCATTGCCGGTCCAGTATATGCATTTGGTGGCTTAAACTTACTTTTGGTTGTTTGATCTTTCCACACACCAATACTAAACAGAATCGCACCCGCAGAAAGTGTCTGTAACTGAGAATTTGAAACACCCTTAGTTTCAATACAGAGCGAGGTGATAAACACAACAACTCCTGTATAAAAAATCGCTTTATACCATTTGTCAATAGCCATTGCCTTAAAAAAGTCAGTCATTATATTCATTGACCCTCATTTTTGTTCCAATAGGCCTAGCGGGGTTCGACGCCCGCTAGGCCCAAGTCATTCATTCGTAGATTTTTCTACTGACCACCGACTGGTTGAGGTGGATCAGGTCTCTCAACCCCGTGGCACTTATCAAACGATTCTTGGTCACGCTGGCCTCGTAGGTGTCTTGCCCACAAGCACTTGAGGACGCAAATAGGCTGTCGGTAATAACCGTACCGATCGCAAGCCCAGTAACCATATTCGGTTCCATCGTCATAGACCATGCCACCGCAAGGCTGATTGTCTGCGACCCACTCCACAACTCCCGCACCACAAATGGCTGGTTGCCGTTCGACAGATACTCCGCTTTCGGTCAAGACCATACAGTAGGGGAGCCATCCTTCGGGCGGGCTGTAGCTAATGAGAAGTTGCAACGGACACACTGGCTTAGGATAGGTACACGATCCGTCATCAAGCTCTGCAGCCGGATTGTAATTCATGGCTTCGGGATCTGTACAGCCATAAATGGCGGCTCTCTCTTCGGTTTCGATTTGTTGATCGCATTCGTGTTCTGGATCACGACTGTCGAAGTATTCAATGAGGCGGTGTCTGAACCATATGCCGTCTTCCAGATACCAGTCAGCCCACTCTCCAATGATCTTGTTGGTAACGGAACAAACTTGATAATATTCACAGCTACCATCGTCATATTCGGCGTCAGGGTTGTAATTCTCGGCATCTTCGTCCGTGCAGCCACCAATGGCATCCTTATACTCTGTTTCAGTGCGAGTAGAGCATATGTGTTCAGTATTTTGGGCGTCATAGATGGTTACTGTTCTTGAACGCACCCACTCATCTCCTACTAGCGCCCACTCTGACCAATTGCCATAGACAGGATCGGTTTGCTCATCGCACACCTGATAGTATTCACAGGAGCCATCATCATATTCGGCTTCGGGATTGTAGTTTTCAGCCACGGGATCAGTACACCCCTGGGTGGCATCCCGATATTCGTATTCCATATCGCTTGAGCACGCATGCTGCTGATTGCGCACGTCGTAGAATGTGACAGAACGCGAGCGCTCCCATGTATCGCTTACCAGAACCCAATCAGACCATGCACCAAAGACAGGGCCGATCTGCTCGCTACATACTTCGTAATAGATGCACGAGCCGTCATCCACGGTGGCATCTGGATTGAAGTTTTCGGCGGCGGGGTCGGTGCAACCGGGAACGGATGGACACCATGAATGACCATAGAAACGAGATTCAAACATTCCAGGATCATCGGTGCTTTGAACGACGCCGTCTTTGGTATAGTAGTAAAGCCCATCCTGCTCACAATAACCGAGCACTTCGTAATTGTGTCCGCCGTACTCACAACCAGTTAATAGTAGACCGATTATGAGCATGAAAAAAATCAGCCATCTTTTCATCGTTATGACCCTCCTTTTAGGTCAACCAAATTATACCCGCACGGGCATATATGGTCAAGTTACTTTGGTACTATTTTTTGCTCGTTGAACCAAGCCAACGAACCAGGTTTACAAAGACTAGTGCAATCACGATCACTAATATGTTAGAGTAATTCAGGGGCATCGTTTTCCTTCTTTTCGCTATCATCGGGTGGTTTTGATGCCTTCTTTTTATTTAAGAGCAACTGATACATTGCTCGATAGCACTCGACGGTTTTCTCTTCGCATTCTGATTCCTGTAGATTGATCCACGCGTTGGCCTCTTTTTGGATCATGCCGATCTCGTCAATTGCATAATCGTATACGGATCGTCTCGCCTGAGGCGGAGTAACTTCAGCAGACTTTATATGATCCTCGCCGTTTTCTGTGGCCTCTGACGACTCTGGTGCTGCGTCTTCTTCAACAGCGCGTTGATCAGCTTTAGGATTTTTTAACCAACCATAGAACTGGCCTTTTGCATTAAGCTTGCAAGATAATCTTCGAATTGGGTAATCGTATGAATCTCGGCCTATTCCCCATTGGAAACCAGCGCGCTTGAAGCCCTGAGAGACTAGACCCTTCTTGCCTCCGAAGCCGCTTTCATCTCTTTCCAGTTTCTCTTGACCAGTATCCCACTTCCAGATCCAGTCTTCCGTTTCGGGATTATGAATACCTATCCCTACCATCAAAATGCCAGCTATTTCCCTCACCCCGCTTTGCCAACTGAGAGGGCCACAAGCAGCGTCTAATCGAGATTGAGTAAACCGGGCGTCGATATGTGGCAGTGCTATCGCACTGGCTGAACCGTTTGGCAATTTTTGGATCGAACCCTTACGAGCTACAAAGGAAATGTTTCCTGGTGGGGTTGGTGATTGAAGAATTTCAACTATTTCTTTAATTGTCCTAGTCATTGTTTGGCTCCTTCGCCTCGTCATTATAACCTATAACTAGCAATCCTTGCTTGAATTGAAGCTCACGAATAATTGGCAAACAATTGATACATGAGTAGGTGCCCTCGTTAGGCGCACCACCACTGGGGAAGGCCTTACATATTGGGATTGGATAAATGTATGGGCGCATATCACCCCTTTTCATTGGCGTACCACAGAACGGGCATTCAAGAGTGCTTTTCATATTAGCGTGTCCGCTGCTTTGCGAATTGCCTCCAAATTGTCTGGTACTGGCTTGCCCCAGCTTGGCGGTATGTTAGGCGGATAGATTGTAATGCCCCAAACTACATATCTTTTACATTCAGGACATTGATGGTATTGTCCTGCTTCTATGTCGAGCCTTGTTGCTTCAGACCAGTGGAATTTATGGGAACAGTAAGGGCAACTAGGTTTATATTTCATATTTGATCACTCCTTTCTGCTAACCTGCGCTGTTCGTTCAGTTCTTGAAGTGTCACAATCTCGCCTTCGTAGCAATCTGCACATTGCTGCTTACCAGGAAAGCCGATGAACCAGTCGTAATATTCGGGGTAATCAGGATGGCGTTCTTGTTGTAATCTGCCACAATTAATGCAGCGTACCCCAAGCGTGCCATCACTAACAGTTTGTGAAGATTGTTTAGTCATATTACCTCCTTCACAAGATGGTCGTGTTAGACGTATTATACCATAATAGGAATAGTTAGTCAAGGTACGTTGGTACTATATGAAATGTTAAATCGTCAAAAAACTTGCGCGATGTAAAAGCTTGTGCTAATATATTCTTCTAGGGAGAAGTGAGGCGCGGGTGTCCAACGTCAAATCCAAAAATCCAAATCAAAACGGCGGATCAACAATAGAACGCCTGCGTCGTTTTGAACAAGCGTTTCCTCCAGAAACAAATATGGAATACAATCAATCGGCGACACGTAAAGTGTTTCTCACTTCTCCTATAGAAACGGTTTTTTTATGCCAATGATCTTATAATGCCATCAACTGAAAGCAACCCAACGCGGCCAAGCGAAAGATCATTGGTAAGATAGACCTCCTCAGGCAGCCATAATGTGATGAAACAATCCAACCCCGCATCGAAGCAAGCAAATAGCTCAGCCTCTCGCATTATGGCTATCCTTCATCCGGTAGATCAGTGATTGCCGCTCGCTGAAAAACCGGATGCCTGAGGGGGCCTATCTTTTACTTTGCGATGGAGTAAGCATGTCAGACGCATTATCACAACCTGAAAGTTATCGTGATTTTATCCGTAGCATTCTGGGTGATCGAGTTGTAGCTTATTATCCTAGTCTTGCCAGACGGTTCGGTGTAAAGAGCGCCATCCTGCTATCGCAGTTATTCCATTATGCTAGCCTACAGGAAGATCCCGATGACTGGTTCCATGCAAAGATTACGACTATCCATGATCATACGGGTATGACAAAGAAAGAACAGGTTGGTGCGCGCAAGGTACTATCCCAGTGGGATGTATTGAAAGTTGAGCGCAGAGGTATGTCACGGAAGAACTGGTACAAGTTAGACCTTGAGGCCCTAGTACTGGCGGTTTCGGAAGATGCTGTAATGCCAGAACCACCAGAACCAGCACTACCGGAGAGGAACGAACTACCAGAACCAGCACCACCAGTAGTTACCAAAGGGCACCACCGTAGGTCCCCAAAGAGCACCACTGGTAGTGCCGAAAGGGCACCACGTATTAAAGAGTCTTTTAAAGAGTCTCTTAAAGATAAAGAGGAAGAGATTGGATCTCTTTCTCAAGACGAATGGGTGCTAGTTTTAATTTATATGAAGCGTCACTATTATCCTCGTCCTTCAAATGACAAAGATTACGACCATTTCTGGGGCGATACGGGTTTTGCCGGACGGAAGAATGGTAAATATCAAGTTGTTTGTCGAGACAAGAAACATCGGGATTACCTTGATAGTCATGGCACAAAGATGATTTGTGAAAATGCGCTACTTAATGTGTTGGGAGAGAAAGTTGAAGTTGAGTTTGTGGTGGAGGGATAGTGAATTTCGGTAGTCTATTCTCTGGAGTTGATGGCCTCGGATTAGGACTCGAATGGGCTAGTATGACTTGCGCGTGGCAAGTAGAAATAGATGATTGGCGTCGATGGGTACTTGAAATGCACTGGCCAGACGTGCCGAAATATGGAGATGTAAGAAATGTCGGACGACACAACCTTGAGCCAGTTGACCTTATTGCTGGCGGATTCCCTTGCCAACCTTACAGTGTTGCCGGGAAGCGAAGAGGCGCAGAAGATGACCGCAATCTCTGGCCAGAATTTAGCCGAGTTATTAAAGAGATGCAACCAAGATACGTCCTTGCTGAGAACGTTCCTGGAATCATCACCACCTATCTCGACACAGTGCTATCTGACTTGGAAAGTCAGGGCTACACCTGCGGGACGTTTAATATTCCAGCTTGTGCCTTCGGCGCACCACATAGACGGTATCGCATCTTCGTTGTGGCCTACTCCGGCAGCAAGAGATGGCTATTTGATAAGCCGGATTTCGATAGCGTCTCGAGCAAAGACGTATGGCGAACGCATGAACAGAAGCCAATTAGGGGAAGTATTAGCGGGCGATTACGGTTGGGGCCACCACCCAACGTTCAGCGAGTGGATGATGGGTCTGAGTTTGGGATTCACCGACTTAGAGCGTTAGGTGACGCAGTCGTGCCACAAGTAGCCGAATGGATTGGTAGAAGGATAATTGAATTTTCGGAGGGCACATGAAACAAAGCAAGAGTAATTTAGAGAGAGCTTTCGATACCCAGTTCCGTATTCTTGGAGAAGATCTACCGAAGCCAGAAAGCGATTATGTTTTTCATCCAACTCGTAAATGGCGTCTTGATCGAGCGTGGCCAGATTATAAACTAGCGGTTGAGATCGAGGGCGGTGTTTATGGTAGGCCAGTCAAATGTCACAATTGCGGTGTCCAGGTTAGGGCTAGAAAAAAGGACGGCTCTGTTGGCAAAGTACTAAGACCTTCTTATGGACATGCCTCATTTGGTCGGTATATGGGCGACAAGGAAAAATATAATACACTTGAGTCAATGGGCTGGAATCTTCTGCGCTTTAGCAATGAAGATATATTGGCAACCCCATTCGAGATGGTGGATCTCATAAGAGAGGCACTTCATAGCCGGCGATATAGAGTAAGCATGATCGAGAAAATAACTAATCGGGAAATGGACGTATTGCGTCTTATAGCTGCAGGATTCAAAACGCCACAAATTGCCAAACGTCTTGGCGTGAAGCCAAACGCCGTGAGGACTTACGTCGGCGATCTCTGCCAAAAACTGATAGTACCTAATCGCGCAAGTGCTGTAGCTAGAGCGTGCTGTTGGGGGATTCTTAATCTTGATGAGATACCCTGGCCTGAGGAAGTTCTTGCCATAGATCTAGAATGAAAACTCCTACTTGATTGTGACAATAATCTCATATATAATAGAGAGGCAAGGCACGAGTACAATTGCCTTGCCTCCTTCGCACAGCTTCGGCGCTCAACCACCCCTTGCGCCGAAGCTTCTTTAAAGGCCCCTTGAAGACTCTTGCCATTTTCGAACATGGAAAGTAGTCGGCATTGGTTTAACTGTTATTTGGAGTGGTAGCCTTCTCCAGTTCATCATTGGTAAAGCCTTTTGTAGATCGCTTTCAGGAATGTCAAATTGGATGCGCATCCCATCTCCACCACCAGTGATCTTGATGGCCGATTGTATATCAGGGAATGATGCGTTGAACGTTACTGACCTCAATTTATCTTGATCCTCTTTCGATAAGTAAGAAAACGGGTCTTCGCTCACTTGTCTATATCCTCCCAGTTGAAAATATTTTCAACTATGCTTATTTTTTCAACTCTCATGCAAGAAATAGAGGTCCAACCGATTGCCTTACGTATTCTTCATGAATATCAATGCCGATACCTTTTCGTTTCAATCCCTCAGCCACATGCACAGTTGTAAAGCTTCCAGCAAAAGGATCGAGTACAGAATCACCAATAAACGAATATAGTTCTATCAATCTTTTAGGTAACTCTGCGGGGAATGGTGCAGGATGCCATTTCCTTGTTTTGGGAGGAAAATACCAAATCGAACTCGTGGCCTTAATAAATGTGTCAGAATCAATTGTATCTTCGCCCTTGGCTCGTTTTGCATCTCCCTTGTGGCCTACGATTATAAACTCATGCTGATCACGGAGCGATGGATTGGATGCTGAGAGCCAAGACCCCCAGGCTGTTCCTAGTATTGAGTGGGTTTTATTCCAAATAATTACACCGCGTAGTTCAAAGCCGATGTTCTCTAATTGATCTGTAACCCTATGCCCAAGCGGGAAATAGCCATCTGGGCTGCCAGGTCGACCATACCCATGGACGACATTGATTGCAATTCTTCCACCATTACAAAGAACTCTATGACATTCTTTCCAAGCCAATAACATATCTGCGAGGTATTCATCATATCCTTCCCACGACGAATAGCTACGGGCATTTGCATATGGCGGCGAAGTGACTATAAGTTGAATGCTTTCATCTTCTATAAGATTCATATTACGAGCATCACCTAAATAATATTTCGCCAAGGCCCTTTCGTGAATTAATTTCATCATGATACTGCCGGGTTGCACAATGCTCTCCTTAGACGAGGGAAACGACTTTCCATCAACCTCAATCTTTTTGGACCAACTATCAAGAAGTCTTGATGTTCGCCAACCAATCCAAGGACCTCGAACACTTCTTGAGTATGATCATTAAGCCAAAGACTGCCCGAAGGATATACGCCAGTTTCTCTACCCTCATCCATTTGAGTTTCGGTCATATAGCTTCCCAAAAAACATTCGGTTGGATCGGCAACGCATCGATAAGAAGGATATCTTTTACTTAGAGGTGCCCCATTTAGAAGCTCTAACTCGCGCTTTCTTTTATTTGACTCTCTTTTGGCGATAAGATAATCATTGTTAGCACTGGAACGAACTTTTTCTGAATGTTTCAAATAACACGAATTACAGAGCCAGCGTTGATGTATTCTCGATGTTTGTCTTTTGGATGCACCTTTAAAGCTTTCGGGGTTATCGTCGCCGCAATCATCACATGGTCTGATCAACACATCCATGCCGAGGTACTCCTATTGAGTTTAATTTAATTTAGGTTTGCCTGGCTTACGAGGTTTTTTGTTAAACTCTAGTATGTCACTTAAATGAATGAGATATTGATTTCCTTTCTTCATGGCCGGCAAACGACCAGAGGTAATAAAAACACGGACTCGACGTTGAGTTAGCCGAAGGATTTGAGCGGCCTCGGCGACCGTTCTTAAAGTAGCCATATCGGATCTTGTGCGTACCTTAATTTCTTCCTGGACTGGATCGGCTGGCAATGGTGTCATCTTTTTGATATCTCCTTGCTTATTATCACATTGTCTGATTGTACCAGATAGGGAACGCTTGGTCAATCACTATTTCTAAGTAGCTCCCGCTCCCTTTGCCTATTCCATTCAGGATCGATCAGGTCATAATGATGGCGCTCATTATCTTCTTCTATCAAGCGTCTAACGGTTTCCGCCTTGCTTAAATCCAACCTATGGCTGATCTGAGTCAGGATAAAATCTTCGTATTGATTCAAACTGACATATACAGTGAGCTTTCTTCGCTTTTTGTCAGGAATTTTCTCGAATGCCATAAACTATTCGCCTTTCTACAAGCTCGAATTTGACAACCCAAACAAGAGGATTGTTGTCCCAAAAATAATCGGTACGGCGGTAGATGCTATTCCATAGGCTCGCAAAACGTGACACGATAAAACGATCAAGCAATGGTTGTGCAAGATGCATCACGTCATCATATTCAATTCCTTCAGCAATTGCATCTGCCGCCGAGATCGATCTTACAGGCTCTTGCCGCAACTCTAGAATTTTGAAACGTCCCAATTGCCAACCGCCTCTACAAGCTTGAATGGCATATGTTGGCTGGTTGTCAGTGATTACCCTATCGCCGTTTACGCGACTACGCTGGCGTTGTTTATTACTCCAATCAATAGTACCATCTCCGACCCGCAGGTACATTCTACCCTTTCGTTTGAAAGCAATAATTCTGCCATCCTGGTAAATAGGTTCGTCATCCTCATAGACAGGACGGCGGGTTTGATCCTTTTTGCCCTTGAAGATTAATTGCCACGTCTTAAAAATCATTTTGTTTTCCAATCAGCTTTGTATCCTAGCGGATGCGCATACCAAATGCCCCGTTTTTTATTATCTTTGGTATACTTGAACTCTAGCCTTACAGCGTCGCCAACTTGAACGATTCCACCAACTTGAAAGCGTTTCAATATTCGTGTAAAGTAACGACGGCCATGAGTCTTGATTATTACAAACTCAGGAAGAATTTCAGATACCCAGCCCCAATAATTATAAGTCACTGCAACGAAATCGCTGTTAGGTAATTCGACCAGGACGCCCTCTCTAGCATGTCGACGAAGGTGACTAGTAAGCGCTCCCCTATTTCCACCTATTGATTTGCCGCAAACATCACAAACAAAATTACTATAATTGATAGGCATTAAGCAATTCTCTTTCGGCGATCAATTCAGCAGTACGAGATCCGATGGTGTATGACCAGCCATTCTTTGTCATAACCCTATAATTACGACCCTGAGCCATCATCTTAATATCTCGCTCCTCCAAGTCACGGCTCATAAATACTGGCTCTATTGTGCCAACAAGTGGCTTAGTATAACTTGAGTCTTTCATCGATATCCTCTAAGTTAATTGGTTTTATATTATTGATGTTTCGCAAAAGATCCGAAACTACGGCTCGATAGACCTGCATCAGTGATGGAGTTATCCGGTCATCTGTGCCGTCAAAACGGAAATCCTCTTGAAGTTGAGCTATCAGCTTTGCGATATTACGGATCTCGTTTTTATTCATTGTCATAGTTCCCATTGTGGAAGCGCTGGATTAGGTATAAGTTTCCCCGGCTTTTTCGGCTGCTCGTTTTTTTCTTTATGGAATTCCCCATTTTTGGTTTCAAGATCAGCACCATAAAGCGCCTGCCGAATATCGCAAAGTATGACAGCATTCCAGAGCAATAGAACGATGATGATTACGAGTAAAATATTACGCATCATTATGGATTCCCCGCATTCCGAGCATCGCTGATTGTCTCACTATTGTCTGAAGACTCTTTGTGACTAACGTCTTTGTTCCTTTTGGCACATTCGGCAAGGGCTTCTTTTTCTGTCGGGAATAATCTATCAACAGACCATAACCGACCACCACCGATTCCAGTTTCAATGCACATATATTTTTCTTCTCTTTTTTCCTCTTGAAATTCAAAACTGCGTATCCTTACTTCGATCTGCCCAATTGTAAGCACATGACCAACCACCCATATTTTACCGACAATTTTCCATTCTCCACCATCGCCTTTACAAATTGGACAACGAACGATTTTCCCGTCTCGGCCAGTAATTTCGGATCTATTAAGCATACTTGTTGGTTTGTTGCTACCTTCGCAGAACGTACAGCGTATCCATATTCTTGATCTCTCCTCTTTGATGCTAATTACTTCCTGTCCTAAGTTATATCTGGTTCGAATATCCACTTCAGTCTCCTTAGAATGGAATATCTTGTTTGTCTAATTCCTTGGCACAATGCGGGCAAACCTCACAACCTAATCCGGGTATATCAACACCATATCTCACGGCAGGGGAACAGGTGCATCTATTTTCCTCATGCTCATCAATCTCTCGCTGATCTCTAACCGCGTCCATTATCCTGTCTCTGATCCTCCGACGGAAGACAAACAGCTTGTCAATTCCTCGATAACCGGGGAGCAGCTCGTCACAGCGCACTAAAACGATGTTCATGGCCCGATCGAAGTCGAGTCCTGTTTCTCGTGCCAGAAATTCGGCAAGCTGTTGTTTTTCAAGGGATAATTGCTCTAATGTCTCGGTGTATTCTTTCATTCTTAGTTCCCGGTTTATCTTAGCGAATGAGTTACGAGGCATTGAATTGCTCCTTAATTTTGATTTGCCATCGAACAAATTCACTCTCTGGGCCCGGATGTATAGTTGCTTTATTTGTTAGGACTAACCGATATGCAATCCATTGAAGCCTTTTTATTGACCCATCGGTAATCTTATGATAAGAATTTTGTTTATGGTTCCTATAGAAAAAGGCACTTGCACCATCTTTGTAGGCAACAAGCGAAATATCATTGATCATTTCATCTGCTCCTCTGCTTTGCTGATTATCCCAACACGGTGTCGGGATAAAACCTCACGGGCATTATTAATTTCATTATCGTAGAACGATTTACCATAAAGTTTTATTTCATGTGCGTGTCGTTCCAAAAATCTTGCCAAAACATCTAGCAAATCATCGTTGATGGCTTCGAGTTTCTCTATCTTCCTATATGGGGCCATTCGAGCATCAAGTTTGGCTTGGTATTTGGCAGAGGTTTTATATTGCCGTTCCTCTACCTTGTCAGGATCGTGTTGGCTACACCATCGATGACCGCGTTTTTCTACTTTCCATTTACGCGTGCACTGATGCCAATGCCATCCGCCCTGACCAGACACGGAAGCCGCACAGTAATCTGGATCAAATTCTGCTTCATATCTATCACGCTTTTTATAAACAAAAAGCCCTCCAGGCAATATTTGCTCACTCATTGCGATTGCTCCTCTGCTTTGCGGATGGCTTCACTTGCCTGCTTTTTTAGCGCAAGCAATACTAAGGCATTTCCGACTGAAACCTCATCGTCATATTCGCCTAATTTATCTATCAGCCCAAAGGCGGCTTTTGCTACCTCCAGCAGGTCATCATGGCAGTTGCAAGCGGTGACGATGAGGCGGGCGTTGGCTTTATCCTCGTTATCATTGGATAACCCAACCGTATAACAGATTTCTGTTCTCCACTGTGCCTGCTTGTGAGTACCTGATTTATTGGCTTGAATGCTCCTGCAACCTCCTACATTTGGAGGCATTGGTTGTACTCTCCAAGGTAAAGCCGTATGCTCGGTCATCTTGTCTGCTCCTTTATTTCCTTCCATCGAAAGCCAGTCCATTTCCAACGGCGAAGGATCTTAAAGGTTGGTTCGGTGTAGTTTGGTACTTCATGCAATTCGTTTGTACCAGGAGTGCTTGATAGCCAGAGGCTTTGGCAGACTCTCGTAATTTTTGCCATAGCTATTACACTCCCGCGTTTGCGATTATTCTTGCCATAATCTAAATCTGGAGACCAGTCTGGTTCTTGGGAAAATTCAACCCAGTATGCTCTCCCATTATCTATCCATACGGGAGCATACTCAGTTACAATTTGTCCGACAGTAATACCTGATTTGATGGCTGTCATCTTGTCTGCTCCTTACCATCACAATAGTCTTGCCAGCCTTTGCGCAACTTCTTAATGTAATCACGTTGTCGCTCTCTCAGACCACGGGCGTAATCGCTAAGGTAAGTCTTGCCACAGTGCTTGCATACGCTCCAAGTGGGATCGCGACTTTGCTGAGAGCGCGCTAGATCTGGCTCGTGCTTACAATCTATTTGGTCGGTCATCTTGTTGATCCTCCGCTTTGCGGATTGCTTCGTGGGCGAGGTCTTGTGCTTCAATTCCGTCAAGAGTTGTTAATAGAATATCTTCGGGGTCGAGTCCGCCGCGCCCCTGTAGTATCAGCCCTTGGGCATCTGTCTTGAAACAAATGTCTTCCAGCGTTGAATGCTTTGTGGGCTTTGTAATGATCCAGAATTTATGCGTCACCTTATTTGCTCCTTCAATCAACACAAGTATACCGCACAAGGAATAATTGGTCAAGGTACTTGGGTACTATTAAAAAGAGCCTAGCCCCACAACATCATCGGGTTGGGCTAGGCTCTCGGCTACAGGGCGAACGATCAGAATCCTCTTTACTCCTTTATTTGATCGCCCTGATCCGAAACAGGGGGTTTCTTCGTGCGCTTTGGTTTAGTGTTCGGCTTGGGCTTAGCTCTTTTGAGATGTTTGAATATCTCAAGATCGCCGCAGATTGGACAGAAAACCATTGAGACTTGGATTTTCTGAACCAGCACTTTGCTGGCAGGATCGTATTGGAGATTAAGTAATTGAGGCTGCTCAAATTTATCCTCGGCCTCCTCTACGTAATTTCCACAGATCCAGCAATATGGTCCTTGTTCCATTGTAACCTCCGTATACATTTTGTATATGATTGACTACAAAGTGTATTCAATTACTCGAAGATTAATACCTCTGATCTAATCTTGCTAAGTATTCGATACATCGAGGCGTACATATTTTTGAGATGTGTGAATTTCCCATGGATTTTCTCATAAGCACGCCAGCTTTTGGTGCTACTCCTACAAGCATCTCGAACAATCTCCCAAAGCTCATCCTCTGTCTTGTCGCCCATGTGAAAAGTTAATTCTTTTACTTGCTTAATGCGATCACCCATTCTAGCCTCCATCTTCATCTTTGGCAGACCTTCTCCTACCCCTTTATACGTCTGCCCTTACGACCTGCCCGTGTGTCACGGCGTCTTGGGCGAGGAGAACCACTTCGCTACACCCACGTAAGGGGTACAGGCCGTGCCATACATTGTTTACTCTCGTATTTCAACGCCATAGTACATCATGGCTCGGACTAGGTGTGCAGTAGCCTTTCGAATATGGCTCATCGCACGTTCTTTATCATAGGACTTATAAGCAGCATTCTTAGCTTTCTGGAGTTCCAATTCTGATTCTGATGCAATTGCCTCAGCGACTTGTTGAAATCTATGTTCCAATGTATGGCGTACTTTATATTTTGTCATTTCTCACTCTCCTAAATATCTATGGTAAGGTCCGTTGCGTTATGTGACGCAGTCACTCCGATAGAAGATCTGATAGGAAAGCGCCAATAAGATAAAGAATTATCAACAATGTAACTATGCATAACCAATGCCAATCCAAAAGGGGAGTCAAGTTGGCAACCAAAACACCAATCAGATATCCAATGTCGTACCTTTTTATTTTCATCTCACTCTCCCGCAACACACTTGCGCATAGCCACTCTATGCTCTTATCCCTGCCTACCGCTGGCTGATCTTATTCCTGCCCATTTCCCCGCATTTTTTCCCATGCTCCGGCACGCATTGCCCCCTGCCGCTGGCCGATAAGAAACTAATTTTCGCTGTGTGCGAGGCTGGATTCTGCTACCTTCGCCTGCTCAAACAGGATTGGCTCAGGAAACCTAGTCATCGCCTGGGCGAACCAGAGTTCCACGGTAGGATACATTGGCCCATTTGGATTAGCGGGTTGAGCTACGGCACTCATGACGAGATTGCCCGATATCTCCCAGCCCTTATCTCTAAAATCATTAACTGCTTTTTCAAGATCTGAGGCGCTGTCGTAAACAAGGATCTGATATGTGTCGGTCATTCGACACCTCCATCTAATTGCTTTAATAATAAGTCAAGCGAAACCGGAAAATAGTTCCAACAATCCACACCAACATCTAAACGAATACCGCTCTTTTCGTCGATCGGAACGTTAGGATCGTAATTTTCATATTGATGATCAATTTTGCCATGGGAATGTGCATGAAAATGTAGGCTACCTCGGTTCGATCCCTCCCAAGAATGTAGAGGATAATGGCACAAAGTAATTTTCTTCTTTTGATACTTTATGGTGAGAAGAGGCGGCAAGATGCGCAGGTTTTCGGGCATATTGTAAGTAGGCTTTTTCATATCTTTAATCCAGCGCTTATCATGACCACCAGGTATCAAGCTGATAAAACCATTTAACTGGCTGAAGAATTTCATAAAAGTTTTGTATCCGCCTAATGTAAAATCACCCAAATAATAAACAGTATCGCGATTTGATACTACGCCGTTCCAGCGCCGAATCATCTCGCTATTCATTTCATCAACAGACACAAATGGTCGCTCACAATACTTGATAATTTTAGCGTGATCAAAGTGATGACCTGCAGATAGATAGATCATTGATTTACTACTTCCTTAGCGTCGGGGGAGAGATTGTGCCATGCCTCAAACAAGATTTTAAGATCAACCGCAGGATTGGGAGCTTGGATGTCACTAAACGCTGGCAAGAACTTAGCCAACTCCCTAATCACACGAGCCATGCGCAATGTTTCCCTAGAGTTAGTAATATAGCGAAAGATTTGATTTTCAATATCGTATTTGCAGTTCCTTTCAATCTGACTTAGGCGCAAAGCAAACGGCTCCTGTTTTTCAGGAGGAAGTTCGACTTGAACATTAGTCATTTATCACTCTCCTTCACCACAAAGTAAGCTTCAACTAACTCCTTGGCATCGGGGGACCACTCGTCACGCAAAGCAATCACGATATTAGTTAGTGCATCGTCTAAAACCCGCGGGTCAGCTTCTTCAGGGGTATCGTTAGCAATATTGCGTACCTCTTTTATCTGTTTCACCAACTCCCTAATCACACGAGCCATGCGGTTTCCGTCTATCTCGTAGTGGTCCAATGCCACGTATGCCTGCCCTATTGTGGCGGTATCTGAGCCCTCTGTAATTTTGATTCGAAACTCAATCTCACTCAGCCAAGTCATCTTACAACCTCCATATCGGCGTCAATCACCTACCTCTTCGTATCCTAGTTGTTTCAACAATCCCGTGATATATGCGGGCTGGTTTGTTATGAATGCCCGTGTCCACATTTCTATCTGCTGTAAACGTACAATTTCTGCTTCGAGTTGGACGTAATCATCATACAGGGCTTTGTATTGCGCAGTCAAATCATAAAGCCCAATAGCAAGCTCGTCCATGTCACCCTCGCCCGACTCCCATAACTCATATATGTTTTCTGACTTCTCCACTCTTGGCGGATAGTCGCTCATTACTCACATCCGAGGGCTTTCTTTATAATATCTTCCAATTCACAGGAGCCGATCTTGGGTGGCATCCAAACATGATGCTCAAGAAAAGAATGTGGGGCATCATCTTCCCAATACTCAATTCTCATGAACCGCCAGCCCACCATCTCGTCAATGGGATAACTCTGGACTCCGTACTCGGTCACAGAAACATACATTATTCTACTCCCTAAGCGGCAACCAATGTCTAAGCTCCCTAGCCAATGCATCATAAGCCATCCGGTGTTGCGGATTCGACCTTGCTAAATCCTCAATAAATTTAATGGTATCATCAATGGCCTCGTTGTATATGAATCGGATTTGCGCCCTCCTGTTTAATCCTATTATACTAGCACCAAGTGCCTCGACTATCTTCTTGCCGTCCTTAGAGAAATCGACATCTTTGGTTACCTTACCCATGGTCCCTCCAATTGAACATAAAACTTTATTTGAAATAGTAACCACCAAACATCAAAACTATATCGCTTTCCTTGGAGAGGCAATGTGTCAACGTGTTCTTGCGATATATATGGCTCTTCCTGATCGATCATAAAACGAGGAAGTAATGCTCGTATATTATGCCTACTAATTTCTGGAAGGGCTGGATAATAGATAAACTCAACGCCAAACTTGGTGACATTGGTAAGGTCCTCCAATTGCTTTGTAAAACCTTTTGATGTCTGATCGAATTTGGCGAAGCGAGGAATCATATTTTTCCAATTCAAATGACCGCCACCAGGAAGACCTACGGCGCACCAAACGCGCGAACGATTGCCGGCATCGCTAAGCCCCCAAATTCCAGTCCATCCAACGAGGCGCTTATTAACCAATTCGCTACGGCGTGTCCTGGCACTTGAGTCAGTCATTATCTTCCGTACCTCGCCGTCCGTTCTAGTGAATTCGGGTAGATGGCTATACATTTCTTCATCTGTCATTGGACCAAGTTCATATAGAATATGCCAGACTTCCCATTGCTTACGACGAATATCAACCACGGACCGGGCGGCCTCGTATGATGTCTCAGGATCTCCGTGCCTTGTCGGTGCATATTCGTCAAACAGATCAAGTTGTTGGTAAAACTTTTTTCTCATCATTTGCCAGTTAATCGGATTTCTCTAGGTATTTCTCTGCCCACGTCAGCATATTGCGGAATTGCCGAATCGTTCGCAATTTGTCCTTATTGATTGAATCAAGAGATTTCACCAACAGAGATAGTGCCTTGTTGCCCGTTGTTTTGAATCCTTTGATTCTGCTGACAAGGGCTTTGTTTGTAGCCCTAGCCTTATCGCGTTGCCTGGTTGTTAACGTAGTGCCCTTGTTCATGCCCAAGAGATAACCAAAACCAAGGGTAAAAAGCGTCCAGAAAATACTAGCGTAAATATTCATCGTATTGCCTCCTGTCAACTCATTGGTTTTTCAAAAGCAGCGATCAGTTTGGCGTCCCATACATTACCACACTTATCTGTATGTAAGACCACCAAACCAAGTGGGCATTGTGTTTTTTTGCGGATCTCACCAGGCTTTCCCCAAAAACCGAAGATCTGCAACCCACATTCAGGACATTGAATCTTGCAGGGGGTATTCATTTGTTTTATCCTATTCTCGAATAGGTGCTGGCAATTGTTTGGTCATGAATTCTTGACCAGCATCCCAGGTTTCACGATCTAGGCTAGTTGATATGTCTCCCTCAAGGCCCGACAGTACATAAAGGAACTGTTCCAACTCGTCGCCCTTATGTAAGAAATAGGCAGTCTTCCGTGCCTCAATCACGGCAAGCAACGCCATCTTTGCCCCCACTTTCTCTATTAGCTCATCGGAACTTGAGCCAGCCAAGCTAATGAGATCATCAAAGATTGCTGGCGATAACCCTTGCGATATACTTGCTAGGTGCCTTAAGAAACCTGAAGGTAATTCGCCATTGCGTAGCCAGATGTAACAGATTCTTCCTTCATCATCACGACCTAGATCCAATGGTGGCATTATGTAGATGTTATCAGTATCCCTTGTCTGAGTTGCCTTTCTGACCTTACTGAACCAGGACTTGGCATAGTTTCGATTATAGGTGACGGCCAGTTGGTCCATGGCTAGGAACATCATTTCTTGGCACTCCCCTTTGAACCAGTATATGCCATGCCCATTGCTCTCGTCGCTTAGGCAAAGCGTGTGCATTCTCTTGGCGATGCGCAATGCCTTGCTCTTCGTCCCCCTCGTATATTTATGGAACGACTTAGGCATTTCTAAGCTCCTCCAAATTCTTTTTAAATACCCTTAGTGCATAAATGGCATCATCAACTTTTTTGATCATCAATGGCGTGTGTCCCTTGGGATCAATCTTTCCAATTTCGGCTGATACGCCCCATTTGGCTGATTGATTAATGATGCGGCCAAGTAGGTCCATCATTTCCCTAACACCAGGCGCGCGCTCGTACATGTCAGCTAGTGTTGGTTTAGGCTCTGGGAACTTTGCCTTGGCTGCCTGCTTTCGTTCGTGTGCACGGACAGCAGCAGTAGCACCTATCTCGCCAGACCTGACTTGCTCCTTGATTTCGGGGTCGTCCTGGACTGCTTCAACACGACGGACGGTAGCATCAGAAGCACCAGTAACAGCGGAGACTTGAGAGCGAGAAACATCGGGGGTCGTCTGTGGACTACCCCCAAGCTGCTTGGCTCTACCTATCTTGCCAGCATCACTTGCATCAACGGCTTTACTTGGCCCATAAGCATCAAAGAATATCTGTACTTTCTGACCTTCGGTTAGATGGCGACGCCTCATATTGGCACCTAACACCAATTCTAGCGGATCTACATCATCGCCCTTATCGTTGCATGGTGCATCAATGCCCAACTCAAGGCAAATTTCATAACGATTGCGACCGTCCAGAATCATCCCTTGACAGATCGTAATTGGCTGGAGCAGTCCGATTTCTTGGATGCTCTTTTTGAGCAACTTGCGCTCATCTGGCGGCAACATGGGGAAATATCTCGATAATGGGTGATACTCATAGGTTTTCATCTTTAATCTCCTTTGCCTTCTTGATAATTATATCAACAATTGTGAATATTGACCTACCATCAACGCGCATACCGGAACGCTTCTTTTTATACTTCCGGTCGCGCCTAGCATGTTTTGATCGGTCTCTTTTCCTTGCAGACATTTTATTAGCCAGATATAAACCTAGTGTGCTGTTCGTAGCATGAGTTCTTTTTGAACTCGTGCCATAGTCCAGTTACCATCTTTAGCCTCACGCAAAAAGTCTTGTCGAACAACCGCCCCGTCAGGGCTAAAGAGGTTAAAACACGACTCTACCGTTGCTTCATCTGGTTTATCTATCAGCCATTGGCGATCAATACGTCCAGGGCGTAAGAAATATTCGTCTATGGCACCAATGTTGTTTGCAGTAATTATAAGCAAGCGCCCTTCAGAAGCAAGTGGACCATCAATTGCGTTGAGTAAACCAGAGACGGTCATCGCTGTCTTTTCTAGACTAATCTTCTCGAAGTCTTCAATAATAAGCAGACACTTATCGGGCGTTCTTCCCAAGGCCCTAGCTAGTCCGCTGTCTGTCATATCGGGATCTGATAACGATAGCAAATAGATAGGCAGATCTAACTCGGTGGCCAAAACTTGAATAACCGTTGATTTCCCATTTCCCGCGGGACCGTAAAGAAGATAGCCTCTTCGATAGGGCACTCCTCTTTCGCGATACCAATCTGTCCCAGCCAAGAATTTCTTTGCGTCTTCGGCGATCTCGTCAAAGAGGCCCCGACGTAAGAACAATGAATTTCCTGAACGGCTAGGAAAGAGTCGAATACGATCCCAATAACCTGATCTATCATTAATATAGATAATATTCTTGCCAAAACGCTCTGCATTTGCCATGTCAACTGCCAATTCAATAACTCGCCGTATCGGTTCTGGATCGCGACCTAAGACCCTCATTGTGAGCACACTAATTTTTCCAGCAACCCCCTGATCTTCCAGCGTATGCTCAATCCAGTATCGTGTACCCATATCTTGGAAAGAGTGCAAACCAATCCCTGGCCTAATGATAGCATCAAGCCCATTTGTTCTATGAATCGTAGATACATCAAGCCATTGGCACCTCTTCCCGTATTCTGTTTCGGCCAACCATACACTGATCCACTGAATGAGAGTTTGATCCCTTGTTGTAATTAGGATAGCCCATTTTCGCTGAACGATATGCCAGATCAAGGTAGGCGTGTATCTTATTGCGGCCATTACAGCACCCATAAGCATGAGAGCTAAACCGCCCCGAAAGAAATCGTTGCTAGCAAATATTTCGTCCATTTTAATGTGGCTCCTAAAGCCAGATAGCCCCCCACAAGACCGCGGCGAGTATCAGCAAAAGCAGTAGCCCGACAGTAATCATGGTGTCATTCATTTACTCACCTCCGAGGGCTTCATACCAAGCGACCATCTCGTCGTCATCAGCATGATAAATGTTGTCTCCTATTGTGAATGTCAACTCATGCCATAGTTCTTTTCCTAGAGACTGCAACCGCTCATTCTCGGCTTTCAATACTTGAATAGTGTCAGCATCCATGATTATCTGCGCCGAGCTATCAGCAAGATCATCTTCGAGTTGGGCGATGCGCTCGCGGGCATTACGCAAAACTTCTGCCCCATATTCGTCGTCCTGCTCTAGTTGATGCTTCTCAAAGTGTTCAAGCCGTTCATCCAATTCCATCACTCACCTCCGAGGGCTTTGTCTGCTTTTTTACGAGCATTTTCTTCTATTGCCTCTTCTTCGGATAAAGTCCAAGCCTCAACTTCTCCTGTTCCGCCACATCGAGAGCAGGGTATATGTTCTGCCTATCTGCTTGCCCCAAGACCATTACATTGTGGACAATCAACTTGGTCGCTTGGCTTCATTGCTCACCTCCGAGGGCGTTCAATAACAAACACCAAGCATCTGTTGGATTTCCTTCATCTCCTACCAACAACTCGGCTGCATCTTCGATCTTGCGCAACCGCGCATTCTCGGCTTCGAGTTGGGCAATATATTTATCAACTTCACTGGCATAATAAGCCGGTCTTCCACCTGACGTAACGGTTTTTGTCAGCTTCATCACTCACCTCCCAAATATTTTAGAATCAACTGTGCATATTCCTTACAAAATAGGCTGGAGTGTTTCATATCTTGAGGCCACGTTCTTATATGCG